TTTGACTGGCTCGAGTCTTTCCGCTACAGCCCTTCAAACCCAGTCAGGAACCTATTCCACCTTAACAGGATCCAGTATACTAACCAATGCCATCCAAACCCAGTCAGGAACCTATTCCACCTTAACAGGATCCAGTATACTAACCAATGCGATCCAAACCCAATCGGGTTCCTATTCCACCTTAACAGGATCCAGTATACTAACCAATGCCATCCAAATAAAGTCAGGAACCTATTCCACTTTAACCGGTTCGAGTCTTTCCGCGAATGTCATCCAAACACAAACCGCGAGTTATTCCACCTTGACAGGATCCACCCTTTCCGCCAGTACAATGACCTCCAATATCCTTACTCTCTCTACCCTCAACGTTTCCAGTATCAATAACGGAGTTCCAGGTGTCGCTGCGTATTCGACACTCAATGTTAGTACCTTCACCGTGGTTTCCAGCACAACCCTTTCCACCTTAACCACCGTTGGAAGTGTGGGAATCGGAACCACTTTACCTGCTTCTCAACTCGAGGTATATGGAGGAAATACCAGTACTGCCATCACCGTTGCCAACGGATACAACTCAGGCAATTACAGTCGATACGGTCTTGCGTATTCCGCCAATCAGTATTCCAATCTGTCCGCCGCTGGCGATACCGTCATCAACGCCGTCGGTGGAAATATGATCTTGGAAGCACAGAATAAAAATATCTCTCTCTCCGTTCCCTCTGGAACCACTCCCAATGTTCTTACTGTATCAGGAACGGGTGTGAATACAACGGTTAATACACCAGGATGGGGTAGTTTAACCAATACATTTCAATACAATAATCTTGCCTTAACCTGGACAGCTCCTGTGGCATGCTATGTTTCTAGCATTAGCATGTATCTCGGACAAGGCAATAATGGTACCAATATTTCGATGTACGTCAATGGAAACTATGCAGGTGGATGGTGGCCCTTCCAAGGATATGGATTATATGTATTGAACGCGAGCGGTTCTTCTACCGCAAATGGCGTTGCAACCACACCCACACCCTTTTCATCGATGGGTCAGTATTTGCTCCAGCCTGGACAGACCCTGGTGATTTATGTTTCTTCCTTACAAACGTATAATTATTTCTACTATGGTCGCGACAACTCGATTGGCAGCATTGGATTCTCCGTTGTCTATACCACTCCTCAGGTCAGCATGTCCCTATCCAGTACCGCACCCTCTATCACATTGGGATCAAGTGGTGTAGGAATTGGCGCATCCGCGCCTCTTGCCACACTTGATGTAAACGGCTCGATACGCGCTCTTAGTGCGACCTATAATGCCCTTACCAGTGGAACCGGTGTCGACATCATTTATTCGGGTGGTGGTACCCTATCCTCAGGAACACGTGGATCGGGTGGTGTATTGACCGCCGCCACCATGTCCTACGCTGCATCGGGTCATACCTGGTACGTCGGATCTTCTGCAGGAACCAATGCGATGACGGTTTCTTCTGCAGGTCGTCTCGGTGTCGGTACCGCCGCACCACGCCGTGTGACCGATATCGTCGGTCCACCTTCTAATCCTCTTACCTACGCCCCTACCCAATTGTCGGTCTCCGATTCAACCAATTCTGCCCTCATGAACCTTCTCATCGGTGTAGACGGAACGAGCAATTACGCATCGATCCAGTCTTCTCTATCGGGAACGGGAGGAAGACCCTTGCTTCTGAATGCAACCGAAGGTAATGTCGGCATCGGTACCTCGAATCCTGGATCCCTTCTTAGCGTCTATGGAAGCTGTACCTCGTATTCAGGATTGATCAACATACAAAATACCACCGCCACGGGCGCGTCGAGTTTTGCCATCTTGGCACCCAACCTGAACCCAGGCCAAGGTCATTCCATGGTGTTGGGTCAAAATACCTCCCTCAATAATTCCTTCTTCATCTTTTTTCAATACGCAAGTTCCGGATCGGGTTCCAACTATCTATGCTTTTCCCCCTATGGATCCGGTGCAGTTCCCTTGGTCATTACCTGTTCGAATAATGTTGGTATCGGCATTACCAATCCATCCGCCCCCTTGCACGTCAATGGCATGCAATATATTGATTCAGGTTCTTCCTCTGGATTACTCAAAATCACTTCATTGGGAAATGCGAATTACATTGAATCGGGTATCACCACCTCCTCCGGTTCCTCTGCACCGCTGTATTTTACCAATATGAATGGATCCAGTACATGGATGACCATTACTTCTTCGGGTAATATCGGAATCGGAACCACTACCCCTGGATACAAATTGAGTGTGTACACAACCACTGCAAATGATGGATTATTGTTCCAAAACGCCTACAATGGCTCCTCGGGTTCCATTGGATTATACACCACGACGGCCGCGGGTAATTTTATTATTGATGGAACGGCGGATGCAGGTGTGATTCTTCCCACCGTTGGAAAAGATCTCTTCCTTAGCCGAAACACCAACTTGTATACCTCAATGGTAGTCAAAGGAGGAACCGGTTATGTCGGTATCGGAAAGGCAACACCTGGCTATGCACTGGATGTGGCGGGAGATCTTCAGGTATCGGGTTCTCTTATCTTTGGATCATCCGGTTCGTATCTCGCGGGATGCATCTATAGCAATTCCAATTGGGGTGCAGTCATTCGTGCAAAAACAAGCAATCCTTCCACGGGCGCCTTCCTTTTTTCAAATTCGGCAGACACCCATTTGATGGCCATAACCAATTCAGGATTTGTCGGCATCGGAACGGATGCGCCACCCAGCTGGGGACAGACCACAATCTGCGGAGCAGGAAACAACGTCAGTTCTTCCAATCAACTGGTTCTTATGAATTCGTCAAACACCAACATGGTTCTCATGAGCGCTATGGGAACCAGCGCGGCGTACATTCAATCCTTCCAACAGGGATCGGGTGGTACTCCTCTTTGCTTGAACCAACTCGGTGGAAATGTAGGCATCGGAACCTCAAGTCCAACAAGCGCTCTCACTGTTCATAACGCTGGTTCACAACAAACCCACCACTTGATCATTCGTGGACAGGAATTCTATCAAGCATCCAATTCAAGTACCGGTATTGCACTTAATATTGGAGTAAACCGTCCAGGAAATAAGCAATTGTGGTTTATGGATCCTGATCTTGCGATTAATACGACCAATGCCGCCATTCGATATAGTCTCGGATCCACTACTGGCTATATTAGTGCTATATCCACCGACGGAAGTACAACGGTTCCACTCAATATCGCGGGCTCTTCCATTAGTTTTTCGATTGGAAATGTCGGTATTGGAACAACTTCACCCAGCAATCTTCTTACCGTTGCAAAATTGGGAGCAAACTATTCCTCACCGGTTCTTATTGTGGATGCGGGTATTGCTGGAAATGCAACGGCAGGAGCGCCACGTGGAATTGGAAGTCCACTTCTTGGAATCGGCAATTCTTCTTGGACAAGCGGTGGTGTTGCAGGTGATTACTATGGAATTGGATTTGGCTATGGTGGTGCAACCAGTGGTTCTTATTTTCCTGCAGAAATCGGATTGTATGTGGAAACGACAACGGGTTCGACCTGGGGCGATCTCGTATTTTCTACTCGTTCCACCACATCAAATGTAGTTGCATCCGAGAGATTACGTATAACTGGAACGGGAAATATCGGTATTGGCATTACGAATCCATTCTCGAAATTGAATCTTGCAGGCGGAAATCTCCAACTTGGATCATTGACGGAATATGAAAACGGAACCACTTGTACCGAAGTGATTCAGTTTGGTGGAGGTTATGCAGCAAATTGGGCCTATGGATATGCGGGCATTCAAGGTGGCGGTGCGGGATCGGGTGGTCCAAGTGGATATGGTGGTGTGTTGAATTTTTGGACAAAGGTCGATAATTCAACCAGCTATGTCGGCATGACACTCAACCGAGGATTGGTCGGTATGGGCACCAGCGACCCTCAAAACAATAAACTACGTGTGTATGGTGGCAATTCTGCCTCTGGTATTTCTCTTGGTGATTACACAACCTCTGCGGGTGTGAAATACATCGGCATTACCAATCCAAGCGATGGAACAAATGTGGTATCCTCCAGTGGATTTTCAGGAATATCCTTTGGTCCTCCTGCAGATGGTGCAACATCTGGTTATATCGCCTTTCATACACACAATTATGGAGTCGCTTCCGATGAAAGAATGCGAATTACGAAAGTAGGAAACGTTGGTATTGGTATAAATAATCCGTCCTATCTCTTGGATGTGGCAGGACCACTCAATTGTACTGGATTGTACGTAAACGGTGCCGTATTTACAGGAGGATCAGGTGCGACTTGGACATTAAGTGGATCGAATGCGTACTATACAACAGGTAATATTGGAATTGGAACCGCATCACCTGGTGCGAAACTGGATATTTATTCAAGCGCGACCAATCAAATTGCAATCAATCTCGGTGTGGCAGGAGAGGCCTATTCTCTCAGTTCATCTTCGAAAAATCAATATTATACTGCAGGTACCATTGCTTCTATCTATACCACACCCAACTCGACGAACACTGGTTGTTTGATTGATTTGAATGCGTACAATAGTTCCAACGGAGCAACCGATGTCTATTTTGGAGCCGTTGCGGGAGCCACAGGAAATGGACCCGCCAACTTTGTGATTGGACGACGAACGGGTGTGAACAGCTGGGCAGAATCTGTGCGCGTGGATACCAGTGGTAATCTCGGCATTGGAACCAATTCACCAACTGAAAACCTAACCGTCTATGGCTCAGGGATCGGTCTTCATAATTCATCCGCGGGATACTTTCAAATCGGATTGGCAACTGGAACGGGTCAGTATTCTAGCAGCGCCGTTTCTGCGGATTCCATCATACGTTCCATCACTGGTAATTTGATGCTACAAACTGGTTCAGGTGCTGCCGCACTCTACATCAACAATAGTACCAACTATGTCGGTATTGGAACCACGACCCCATCTACTGCACTGACCGTTGTAGGATCCGCTACCATTCAAGGACAACTCTTCTCCGTCGGCGGAAACACATCAACGTATTACCCTGTTCTCATCGATGCCAGCCCATCATGGGCCACTACCAATATCTATAAATTCAATATCAGTCGTTCCAATGTTCATATGGATGCTTCGTGGAAGGGATCCACTACCATCGTTGTAGAAGGACATAGTAATGATTGGGGAAATGGAGCGGATTTTATGAAATATAAAATTATTGGATCGACCAATGGACCGGTTTCATTTTCCACATTTGTGGCCAATCTCTTTGAAGATTCAACTTCTAACTTTATCGTTATCTATCTTCGTGGTGGAACAACGTATTATTTTTCAGGCGAAGGTTGTCTGTTGAATAACGGAAATGCATCAGGAGCAACCCTCACCATTCCTTCTGGAAATAATGCATCCTATGCGGCAACGACCACTGTAACCGCTCCATTTGGTTCCTTAATTGTATCAGGTGATAACCGCGATAATGTCTGGAACATAGGAGGAAATGTAGGAATTGGAAAGTCAAATCCATCTCAACTTCTGGATGTCAATGGGGCCATCAACTGTACCAGCTTTCTGGTGAATGGAACCGCGGTCGCAACGGGAACAGGATCAGTCTGGGGAGTCAACGGTTCCACCGCATATTATACCTCTGGGTACGTGGGTATTGGTACAACCAACCCATTCACCACCAATATTATTGGATCGAATGGAGGAACAGGAATGGATGTATGGTCCACCAACGCATTTGATGCTTGGGCGAAAATCCGCATCTTATGTAATGCATCACAATATGGTCGTACTGCACTCGAAATGATTGGACGATGGGAAGGAAACAATGATGCCTGGATGTTGAACGGTGGACGTAATAACATTGTATTTGGATACCAGACCTCTCAAGGTAGTGCCATTACCTATGTCAATGCAATCCAAAGTTTTAACGGACAATTAGGAATCTTCAGCAGTGGATACAGTACCGCGTTTCCTGCATTAACCCTTAGTGCATCTGGCAATTTCGGTATTGGTAATACCTCCCCTTCGGTCCCTTTGCATGTAAATGGAATGGCCCTTATTCAAGGACCAACTGTGTCTACCAACACCGCCAATAACGTTGGAAACTTTGGAGTACGTATCAGTCAGCTTACGAGTACACAAAATGTCGCGGGTCAAATTGTAGGACAATTGTGCTTTCATGGATGGGGACGACCTTACGCATCTTCTTATATTCGTTGCATGACAGAATCATCGAATGGGTATGATGATGCCGGTGCACTAGTCTTTGGAACATCAACGGGTGGAACGGGTGCCTCAGAAACCATGCGGATTTCCGAAAGCGGTAATGTGGGTATCGGAATCACTACACCCAGTACCAAACTTCATGTTGTAGGAGGAACAACCACGGATAGTCTCCTTGTATCGGGTGCACCAATTAATACTGGATTGACTGTATTTTCGGGTCCTGCATCGAATACCTACACCTTGCCTTATGGTGCAGGTCTGTACTTTCTTTATTTCCATTATGGCAATCCGATCGCAAACTACCCCGCCGCAGTATGGCAAGTTTTTTACGATGGCTTTACTTCTGCCGTCTATACAAAGATGTTTTCAACAAATGGTCCTCAATATGGTCAGATTACCAGTGCAAGTGGAAATGTATTAACCATCAGCAATGGTGGAGCATGGTGGGGATATGATTCAAATGGTATCTTATATGTTCGTGTTACAAAGATATGTTAATCGTTTTTTTGTATTATTTTACTATCTTTTATCATTTCGATTATAAAAGATAGGATCTGCATTGCCAACGAGGAGGAAAATGTGAGAAGATTCGTGAACACGAAACTTCGAATGTCTCCCTAGAGATGTCGACTGTGAACTACCTTACCGCCCGAAGTTCCAACTTGTCCGCATTTAATACGGTACGTTTAAATGTCTCTACCTTAACCGGTAGTACGATACAAACAACTGCTACGGCTACGACATCCAGTATTGTAGTCAGTACCCTTACGACTCAGTCTGGCAATTATTCTACTTTGATTGGATCCACTATTACCTCCAATAATCTAGTCTTATCTACCCTAACGGTTTCCAGTATCAATAGTGGTGCACCAGGTGTGGCAGCCTATTCGACCTTAAATGTAAGTTCTATGAATGCGACTTCTTCTATTACCGCGTCATCCATAACCACAAATGTTATTGCAAACACCACGGGAAATATGACGATTGGACAGAATACGTCTTATCCAAACCGATCGATTGAGATTGGAACCGACTCCGCCAACACGGTCTATTTTGATTTCCATTCCAGTGATTCGGTCTATGCTGATTATTCCACACGCATTCAATCCATTGGAGGATCAACCATTGGACAAGGACAAATGCTCATACAGGCCTCCACTATTGGTATTCTTGGGACAAGCGGTGTGGGAATTGGAACCACGAATCCAATCGGTTATAAATTATGCGTAGAACAAGGTATTAGTAATAATAACGGTATTATAATTTCGAATAGCAATTATGGATCCCAACAGCAATTTCAGCTTTCTATGGTAAATGCTGGATCGGGCAATTTTTACTCCTATGCCATGGTACAAACGAATACAGCAGGTGTTGCTGCGACGGTTCCATTATGTCTGCAGCCTAACTCGGCAAATGTCGGTATTGGAACCACTGCACCAACTGCAAAACTACAAATTTATGGAGCTGGTCAAAGTACAGGTCTTAGCGATGTATATAGTTTTAATATATCGTCCGTAGACAGTTTTAATGGAAATGGAGGGACAACTGTTTATTCAGAATCCATCAATATGAAAGCAGGTGATCTGACATGGTCAAATAATACGATCCGCGTGTATGGTTCACGAATTTATATTGGTGGCGGATATTCCATCAATGGGGCGCAGAATCAAGGAAATATTATTATGTATACTGGTAATGCAGAGCGAGCACGAATTTCAGATGTGGGTTATATGGGGATCGGAACACCAACACCTACCGCCTATTTATCACTGTATAGTGCATCCGCAGGGAACATGTTATCTATATCTGGGTATTCAAATACCTCGATAGCATTCTATGATGGATTACGCGGATATAGTTCTAGTATTGCACAAAAAGGGCAGTCTACCAGCGATTGTGCACTTCAATTCTATAATAGCAGCCCAGGACTAGCAAGTGGATCTCCAGTATTTACTTTTTTGAATACGTCTGTTAGCACTGTGTTTGCTATCTATAATAATGGAAATGTATCTATTCCTGGAACTCTCTCCAAAGGTGGTGGTACATTTGATATTCAGCACCCATTATCTAGCACTCCTACAAAAAGGCTTGTACATAGTTTTATAGAAGGTCCACGATGTGATCTTATTTATCGTGGAAAAAAAACTTTGATAAATGGAATGGCCATCATTGATATTAATAAAGAATGTACCCAATTACCTGAATGTTCCATGGATGATGGTACATTTGAAGCACTCTGTGCTAATGTTGATATATTTCTACAAAACAATACTAGTTTTAGTCGTATCATTGGATCAATTACAGGAGGTATATTATCCATTACATGTGAAAACACATCATCAAATGATGTCATTTCATGGATGGTAGTAGGAGAACGCTCTGATCCATTCATTAAACAATGGGATCGTACTGATCCAAATGGATATCTAATTACACAATATACGAAGGAAATAGTAGAAGTAATTCCATAGTTGTTTTGCATATGATATATCATATCATTAACAAATCATAGAATCTTCGAACTCACACCAAACGCCATCTTCAGATCCGCCGTCGGCGGTGGCGTTAAACGCAACGAATGTTGTGCTTCCTTGACAATAGAAGCCGGTTGGAGAATTCCCCATCGTCTCCAGACCTCCTCCTTACCAATGGTATACCTCCATGGAAAATCCATCGGCATTCTCAAATGTCGCTGAACCACCGCATTCTGCGTTTGCATCCAATCCGATTGTTTCTTGATCAGCCTATAAAACAGCGATGCATCTCCCATAGAAAGGAAACCCGCATATAGCAATTCGGCCCATGCCTCCGTCTCCGCTTCCGTCTGATCCAGTCCATGATCCATATGATCCAGGCACGAAGCATGTTGTAATTCATGGATGAGAACGCGCGTCGCATCCTCCGCTCGGTACAACATGATGGTCTGTTTATTACATTGATACGTATATCCACCGTTGATGTTCACAGGAGTGATATGCGGATACGAATTATCCATTCGCCTCGAATGGATAGACCCATGTTTAGGAAACTCGCGAAGCGCTGGATGCGCCAACAAGAAGACTTTCGCCTGCCTTGAGCCTCGTTCATGGTACGATCGAAGGATACGCCCCCACAGGCCCCACGGAACATGTTGTTCCCTATCATCATAGATCGCCATAACCTGTCCATATTCGCATTGACGTACTTCATATCGTGCGGTTCCCGCCTTGAATCGCTGGAACATTGTCTTCCTCGCACCCAGTCGATCAAAATCAGACGGTTGGCTACACTCTTCCTCTAAATACGCCAGGTCCGTCTGCGAAACAAACGGGATGGTCTTCCAAACCGGTTCTTTCTTTTTATATTCATGCCTCATAAGGTCCAGCACGGCGTTCAGAAGCGCCATTCTACTTAGAGGATCGCAATTGATGGAGCTGGCGGGCCAGTCTCAAATGCACATGTTCCCAGAGAATCGGAATACGATACGACGTGACTAAGACCCAGCCCGATCCCGATTCCGCATTCCACAGGGTATGTAAGAGCGGGGCACGAATCGTCGGAGTGATCCATTCCGTTTCATAGATTGCTGCGATCCAATACATAATCACATCGGTCCATCTCAGATTCCTCTGCAAACACGTATAAATCCACGTCCTGACATCCGCGATCTTCGACGGCTCGCCATTCAACGACCATTCATTCAACGTTTTCTTGAAATACGAAAGCCACACATCCTCCGTGCACAACTTGGCACGATCAACATAATTCGCCAAGAGACGATCCTCGCCCCTCACTGGAATCTCAAAACAGAAATCACGCAAACGGCTACACATCGGAAACTCGGTGGTCAGAAGAATCGCAAACGTCGGATACTGCTCCAAACACTCTTGTAGCTGCAGCACCGACTCATCGGTCAAGAAATGCGCATGATACAGCACGAGGTATCGTGTCTGAATCGCCGATGCCATGAGACACACATCCTGCTGTCCCGTCCAGCGTGTCAGAATGGACTGCAAGAATACCTTATCCGACATTGACATCGTCGCCGTATCAAACCCCAGATGAAGGGCAGATTCCTCATAGGGAATGGACTTACCCGACGCATCATCATCGTCTTCATCCGGATCGCCACCGTTGGTCTGCTTGTTCAAAAACCATGTACTCTTTTTCATATCAAAGGGAACGCCCGCCTTTTCCGCTTGTTGTTGCAGGAAAGACAGGAGTTTAGTTCGTTTACCACAACCTTTGGGGCCACGCCATGCATAACTACAGGGCTGATCCATTACCTAAGATGTCAGGGCGATGTTTTAAGTTTACGCCAACTTCTTTTTCTTCAAATGAATCTCGTCATGCAACTGATCCACGGTGTCCGAGCCCGTATGTTGAAACCAGAAGGGAAACACGGCGTGAAGAAATAAGGCGGTAGAACCCTTAGCCATCTGAAGCGACATGGTTCCTGCTTTGAGCGCGTGCTGACCATAGGTCAACCCCTGCTCCGTAGGGTGCTGACGAAAGAGTTCCACTATGCGCTGACAACGATCCTGTACGACGGTCCAGCACGTCTTCGCACACTTCTTCATATTCTCTTGATTCAATGATTGACCCAGACTCTGACCCACTTCTTGCGCGGTTTCTTGATCCATATTCTAGGATAGTGTGCGTCTTTTTTCTTTATGCCCATTTCCCATACGGGCCTAAATGAGCCCGTCGTGTGTAGGATAAGAATGATTCTCGCCATCCCCTATCAGGCCTTTGAAGTCAACCACATTCATCTTAACCCCTTTCAACTTGATCGATATGGAAAAACGATCGCCAAACTCTCGTATAAAGACAATTCGATCGATTTTCAGGATGTGAGCATTCTGTCTCCTCCCCTTCGCATTGTCGATTACAACCCTGAAACGTCCCGTCTTCGTCTGGACATCTCGGATCATCCCACGTTCATGGTAAAAATGAACACACTTCATGAATATTTGGTGAGTACGTTTTACGTGCATCAACAAAGCTTTCTGAATCTGCGGAACAAGCCGTACGAGTCCATTCGCCATTTGTTTTATTTTTTGCTCGATGGAAACATTCTGTCTCTTTTTATTTATCCGACCGTATTGGTCAAAACGGATAATGAACGGGCACTTCATGTTTCGGATTTGAAGTCAGGAGATAGCATTCGGTGCATCGTTCGCCTACAAGGTATCTCTCAGATCACCAATAAGGATGAAATCCGTTTGCGGCTGCATCATTCCGTTCCTTCTGTCTGGGCTTTGACCTGATTACTTACTAATCATTGAAATAGTTAACGCACTATAAGCAAATCCCATTGACATACATCCAATTAACAATAATACATACATAAAACGATCACGTGCTTGCGCTTCCGTGTATAATGTAGAAATTCCCATAAATAAGGTAATGGATGCCACGACACTGATAATCCATACCTTTCGGAGCTGTGTTTTAATCAAATTCCAATCCTCCGTTTGATCCATGTATTGGCCCGCCATAACAAAGGAGGTTATGTAGAGTGCCAAGGCAATCAATCCAAATACGATGATCATTCTATTTATAAGATCATTTTGAAATGAGCGGGATGATTACTTTGAAATGGCGGAGACAGCGAGGGCAGAATACGATAATGCGAGGGTAATGCAGGTAATAATCAACATGATATAGATAATACTTGTCGGATCCTTGATAAAGTAAAGAAGGAGAGCCAAGAAGAGTGCAAAGGAACCTCCAATCGATAAACCAATGATTTTGTTCACCTGTGGCTTGATTTGGTTTTGACTGTCTCGGGTTCCTACGAATTGTGAAATGACCACAAAGGATCCAATGTAGAGTCCAATTGCGAGTAGTCCACAGACAATCATTCCCGTAGTGGATGCAATCGGGGATCCCACCCAACTGGATACCGTTTCCGTTGCACTGGATGCGGCGTTTTTAACTCCTGCGGCTGCCGAGGCTACTGCATTCGTTCCACTTGCAGAGTTAGACATTCTATGATGAACGGGCTTTTTATTATTTGGTAGATGCATTCGACATCGCCAAGAAGCTCTTGATCTGTGCACGTACTACATCACTCTGAGGGAACGAAGAAATGGGTTCCATTCCAAAATAGACCACCATGATCAACAGAATAAAAAAGATAACTTGGCCTCCTATCATTAAAATAAAGTCCGATGTGGAAAAATCATAAGCCATTTCTATCTCTACTGGTTTTTATTCTCCGTACACAATAGGCCATGAAAACAAGAAAACGGAAACTGAGTCTCAAAGACATTTCACGATGTCATCCGAGACTCAAATCGAGAAAGAAGTGCCTTCCTAACACGGTGTATTCCGATGTTGAACGAAAGGTCGGTGTAAAAGGGTCCAAACTCTTTACCAAACTCGGATGCGGTCAGGGAGAAGAACATTGTCTTCTCGACAAGGCACCTCTTGATGTCGAGTTCAAAAAAACCGTCCGTAAACAATACCTCCGTCCCAAACGACCCGATTCATGGGACGAAAAACCCAATCAATGGCTGGATAATTTTAATATCCAACATGTTATGAAACAATATGAAGATGTCTTTCCCTGGTTTGAATTTATGGGTGTATTCCCCATGGACTTCTCTGCGCCCGATCCCTATCTCAAAGAGAGCACTCCGAAATGTCTTCACGCAGAACTCTGTAATTTGAACCTGAAAGATGAGTACAATAAGGGTAAACGTGGTATCGGAATGGTATTCAATCTTGATCCTCATTATAAAGGCGGAAGTCATTGGGTCGGATTATACATTGACCTTCATAATATTAAAAAACCCATCATTTCCTATTATGATTCCTATGGAATGAGAACACCTCCCATGATTGCACGATTTATGCGCGCTTTTACCCTTCAAATTCCTGATTGCGAACTCGGGTTTAATGCCCGCCGTTTTCAATATGGTGAATCAGAATGCGGAATGTTCAGCATGTATTTCATCATCTGTATGATGTATGGAATCCCGTTTCGTGAATTCTGTAAGGATGCTGTAAAAGATGGATTTATGTTGGATCTCCGAAAGATTCTCTTTGCGAAATAATCGTAGGAAAAGCCATATAAAAGATTTATGAGGATAAGATAGTAATGTATCGTCCGGTTCAAGGTCAACAGCAAGGCTCGGTTCAAAACGTCTTTTTTGGCGAAAAGAACTATAACACCCTTCAACTTGTTCTTCTTCAAGATTTTCAAAGCCGTAATGGAGCACCCTTAAGCGACGATCAACGTAATCGTCTTGGAAAAACACTCGATCATTACCTTCGTCAAGTCTACGATAAACAGGGTGAGAAACCACTTACCACACTTAATAAAGAAGTGCTTGGAGCGTGTGCTAAGGATTTCTCTCAATATTTGCAGCGCAAGGAACTTGTCAAGGGATCCAATCCTGTCAAGCAGGTCATGGATGATAACTTATTTATGGAAACCTCGCAACGATTTGAGAAGATCAGCCAAGAGCGCAACGAAGTCAAGGCGCTTCCTCCTGCTCTTCCTGATTTTCGCATTTCGCTGTCCGAAGATGGACCACCTGCTGCCGAGATGTTTGAGCGTGCCAAGAAAATGCGCGAAATGGAAGCCTTGCGTTCCGCCCAACAGGCCAGCGAACTGGCCAAAGCGGAAGCTGGTCTTCAAGGTCGCATTCAAGCGGACAACGTCTTTCAGGCCCAACAGGAGGCCCAGAATCGCAATACCCAATTGGCACTCGTTCAGCGCACCTCCGCGCCTCGTCCTGCATTAGACATGCCCTTGGCCATTCTACCGGATCGACGCGAACTCCTTATGGGATCCGTGGGCTCCTTCGATGGTATGACCTCCAACTCTTCGAACGGAAATGCCACCCTTGCACAACCATTGGATCTTCCCATTCGTCGTATGGAAGCAGATCTGCCTCAAAATAACATTGTTCGCAATGAACCCATCATTAGTTATCGCGAGATTGAGAACAATCTCTTCTTGTACTCTGCGGATCGTGATTGGCTTCGAAACAACAAGGAGAATCGATACAACTTTACGGTTAACTTTGATCCTGCCGCCAACAGTCAGAGTTTCGGTCCCACTCTTTCGAGTCAGCAGAAATTCAAGAATATTGTTCGCATTGAGTTTGTCAAGGCCATTCTTCCTGGCGAAGGTCTACAGGTCACGGTCAATCGCAATACATCCGAGAATCAAGTGGTCAATACCGATTTTCAGGACAATATTCTGAATCTTCCCTATCTCACCCTCCGCGTAGCGGAGCTGGAAAACAACAACTACGGAACGGATCAATTCCTTGATCGCAGCTTCAGTGTCTTGCAGTTCGATGATCATTGGATCTCCGATAAGTCCATTCAATCCAAAGGATTCTTGTCCATGATTCCCAAGTTTCTTAAATGCCAGAAAGAATACTATCCCACGCCGTTGTCCACCCTTCAGAAGATGACCATTGAACTCCGTCGCCCGAACGGAGAACTCGTTAGTACTTCTCCTGATACCTTTGATATTGCGGGTATCATTGCTCCCCAGTCAGGAAACACCTTTGGAACCACGTTTCCTTTTAGTCTTTCTCTTTCGGCCACGACCCAGTATAATGTATTAGTTCCCGCTGCAAACGGTGATCCTGCCAACTTTTTCATCAATACGTCCCGTTATTTCAGCAAGTTTGAAATCCGCGCGGGTGATCGCATTCAGATCAGTGGTTATACCTATGCACCTGAGGCACTCGATGATGCAACGTATGGTGGAACCTTGCGCGCGTTCTGCAACTGGGTCAATCGAGTGGAAGGTCATACGGTGTTGGGATCCGCCTATTCTCCTACCACCACCACCATTCAAGACGGTTTCAATGATGTGGGCTATGCTAACTTCCTTATCATTCCCGCGTTGTACCAGGATCCAAGCACGGGTAGTACTCTTCCAAGCTCCTTTGGAGCCAATCTGGGTGCGACTCTGAATGCCTTTGGTGCAAGTCTTCAATCACCCGTTCGCTTGATGAACATGAACAAACAGATCAACCTGGTCTTCCGCATTATTACTCGTGAAATGGATTCTCTGCCCCAGCTTCGCCCAGAGAACAACTATTAAGTACTTTTTGGGAACTTGTTAAAAAATAACAAGCACTTTTTTCTAAAAACGCATAGTAGATATAATGTTATCCTTTAACATTATTTTATTATGTCTGGTATTGTTGATCCTTATCGGATTAACCTACCACCTTCCCTTTGTAGATGGTTTTGCAGATTCCGGACATCAACAGTTTGTGAAGGAATCCTCATTAAAGCTCAATGAACTGACCAATACGATCAATCTGACCAATCCGGCACTTCCTATCGATCCCATTACTTCGGATTTGATCCATCAGGCCACCAACGTGATTTCGGTCGATCCCAATTCAACAACATATTCCCTCTCTGCCAAGATCCCCTATTCTCCTCCTGATCAAACTCCAAGTGCCTTTCAACTGGCCGCCTCTTGTGCCGATGCCCCCAAAACATGCGATGCTTTCAACGATCCTACCTTTGCAAAGAACTGTGGTATGTCTTTTGATTTGAACGGAATTGGATACGATGGTCGCCCCTTTACCGGCGGACTCTATGTGAGCCCCGATGATCGCGAGGCACAACTGGCACAAGCAAAAACAGTAGAAGATACTGGATCGGCACCCTATGATCCGTATCAAGTCTACCAGCCTACTCTCGGAAAGGCAAAGGCAGGAACATTTGGCTTAACAATGGAACATTGCATTGTTGTCAAAGAAAAACTGGATTGTGCCAGCAAACAGACCTTCAATACACCCAATTGCACTCAATGTTATACCTCCCAAACGTTCTCTCGTGTCGGACCCAATACGGGCCGTCTCCCTTCCACACTGAACCTCTTTGGAACAGGAACAGTTTCTATTTCAAGTTCAAATGGAACCATCAGCTTGCAACAGATGAATCTAACTAAAGATAAAGCCATCGAGATCACCATTCCTCCCAATGCAGAAGGAACTACCTTTTCCATTAACGTGTCTGGATCCGTTCCGTTCTACATTGCCGGTTTCATCCAGGGCCCGACTGCACGCGGAACCTTTAATCTTGATTTTACTACCATCATTGACAAAGATACCATCACCAATGCCAAACCTCGTATCTCAGGAACAGTCAATGTAGGCGGTGTTCGTTGCTTTACATTGATGCCTGGAAGCGGAAAATCAACCATGATCTTGTCTTGTCTGATTCCATTTTCATTTATCAATATGTTTGATGGTGATGCCTTGGCATGCGAGAATGGACCGATTATCACCAATGCTGCATCGGCGACCTTTTTGGAGTCCGACCCTTGCTTTGGTAAAGCAAATTCACCTGGAAACTACAAATTGGAATGCCTCCAAAGTCGCTGGATCGAACTCGGTGGAACCATGCAAGGAACGGGCTATCCCACGGATCAGGCCAGTGCAGATGCCATTCAGAAAGATGCAAATGGACGTCCTCTTAGCATCGACGACATTGTTGACATCTTGGCAATCAAATCAGCACAAGCCCAAACGGGAACCGATGCCAATGGAAAGGATCTGTCCATTCCTGACTGGAATACCGTGTCCATGTACATGACCGGTGTTCCCATCAATACTCCATGCGATGGCCCTAATAATGCTGTCGGTCCATTATCTCAAGCATGTTTATCTTATTTGTATACCAATAAGGGTGTATCCTCTCATATTGGAACGACCTATACTCAAAACCCAGGACAGTTGGCAAGTTCAAAGGAGGGATTCAAAGGTGGACGTGATGAAGAGTTGGACAAAGATAACTATCTGGAGGAGCAATTTACCGATCCTCCCAACACGTTTAATTATCCCAACACCTCCATTGATCCCGCCACGGATGCAGGAAAACAATTTGGTCAAATGCTGGGAGGGGTTGAGGCCGCCAAGAAGAAATACGACGATATTAATCGCCTTGCAAATGACAACTCCAAGGCCAACGCCGATCGTAGAACGGCCATTATGCAAGCCTATGGTGTTCAGTTGGGAAACCCCGCTTCGAATAAAACAACGGGTGATCCCCAAGTGTTTGCCGTTGGACCTGGATATCAATATACACGAGATGAGGCACCCGCGGTCTGTGCTGCATATGGTGCAGAAGTGGCCACCACTAAACAACTGGAAGAGGCACAACGTAATGGGGCGGATTGGTGCTTTAGTGGCTGGGTAACCGAAGGAACGGGTAAATGGCCCATCACCATGAATCCAATCAATGGATGCGGTAGTCGAACGGGAATTATCGAATGGACACCAGGTGATCGCGCAGGCGTCAACTGCTACGGACCCAAACCTGACATTGCGGATCCTGCTGCGGCAGGTAAGGTGTTGCCCTTTAATCAACAAATGTGGTTTCAGCCTCAAGATCCCACCTATCTTACCATTCCCTCTGGCTATTTAGAAACCAACGGTCCTCAACCCTCTTGCTTCAACGGCCTTTCCGTTCAACAAGCCCAGGACAATTGCCGTGCTCTGGGATCACAATGTGTTGGTTTTAGTTATTCCAAGGATGGTCAAGGAAGCGGATGCTACAAAGGAAACCACAACGCAGGAATCAATGGAAACCCGAACTACATGGGATACATCAAGATTCCATCCTCCGATCCCAATGCGGTCATTACAGGTCGCTATATTAAATTACAGTACAATCATCAAGAGTGTTTGAATTTGGCACAAATCCGTGTATTTTCTACCAAAGGCGGACCCAATGTGATTAAAACCAGCACCTCGGTTTCGAAATCGAGTATCTATGCTGGCAATGATATGTTTCCTAACCGAAACTTTGTGGATGGAACAGAGAACACCTTTGTTCATACCTCATGCGGGGATGTTCCTTGGATTCAAGTCGATCTCGGATCGGAGATGCCCATTTACAAAATCGTGATTGTCAATCGCAAAGACTGTTGCCAAGGTCGCATTTTAGGAACGGTTCTCTCCATTCTCAACGCCGATCAAAATCCCGTTTATTTCTCGGCCTCCGTGTCCAGCACAAATGCCACCTATGCATTTTTCCCACCCAATCCCGCCATTCAAGTTGATTTACCAGAAGATCTTCCACCTAAACCAAAACCGACTCCTTGGGTATGTCTTCCTGAAATGCCCAGCCCCATTCACAAAAATTCGGATGGGGATGTCGAATGTATGTCTACCAATCATCATGACTGTTTATGGTCATCCGATGCAGGTTGTCAACAAACGGTAGCACGTCCTCCAGAAAACATTCAACCCCTTGTCTGTGGTGCGATGCATAACCGTGAATGGGGTGGACCCGGTTATGATAATCCTGGACATTGGTGTGCACGTGCGAAAAATATGATACAGCAATAATTTGGGAGTATTTCTTTAAAAATACTAACGAATACCAGAATAGGATGTTTCGACGTTTAGCAGAAACATTTGATGGAACAGGGCAAGCGGATTCTGATCCGCATGCTCAGTACATTAATCAACAAACTCGATATTTTGATACTCTGCCCAATATGATTCCATCGGCGACTTCCGGTCTCCCTGGATTTGACAAGGCGATTCAAAGCGTGGATACCTTGGGGCAAGGATTACAAAACCATGCGGTCAAGTATCCCAACGATATTTTTCGTCCTGACATCAGTCCTGAATTGGCAAAGTTGGCCTCGCAATGCGCGACCTCTACAGTGGACGAGTTGATTGCCATGAAAAATTCATCACTCGGCGTGGGGTGCGGTTGGATGTATACTCCACCCAATCGTGGAAGTCCCTATCCCATTGTCTCCAAAGGCATGATCGGAAACAAAGATGGACCTCTTCAAGGGTTTGATGCACCCGATTATAAGAAATGGTTTTTTGATCTTCAACTTGCCAAGAAACAGGCCCTCATGGATAAGTGCAAGGCACTGAAAGGATGTACGGACGTGGATCAAGATGTGTTTCAAGGAAGTTGCGGATTCTGCACAGATACAAATCAAGGTGTTCCCATCGATAATGTTGGAAAACCACTGTATCCCACTGATCCTCGTGGAAATTGCACCAATATCATTACCTCTCGTTCTCAATGCCCCGCTCCTCCCGCGTCCGGCCCTCAACCCGTTGTGGATCGAACCTGTGATCCTGTGAATGGTCAACTCTCCTCGGCATGTATGTATCGCCAAGTCATTAGCGCAGGATGCAGTGATGCAGGCGCCCTTGCCATCGCCCTGAATGGAGCCACCCAACCCGATGATTACATTGCCAATCTTCGTAATGGAGACGCGGTCAAACTCTACAATCGTACTGCGAATCCACCCTTGAATCTGGATATGTTTCGCCAAGGTCAGGCAACCGTTAATCAAGTCCTACAAGAAGTTCGACAACTCTCTGGTAATACAAGTCAGCCCAGTAATTCCGCGATTGGTGCAGCAGCCCGTGATTTATGTCTCCAACGCGGAGCGGTCAAGGGATACAACTCCTGCGAGAATCTCCCTGACGGCCAATCTCCACCCTTCGATCTGGGATGTCTACAAGAACTCTTCTTGAAGATGGGAGGTCAACCGGCGGGTTGGGTCTATCCCACTGCACAGAATCTTCCCAAATACAACACGATGGGGACATTGGGTGCAGTGAAACAATACTGGAATCAGTTGATTTCCGATATGAAACAATCTGATAGTTTTGCAGATTACAATACACAGAGAAATGCTCTTGGTTCCATACTTGGTATTTCAGCCGAAGTTGGTATCACCCGTGCGCCTTACACCCAAGGCATAGAAGTCTTTTGGTTTGTACTGGTTCCTGGACAGCCACAGCGCGTCATTGGTTTCTTAAAACGTACCATCGAACGTGATTGGGTTCAATTACGCCCTGGTCCATCGGGTATTTCTCAACTTGGTGGAATTGCATATGGATCCATGATTCAAATGACGGATGTTCGTGTTCAAAACGATACGTCCGCCAAATTCAATGTCGTCGTCGATGATGGATTCTGGATTGCTGTAAATCAGCCCGCCGACATTGATAAAACGGCCATGGGACGAACTACCGCTGACCAACCGGGTCTCTTTGAAAATCTGGGGCTTCAAGGACCCACTCCTTATCAATCTGGGGCAAGCACCCTCTATCGCGCATCCAAACCCAATATAACCAAAATGTATTTTGAAGATGCAGGCGGTGGCTGGAATGCCCTTCAACTCACCATTCAACCCGCCTTTCGTACCACCATGTATTCCTTAACCTGTGAACCCCATGCTCCTTTCTTAACCTATGAGGTGGGGCCCAAATCAGGTATATGGGAAGAACTTCGTAATCCAGGAATGTTCTCCCAGTTTATGGGTGTCGGAAATCCAGACTATCATGTACGCACGGATGAAAAAACTGCTGTTCCAGGAAAGAAAGCCTTCATGCGTATGAACGGTTCCTCTTCTTCTTTAAATTTACCCAATATCGCCTTCCAAAGCTGGAGAAGCATGTCCTTCGCCATTCGTTTTCAATCCATGCCTGTCAAGGAAACATTGTGTCATATCTTTCCAGGTTCCAATTGCAATTGGTCCTTTGCAATTGTGGCTACTCCCATCAACGGAAGCACGGCCACCATTACTCTCGAAGTCAATTATATGCAGGGGAATCGCGTGATTACCCAACAAATACCCACCGTGTATCGTCTTAGCGTCGGAACCTGGTATATGTTTTATGTCAATAACAAGAAAACCAGCTTTGATGTGTACTGTAATTACATCGATGGATTTCTTTCCAGCAACGGATCTGCGTCCATGACCTCCGCAACATTGGATGGAAACACCCCACTCTGGAACGTCAACGCAACCTGGAATCCTTCCCCTGGTCAAAATGGTCAGCCATGCAATATCTTGTTTGGTGGCGGACTCTTTCAAGGACAATGGGGTGGTGTATATGGAACCTCCTCCTTTACCTATGATTTGGCATGGGTTCACTTCTTCGATCGCGAACTCTCTGGACAAGACGTTGTACGTGAATGCAAATGCGATTGGATCTATACCCAATTCCCTGATTCATTTGATAATTATACGACTCTGAATATTGGAGCTACGTAAAATTTTCTACAAATATGTATGTTATACATGGAATAGAAAATTAATGATACATTCGAATACGAGTATATGCTCTTGTAATGGGATCAACCGCGACTTCTCCTAGCGGATGACGGAAATCCTGATCTTGGCGTGAGAAGAGCTCTAACAAAAATCCACCCGAGTTCGCTTTGGGCAATAACATGTACTCTTTTCCTCCAATTTCGACTACTTTGCATGCAATGGTTGCACTGGAGGATGCAGATGCTTGACCCGTTGCAGAATTCACCTGCTTCTGAATATCGGCACGACCGGTTTTGACTTCCTTCATTTCAATGCTGGTAATCAACTTGTCTACCTCCAAATTCGGATCAAACAAATACTGATCCGCGCGTCCTTCCACCACAAAGCATTGTACACCATCATTATCCGCAGAATTCAAACCGCAATCTACCGCCGATTCTTTCATAACGGTCAAGATACCTTGATTGATCTTATCCTTCTTGATACTCACATGAAACACCTTCTCATCCGAAGTCTCATTCTGATCTGTGGTCTTCAAGTTCATATCCAGATTCAGTTTTTGTTTATCCGAAAACACCGTGTAATACGTGAAAATCTCGACATCACGCTCCGCAAATGGCAAATCCTTATGAGAACAGATACGAATGGCACGACCCTTCACCTGATCCAAACGAACATTGTTCCAATAGGGTTCCATAATGTGCACCGCACGACAGCACTTTAACGAAATACCTTCCGCACCTGCACCTGTAATACCAATCACCCAACAGATCTCACCATAGTTGTTGCGACGAGCCGCATAGGGCTCCATGACCGCACGCATGTTGGCAGGCAACTTGTCAAAATTGCCATTAAAGACATTCAGAATCAAGTTGCGGCGATCCTTTGATCCTTCTCCTGTAAACGTTATAAAACGCTTCTCACGCGCCTCTGGGCCTTTCTGGAGGGAGGCAACTGTTTCCTGGCTGAAATAGGGCGCCTGATCCGATCCTTCAATACGAATTTCTTTGAATCCGTTGGCCTTCAGAGCTAGTCCTAGAACACCGAGACCTTCCACGGTCTTGAACTGAGAATACACCAGGTTGCTTCCTTTGGCATTCTGAATGCGACGCAACATATGATCCAATTTGGGAGAATAATGATCCAGTCGAGATTCGGGGTTCGGATCATCAAGATTCAAATACACGGATTTACCGTTTTCATCAAACGCATCCAGATCGCGCATCGCCTTCATAATTCGCTCTTGATAGGTGGGAACACGCTCTACGGCCTGCAAGGCTTGTGCCCCTGCAATTGGAACCGCTTCTTCCGCTGCATCACCTTGAACTGGCTTTTTGGAACGAGAAGGAACGGCAGAGACAACGGGTAGGGCTGGATTACGAACAGGAACGGGTGCAGCACGAACGGCGGGTAATGCGGCAGGTGCTACATTACCTAGAACCGGTTTTGATCTTCTCACTACGCTTTTTGGTGCGGTCGATGCGATTGGCGCTGGTACTGCAGAAGATGCTACACTTACCGCAGGTGCTACGCTTTCCACAGGTGCGGCCGACGCAGCAACGGCGCTTTCAGGTACTGCACTTTGAGCTACAGGTGCGGCCGATGCGGCAACGGCGCTTTGGGCTGCAGAGCTTTCCGAAACATTACCAATCTGAGGCTTTCTACGTTTGGGAGGATCCGTTGGATCTCCTCCTATCATGTCATGATCAATCATATCATCATTGAAATCTTCATCTCCTCCCTCATATTCAATCTCTTCTTCTAATTCATCCTCCGATGAGCTGGACTCTTCCGAAGATGTCGAAGAGTCTGAATCAGACGAACTAGAATCCTCATCCAATGCACCCCCATCCTGTTTATAATCATCTTCCTCCTCTTCTGGACCCTCAATCATGGCCTCCTCTGCTGCCACTTCCGCGGCCGCGGCCAAATCTTCCTCCGAATTCGCCACCATCTCACTCACTTCCACATTCTCATCAATGACCTGAATCTCTTTCTCTAACTCCTCCTCTTCAATCTTGGAAAAAGGAAACGGACGAGTAATCTTGCTTGGAAATGCAAAGTTGCAGAGTGCACGACTGCGAAAACGATAACTCGATGGGTTCTTCATCTTTGCAAAGAGTTCCACCGCCGCAAACACATCACCTGTTTCCTTCTTCTTTCCCGCCTCTCCTTTGATCTCCCGATTACGTTCCACTGTGTACATCGACAGTACATACTCACTCATTTCACATTTCACAATCTCATCACGTACCACACGAGGCATGTACTCCTCCTTGGATCCCTTGTAATACGAAATCATACCCGTCAGGCGCTTCTGAAGGACCACCTTATTGATGATGGACAAGTCCGCTGGATTGATAAATTCCTGTTTGAAGGTTTCGTCATCAATTGGTAATCTTGGATAGGATACAAATGTTTCTTCGCCAATTGGAATGCCCGCCGCTTTCAACTTGGCCTTGATACGTGCATACACCACATAGATGGAATCCTGGGCCTCCTCATTGTACCGAACTCCCACAAATCGATCCTTGTTCTCTGGATCCATAACACGCTCATATCCTTCATTAAACACCGAAATCAATACACCCATCTGACGATCTCCCGTACGAAACCGAACAATGTCCACACGAGGTTCCGATTCGGCAATGACACGAAATTGTTCCATAACCTGTTTATCCGCCGATAACAAGGATACCTCTGCACACTCAATGTATCCTGATAGAACATTTGCCAAGATGCCCAGCTCTTCTGGAAAGTTAATGATGGGGGTTCCTGATAAACCTATGATCTTGCTATTACGCGCATCCGTTAGCAACTTATAGAACAAATACGCACGCTTGTAATTCAGTGTCATGTCGCACAGACCTGGCTTCCACTTGCCTGGAACGATCGGCTCAGCAGGAATCTTACGCTTGCCCTTCTTACGGTCCACAATGTAAGGCATGATTTCACCTTGCATCAATCGTGTCAGGTTATGAACTTCGTCAATCACAATGACCGCATTGTCAAAAAAGCGCTCCCCCGTCTCTGGATCCGCCGTGCAGGCATATCGCTTAAGTTCCGCCGCGGTAATACCGTTATAACTAATGAATTTGATTCGAGAGTCAATCATCGCCGTTAGCTGCATACGAATGTCATCACGATCTTTCTGGTCCAGTTCATTGTAATTGGACGGCTTGCTGAAATCGGCAATCCAGATCGCACGGCGCTCTGGTTCAGGGCGCTGACGAACTTGACGCAAAAACGTATCCGACAAGTTCAACACCGATTTGGCATAGAAATACATCAGATCCAATTCGGTTTCCAACGGCTGTCGAACCCAATGATTATGTACATTGAAATGACGGAAACCGCAAAACGAGATTTCCGAAATAAAGTTCGAACGAAGGGAGAACGGTGTCATAACAATGATCTTCTTATTGGATGTTCCGTAGAGTGCTTCTGCGGCAGCGATGGCGCTGCATGTTTTACCCGATCCAAGGCCGTGATACACCAAGATTCCACGGTACGGACCTGCATTGCGAATGTATTCGCGAATGAACTTTTGATACAAGAATCCTTCCACCACTTCACCCGCTTTTTGCTCGAGTTTCGCACAGGCATCCTCGTCGATTTTTCCCTTGATTTGGGGAAGAAGACGAAAGACTTCCGAATAATTATCGGAAATGAAACGATAAAAGCTTTTTCTGGTTTGAGGAGTATAGACAACCGTATCCGTTAAATAAGGATTCTTCGATACAATCTCTGACTCCGCGCGTTGATATTGTCCAAAAATGGGGTCCAGACGAGAATCAATCTCTTGTTGTCTGGGAAGGTTCAGGACCGGCCGACGAGCTCGATAATCCGGTGTAGGCTTGGCAAAGCGCAACTCTTTGCGTGCAGGTAGAACTTTTGACTCTTCCGCCTTAGATGCTTCTGATTTCTCAGCTTGCGCCTTGGGCGCTTTTGCCACTTGTGGCTTCGCTGCCTGCGCTGCCTGCGGTTTGGAATCACCCTGAAACGGTTGCGCCGCCGTATCGGTTAACCCTGATGGAGGACGTTGAATGGCAGCCTTCATTTCAGCCGTTGCTGGTTTTGCAATCGTACTTCGTTTGACCAGGGCTCCTACGCCCATAGGTTTCTTTTGCATGGGTTTGGACTCCTCTGCAGAAGACATCTATTCGAGGGAAAGAAACTAACTTTTTCATTACCACACACTTTATGATACATATGTTCCGTCTGCACTATATTTGGCAACATAACTGTAATAATTCGAATTCGCGGCCGGTGTTATGCTTCCTCCAATTATGGAAGGCTGAACAGACACTGGGGTGCCATGATAGAAGGAAATCGGTCCCTTTGCCGCTCCTGTTATGGTAATCAAACCACTATCATAAGATACACTATACGATGCTTGAAAGCTTCCCACCGAACCACCCACAGTAGTCCAATTCAATACTCCATCCGTGGAATATTTTAATAAAAACATGTCCAAAATGGGATCAGTACCTTGTGTCGTATTAATCGGGTTCAATGTCATCGCTGATGTAAATGGATCAGTATACAGTGTAGCATTATACAAAATCAGTGGGCTATTTGCAAATCCACCCGTGACATAGATGGAAAATCCGTCCGAATAAATACTAAATCCATTCATTAATTGCGCCGAGTTAACCGAATTATTGATATGTAATACCTTATTCATCCATACAATCTTACCATTATTTACAATACTATTATTGATGGTATACTTCAGAATTGCCATGTTCACTGTATTTCCTGTAGCGGCTGAATCGGTTATGGCAGTATAGGCTCCATAGCTTCCCACATATGGAGTTCGATACACATTCAATCCTGCATCAAATAATACCAATGCGTATAAGCTTCCCATATCAATTGTTAGCGAAATGGCGGTAGAAAGGAAATCGATTGTTACAGAATCGGCTTGATTGATCCATTGATATGTTCCGTTTGTAGAATACGAAATAATATACATGGATGTATGACTCTGAAATGGAAAAGGTACATTATTGGTCAATGTTCCCTGTGATACAAATGTACCCGTTGTAGTTCGTGTGTTGTAGTAATTGAATGTATTAAAGAATCCTCCACCAACATAGACTCCCGCTGCATCACATACAATCGACAGAGCATTGGAGGTAGAATTGGAAGAAGCACTGTCAAATCGTGTTGCCCACTGCACCGCTCCATTATCAACATTGTATTGGACGATCATCGCTTGTTGATGATTGTTTTGTGTGGTTAACGCAATTTGTACGGAAGTTGGCTGAGCAAGCCCATTCGCATTATAAACATTCGTACTAGCGGTGAAATATACACAGATGTACAATTGTGAGCCGTTTGTACAGATTCCTGTCTTTGAATTCTGGTTGATACCAACGTTGTTGGTGTAAAAATTTTCAGAAATATGATCAATCATCGTCGCCCATTGAAGAATACCCTTCAGATCATACTTGATAATGAATAATGCAGCGGGGTAGGTCGTGGTAAGAGTTCCCTGACCTGTTCCCTGTGCTGGATTAAGTATTCCTTGTGAAATTCCATTATAATACTCTACTGCTCCGCTAAAATAGCCTGAAAGATAGATACCAGATCCATCAACTGCAATACTGAATCCTTGTGCCAACGTACCCGCTCGAGACTTAATCGAACTGGCCCATTTCAACATACCATTTTTATCATACACTGCCACAAATGCATCATTCACGGTCGTTCGACTGCTTTGTACCAATGTGATCACGGGTGAGGTAGTGGTTGTATTAATAACGCCTCCATTATAAAAATCAATCGTTCCAGTAAAGGTTCCTGTTATGATGGTTAACCCATTGGATGAAACAGAATCGGACACGGCATAGGAATTGCTATTTTCGCCAACAATAATGGCAGGCCACGCATGAGGAGCGGGTTGAACATAAGGTTCGATAACACAATTACCACACTTTTGAACAAAGTGTTTCTGATTCTGATCAGGAATCGGTGCCGTAATCAGCTTGTTCTTGAATTGATAATAGGTATCAAATGGGGGCAAATAAGGATTGGAATCCTGATTGTTAATTGCTGGATTGGGATTCGACTTTGATGGTCCATTTGTATTCGATGTATAGCACTTGGGTAAAATGGTATAAGGATCTTGATCCGAAATCAACTCGGCACAATAGGCACGACCAGCTTTCTGTAGCAAAATCTTATCAGAGGAATATGTCTCTGATGCGCTTCCCGCTGCTCCACGATATACACTCGGGTATTGCTGGGTAGAACCCGTTGCCAATGTCATTTGCTTACCACCGCCACCAAATGAAAATGTTCCATTTCCATTGGAGCAAATCGCCTCCGTCGGAACATCGGTTTGTTGAAGTCCCGTACACGTCGCCACACCCTTGATGTATTTCGACGACTGGATTTGATTTCTCCAGATCATGGTACTGGAATCCACCGTTTGACTTCGATTCAGATAAACCGTGTTTTGCTTTTGGTGCAACTTGGTTATTTGACTCGCGTCCATCTTCTACTAAGCACTTTTTAGAAAAAAGTGCCCAAAAACGTTTGATAGAAAAATAAGGATCATTTTATATTTTACTTTCGCTTTGCCTCTTGCGTCGGTTCCAAAAGCTCCAATGCGGCACGGGATGCCTCTTGCTCTGCTACTTTTTTATTGCGCGCCGTCGCCGTTGTGAGAACACGATCCTGTGGATCCAATACACCCATCGTAAAGATTCGATCATGAGGCGGTCCTACCACCGCAATCTCCTTGTATCGTGGAGGAACATGATATAATGCCTGAAACTTTCGAAGAAGCTGGTCCTTATAATTTGTATCCTCGACAATGATTTGTACAAAGTCAATGTGTTTCTCGATAATACGGACCAGAAAGTCATTGCATTGTTGCAACCCTCGACCCACGTCTTCTTCCTGCAAATACAGGGCTCCGAACCATGCTTCAAACATCGATCCCAAGATGCGTAGATTGTTGCGTCCGTCGCATACTTCCTCCATATGACGACTGAGAATGATCCATTGACCTAGACCAATGTCTTTCGCCAACTTTCCCAGTTGTTTATTATTGACAATTCGAGAAAGGATACGGGTCAAGAACCCTTCTCCCTGACCTGGATATCGTTTCGTGACATAAGACGCAATCACCAACCCCAGTACGCGATCGCCAAGATATTCCAGCTCTTCATTGTCGCAGGTTCGAAGAGGAATGCAATCATCAGGACGCGGGGCAATGATGATTTCCTCTCCATTTTCAGACTGCTCTTGCCATAGCTCAGGACGATCCACGTACGATTTGTGGCAACATGCTTGCGCAAAGAGATTGAAATTGTTGAAACGGCCTTTCCAACCATACTTTTTAAGAATCGGGATGACATCCGAGGGATTTACCTCCCGATTCTTTGGATTCCACGGATTAAAGATCTTGGCACTGTCGACGTTCATGGTTTGACTTTCTTTTACTTCATAAAATCATTCAAATTTATGTGTTATTCCCTGTTTTGTATTTTCGAGAGATACATTAGGAATGGCGGAGGATGAACAATCGTCAGAACACGAAGACTTATATGATAAAGTAGTCGATATCGGAGGCGATTGCTATTTCTTAGAAGATGAACAGCGTTCTTTGAAATTTGGATGCAAAAGCCATGATGAATTCAAAAAGACATTTGATCCCAAATTATATAACCGATCCCTACAAGATATCGAATACATCTTTGGACGTTATCTTGCCTTTGGAAACCAAAAATTAGACAAATTCTATGGAGATGACAAAGAAACGTTAATTCAACTCCTTCAACTACGTCTCAAACAATTGAAAGATAGCAACGAATACTCGTCTTCCAAGATTATCAACAGTCGTATGAAAACCTATGTCAATAACATTCATGCGATCCTTTCTACCCTAGGCGAAAGTCAAGAGGTTGCCAACAATATCGGAGAGGCCGAGACATTTACCGATGAAGAACTTTATCAATTCATTTTGGAACTAACTTGGTTTCTCACCCATGCCGATAAGGTCCCTAAACAAAATCGTAAATTATGGAATGAAATGGTTAAAAAGATGAAAGATCTTGGCTTAGCAGAAATTGCAAAACAAATTCGATCCAGCAATCAATCCGAGCATCAACTCCAATCTCCTCCCGTCGCTGCCAATTTTTTTAAGGGTGTGAATACGATACAAATGAAAGAAGCAAAAACACTGCGACAAGCCGTTGGAGAGTCTGATGATACCCTTCGTCCTAAATTTCAATCTCTATTAACCCTCCTTCGATTGAAAGGGTATCTGGGTCCTGAAAACAGTTATGATCTCTCTATGGAAAATGACCTTCGTAGCAAAATGTTAAATCAGAGAATTGTACAAGGCGATGCATCCCAGCGTAAGGCACGTACAGGAGTACGCAGACGTCCTTCTTCCGCTCCTTTAGAGAGACCACCTGCGATCGCCCCTTCTGAGAATAACGATGTAGAACATATCATACAAGAAGGAGGAGATCCAACTACCGAACTACGTAATGATTCTCTAACCATGGATACCATATATCAACTTACCTCTCCCTTATTTGATTATCTTCGTGTCTTATTTGATCCTGTCTATTCTATTCTTCAACGCTCTGAATTCGAAATGACAGTTGGTCTACTAGAGATCATTCCTCTCTTGCATGTATGCATGCATCTTCAACTTCCAGGAATGTATCGTATTCAAAATATTGATCCTGATGTAAAAGAATGCATGGATGCAATGTTAGGTGCTACCCATCAATATATCGATTCTCTATCTTCCAAATCAAAAAAAGAGCAATTTGTTGAACAATTGAAAAAATTACCACGTGTACGTCTTACTTCGCTTCTGGCTCCTTATGCCAATTCAAACCACTATAAAGATCCGTCTACCCTTCCTTCTGTTCAATTCTTATCACTTGGTGTTAATTTTACAATTAATGAAGAAAAGAAAGAGGAATTACCAGATGGTTTTTTCAATGAAACCGATCTTTACCTGTTCAATGTACAAGATACCCTCACAATAAAGAGCATCTTTCGTGGAAATTCTAATAAGAAGATCAAACTCTATACCGTCGATTGGAATACCATCAAGGCTTCCAAACCTACTCTTGATCTCAAAAATGACAAAACGGAAATCAATCAGGACACACTCGATCTTTATCCAGAAATTTTGTTTAATGATTCCGAGTTGTTTTTGAAGACCATTATGACAGTGCATCACATCTTTCCTGGAAAAGATACATTTATACCGATCGAACAAGCAGAAGAACCTGCCGTGGAAGAGAAAGAACCCAAGAAAGAATCCGAAGCGGAGGAAGAATCGGAAGAGGAACCAAAGAAAGAAGAAGAACCAAAGAAGGAAGAGGAACCAAAGAAGGAAGAGGAACCAAAGAAGGAGGAACCATCAGGGAAACCTGTTGAGACAACGCATGTGGTTCAGATAAATGAAACGAGTTCCATGCCTGCAACAACAGTACCCCCTACAAATAACACCTCAAATGGAAACACAGACGTTATTCCTACAGAAGTAAAGTAAACCTCTATCAGTAGAATGCCAGACGCAAAAGAAACATTTGCCCCCAATCGAATCCTTCTCAAGGCCAAATACAGCTTCTACAGTGCCCTTGTATTTTTCCTCTTTGCCAATCCCGAAACGTCGATTGTTTTACAACGTCTCCTTGGTAATACGGTCTCTCTTCTTACCCCTGGAGGCGGATTCACCATTTACGGTATCTTCATCCATACGGCACTCTTCTTTCTTACCATGCTAGGTCTCATGCTACTTCCAAGTGAATGATAGGCTTTCGAGCCTTTACTAGAAGTGCTTCTTGATCTTCTGAATACTGTAGACCATGATATTTTTGCTTAAAAATTGCCATGATCGCCAGAGATGAAGCCACTTGTTCTGAATATCGCTTCTTGAAAAAGAAAAAGAGATTCGTCGATTGAATCCGATCCTGTTCCGAAAATGACGCATTCCACCCTCCTACCGGTTCCCACTCTTCCATACGATTTGATACTGGTGTCCAATAGAACATTCTAGTATGTTAGCGATGGTTATGTTTAGATACCTGTAAATAAAAACTAGAATCCCAATAGAGATGAAGATGAATATTCTATTTGGTGTTCTTGTTGTATTGGTACTTCTCCTTGTTGCTCTTCGCCTATATGGCAATCGCCACCACGGATTTGAAGGATTTGAGGGCGCAGGTCCTTCCGTTGTGATTTGCAAGGCGGATTGGTGCGGTCATTGCAAAAAAGCCGCGCCAGAATTCCAGAAACTTGCCGCTGGACCACTCACCCTCTCAGGGGGTCGTTCCGCCACGGTGAAGATCCTGGATGCCGACGCAGACAAGGAGGAAATGAAGAAGTATAATGTCCGCGGATTTCCCACCATTTTAATCATCAACGGATCCGATACCATTGAGTACCCGGGTGAACGTACCTATGACGGTGTGTTGGCGTTTCTCAACAAGATGTAATTCTTTTATGAAACATAAGTAATGATACGTATTTTTATCGATCCTTCCAGCTTCGAGATTTTGCCGATGCAACATGGACAAAATCCCTATATCGATATCTCCTACCATGCTCAAAAGTACAAACAAAAAGTTCAGTCTCAACACTCTCATGTCGTGTCCGCGTTTATCACTCCTGGTATTGTTGCACAACTACCCGAGGAACGATGTCCCTTACCCGATATCGTCTTTATGGCCAATGCAGGTCTCTCCTTACCCCGTCTCGGTCGACCCCTTCTCCTTCTTCCCAACATGAAGTATTCCCAGAGAAAAGCCGAACTTCCCTATCTTAAGAAGATCTATCGAGACATTAAACTTCCTGTTATCGAATATCCTGGAACACAGCCTTTTGAAGGACAGGCGGAACTAAAGTGGTTTGATGGCGGACGAAAGGCCATTTGTGGTTATGGACATCGTTCTACCAAACAAACCTTTGTCGAACTCGATCGACTCTTCCAGAAACTGTATGGTGCAGACAAGCCCGAATTATTGGTCATTAAATTGATCTCAGACCATTATTATCATTTGGACGTTGCCATGCTTGAATACGATGATACCAAATGTATCGTTCATCGTCGCTCTGTTTCCCCTGCTTCCATTAAAAAGATCGAAGCCTTTCTTGGAAAAGAAAACGTTCATGTGTTGGATACACCCGATTCCTTCTGTTTAAACGCGGTTGTCGACGGCGGACATCTTATTACCCATAAACTAAAAGATCCCAAGTTGAAGCCTCTCTTTGAATCCCTTACAGGTCGAACGGTACGAGAAGTGGATACATCCGAGTTTGAAAAGTCGGGCGGATCGGTTCGTTGTATGACCTTGGATATTCATCACGCATAAAGATATCGAATAGATAGAATAAAAAGGATGGATCGATTCTCTGTATCTCTGGTTCCCCATCGTGTTCAACTGTATACCTGTCATAGAGATGTGTTTCCTAGAATTCTCATAAATCGATATTACAATATTCAACAAGACATTCTATCGATCTCTTTTTTGGAGAATGAAATCACACTCTATGTCAACGTTCTAGATGGAAATGGAGCCGTTCACCAGGTTCTTCAGTCGATCTGTCATTTTGATCCTCGGATCTATCATGTCATCGACATCCACGAAGACATTCCTGGTATTGACCATATAGGGATCATTTATCAAATCTCCAAACGATTTGTGGAAAAACAAATTCCCATTCTGTATCTCAATACCTATGGTCATAATTTGGTTCTTGTATCAGAAGAACATATGACAAAAGCATGGGATATTCTAAAAGAGATTGCCTACGTATAAATTTGACTTATTTTCCTGTTCCGAATGAAATAGGTCAAATGTCCATTCGAACATTAAACGAGGCCATCCGAACTCTCTATCAACAAGAAGAAAACATTCTTCAATATGAACAAATTCTTGACATTCGCAATCTCTTTTCCGATCTTGCGTATTCCGCCTACCTTCTTCATCGCCCTGAAAGTGAAACCCTCCGTCTCACTTTTCCGCGAGAATGCTGTTCTGTTTCCAATATTCGAAACAATCGATCCTGTAAAATGGTATATTACAAAAAAGAGGGAGACTTTCTCAAAGAGATTCAAATCAATGCCACTACCGTCATTGATGTGGAGCCCGATACGGAAATTACCATCTATACTCGATCCAAACCCGATCTGATTATTGTGTATGACGTGGTTCTTAAGAAAATGAATCGATCTCGTCTTTAATCCCTAAAAGGAATGTCTTCGTTTCAAGGGTGTTCGTTTCTTAAAATAATTTACCACTGCTTCTTTTCCTTTCAAAATAATATTATTTTTGGTTTCTTCATCAAATGAAAAATCCAAAATATTAATCTCCCCCAATTGGATTTGAATAAGACCTGCATCATAAAACCGTGTTTCAATATTTGCTTTTTCCATCAAGGACACATTTAATGGTCGTGTAATCAATTCATCAATACTCAAGTCCATCAGTTCCTTTACTTTTTCTACTGAGGTTCGAATCAAAATACTAATGGTTCGTTGATGTTCCTCTTCTGGAAGGACAAAGAGAGGGTAATTACTAATCACTGCACCATCTACCAAATAATGTCCCGTTTGGGGGCAAAGAAAGGGCTGAAAATAATATGGTGCCGACATGGAGGCATGAACTGCATCGGCCACACAATAGGTAGGAGTATCGGTTGCACTAAATGTTATGGGAACCACATCATTCAAATCGGTGGCAACGACGCGCAACGATTTACCAAAGCGATCCTGTAGCTGTTGAAAGGTCAGATCCGATGGCAAGCCCTTCACATGTAAACAGGCATTAATTAATTTATGAAGTCGTTCTCCTGTATCCAGACCAAAATGAAGAATCCATCCCGGAATCGAGTCCATTTCTTTAATGTTGGTAAAGTCAAATCCCACACAAAAATCATATAATTCATCTAGCGTATATCCAATACACAAACACATCGATACAATCGAACCCGCGGATACACCCATCCATTCTTTTATCGCGGATAAGGGAATATGGTTTGATAATTCCACCAAGGCGCCCACATGCGCCATGGCACAGATTCCTCCACCCGACAGATAAATTCGATAGGGGAGCATTCTCTGCAGAGTCTTCTGGTCTTTCACGCGCACGATTTACCACATCAGTAGTAGAGCGCCTGGTATGATTTCAGGACATCTACCCGTATCGGGTGGACATTCTATCTATTATGAAACACACGGAACAGGAAAGCCCGTGGTTATCCTTCACGGTGGACCAGGTGGAGGAATACAACATACCACTCTTTCACTCTACGATTTAACCAAATGGCGTGTTGTTCTTTTCGATCAACGAGGATGCGGAAAATCGACTCCCTTTGGATCGATTGAACATAATACCACCTGGGATCTGGTAGAAGATATCGAAGCACTTCGTTGTCATCTTGGCGTAGATTCCTGGTGCGTGAGTGGAGGATCGTGGGGGACCACCCTGGCTCTCGCCTATGCGGAGACCTATCCCTCTCGCGTTACAGGATTACTTCTTCGCGGACTTTGTTTTTGCGATGATGATTCCTTTCGTTGGCTCTATGAAAAAGGAGGAGCATCCGAAATTTTCCCAGATCGATGGGATTCCTTTGTCTCCGTTTTACCCGAGAGGCTTCGACATGCTGGATGGAAAGACATTGCTCGATTTTATCATAAGAAACTGAACGGACCCTCTCCACAAAAGTATGTTAAGGCATGGTGGGGATGGGAATTTGCAGTATCTCGTTTGATTCCTGACAAACACGATTCTACTTCCACCAATGAAGCGCTCGCGCTTGCTCGATTGGAAAATCATTATTTTGTTCATGATTGTTGGTTCACCAAAGATCAACTCCTACGGGGACTTGGTGCACTTCGACATATTCCCATTACCATTGTACATGGTCGGTATGATCTCGTTTGCCCTATTAGCGCATCGTTTGAGGTTAAGAAGACATTACCTCATACCAAACTGATTGTCATACCCGATGCAGGACATGCCTCCATTGAACCTGGAACGAAACGAATGTTAAAACGGGTCATCCGCAACATGATAAAACATACTACGCGAAGCAAACCACGCAACACACTTCGAAAGCGAAGCACTCGTCGTAAGAGAAGCACGCTTCGTAGACACTGAGTCAAAAACGTCTAGACTTTTACTTTTCCATTAACAGTAATGGATCAGCAAACACCACAGTTGAATCCCGCCGATCTTTATGACAAACGAAAGTCAAAAGATGCCTCTCGTTTGAAAGCATACAACAAAATCTTGGAACAGATTTACAACCGTGTCCGTGTCATGTCGAAACTACCCAATTCTCCCTGTTATTTACTATACACGGTTCCCCCTTTTATTCTCGGGCTACCCAAGATTGATTTGGAAGATTGTGTCATCTATTTAATCTATCAATTACGACATGCTGGATATGATGTTCGTTATACTCCACCCAACATGATTTATTTATCATGGATTCATCACGAAAAATCATACCTCGTTCAACAGTCTCCGATCATGCAAGCCATGTTGGAATCTGCCGAAAAAACCCAGGCGGAACTTGAACGTAAAGAAAAAGAAGCATCTCGTCTTCTCCAAGGACGCAAGTCCCAGAGAAAAGTTCGAACCTATACCCCTGGAGAACTACAGAGAGGATTTGGTGGTGCCCCCGCTTCACGCAGTTCCGCCATTTCTACCATTCTCAATCGTCCCGTGTCGAATCCCACCGCAGGTCCACCTCCACCCAGCGCAGCCGATTATGTTCCTCCTTCTTCTTTCCTTCAAACCATGGAACAGCCACAAAATACGGTTATTCAGCCAAAATCAAATATTGATTATTTTAGGTGATATTTTAAGTGGAACACCTATGAAATGGATTCCAAAAATACCATTTGATATCAAACGAACCAAAGCAAATCTCTTTGTTCTCTCTTGTTTTGATCCGCGCTTTACCGGTAGATTGGCCGATCATTTGATCAACGAGAAAAAATTGCATTACGATTACGTTTCTTTAGCAGGTTCCTCTTTTGGTGTTATGCAGACCACGTATCCGACCTGGAAGTCTATGTTTTATCAACACCTTGAACTTGCCATCAAGATTCATGATATCAAAGAAGTATGGGCGTTTGATCATTTAGATTGTGCCATGTACAAGAACACCTTGAAAATAATAGACGATGACAATCCATCCCTTCATCTTCCCTATATGAAAGGATTACAATCTGAGATTGGTCATATCTATCCCCAATTACAATTTCAAGGATTTATCATGATGTTGGATGGATCCATTCATCGAGTTCTCTAAAGAGGTGATTTTATCATACACCATTCAAGATCCCATGAAGTCTCGCTGCCACTACCGGTCCTACTTTCCTTGAACCCACTTTGATTTCTGCTATTTGTTTTGTGTCTGCTTCCATGACTGCCTTTAGCGTTCCCAGAGCGGTTATGAGTGCCTCGGCCATCTTGACCGATACACCAGGACATTGAGCCAAACACGCAATCGCAAACTGCTTCGGATCTGCCGCATTTGCCTTTTTTTGAACATGAATACCATCCGATACCTTAATGAGTTCTGTGGTTCGTTGAAGAGAGGTCGGATCCTCTGTCCACTGATCCATAATAATCTGCACAAGTTCAGCCGTTTCTCTCACCGAGCCTGTTTGCAAGACAGGTAGTTGATAATGAAACACAAGACGATTTAGAAATTTCATAAGAGCTTTCTTCTCTAGACGACCCGTTCCTGAAGAGAGATCTCCTTCCAAAATATAGAGGGGTTGTGTTTTGTGTTCTTGACAGTAGGACAAAATTCTACCACGTTGCTCTCGATATCGGCCATCCAAGATGGATGCTTCAAAATCACGGATGGATTTACGTTCCATAACGATTCCACCTTCTTTTACAATACCATCTTCTCCTACTCCAATCCAAATGTCTGCAATGGGGAGGGCTTTGACAGTCGCAGTAGGAAGAAGAGAGATCAACTCCGATTCACGCGTATCCAGCCACATTCTAAGTATTCTATGATTGTTTTTATTTAGATTGGACAAACCTAAATAAAAAGATCTTCTCTTCAATAGAGATGGCCGACTTTCGATTAAAATTGGGCGAATTGGATAAAATCCGCGCCAATCATCCTGATAAGATTCCCGTGTTTGTTAGCAAAATTGCAAATGCGAATAACGGAACACCCGATATTCGCAAGCATAAGTTTTTAGTACCCTCTCATTTTACAATGGGAGGATTCATGGCCATTATTCGTAAGTGGATTCAGCTTCCACCTGAAATGGGGTTGTTTTTCTTTGTAGGACGCATCAATCCTACGCCTAGTTCTCTCATTATTGAATTATATGAGAAATACAAAGGACCGGATGAAGTACTGCGTGTCGAATATGCCTGTGAAAATACCTTTGGTTAAGCTTTTTCGAAAAAAGCGACATAAGCGGTTTACCGCGACGCGACATAGCCGAAGGCTTATACGCGATTTAATGCTTGCGATGACGACGATTGAATTTCTTGATCGCATGCGACGCTGAATTCGCGTTGGGTTGAAACTCTGGAATGCGTGGGGCATTCACATTGATGGTTAACGCCTTTGGCTCTTCTTCAATTACATCCATTTTATCCACCACTTCCTTTTGAGGGTGTTCAATTGATTCAATCTTCATGGCCTTGCGAATCAATTCCATTGAATCGGTTAGCTCTTTTTCACGAAGAGACTCGTTCATCAATAATGTTGGTTTAGTTTCCACAGCTGGTTCTTCCTTCTTCTCCTCTTCCTTCTTCTCCTCTTCCTTCTTCTCCTCTTCCTTCTTCTCCTCTTCCTTCTTCTCCTCTTCGGACGTTTCCTCATAAATGGGAGTCATGCTATTGCTCGCTCGTTGAACGAGTTCATCAATCTCATAGGGTGTTAATGGCCGTGATAGATCTGCAATATCTTCCGCCGTAAGCGGCTTGACTTCTGCTGGATCCTTTCCTCCACACACCCACTCTCCATTCTTCACTTCCAAATCATCACGTTTACCATCAGCATTTAATTTCGGACTTGGTTCCACCTGCAACACCTTTCTCGAGGTGAATGGTATCGACAGATAGGTTCCCATCTACTACTCCTTTTTCTATTCCATTTTAAGTTGACTCTTTATTTATTGTATTGGTATCGTTATCAATACAATAAGTACATTCTACCGTAAATTTAATTCCACGCCGGTACCGGATATGTTGTTTCGAACATTCTCTGCAGTCCAGAATTTGATAAACTATAATCATTCTTTCCCTTACGTGTCGGGTCTCTTGCCTTCAAAAATGGATCCATTCCCGCCGCCAGGTCGGAAGCAGGCATGGGAATGGAAATGGTTTCCTCTCCACGCGATCTCATCACTTTCGCAACCGGGTCATCGGAAACATCATCTTCCCATACAATCTTCGGATTCTTTTCCTTTACCTCCGTAATCTCCCAAATGTTTTCCCCCTGCTTCGATTTCACAACAACAGGAACAAGTCCCTTCTTATCGTATACTTTGTGCAGTAATGATTTAACATCCTCTACGGAATACTGAAGAAGACCCTTGCTGGATTTTGGCTGATAGGTCTGCAAGATCTTCTTTTCTTCATCCTCTTGTTTCGAAGAATCCTTTATGGCCGAATACGCTCCTTCCAAATCTTGATAGAATCCTGCCGGCTGAGGCAACGATTCCGCTTTCTTCAAAAATGCCGCTTCTTTCTCCTGAAACGTCTGTGAATTGGGTCCTTGTGTGGACCAATCCAGCGGATACCGGGTCATGGCATCACTGATCTGTTGTTGGGATGCCTCCCGTGATCCCTGATTTTGAAATACCGCAGAGATTTCATATTCGTCGGGACGTGGTTCCTTTACTGGATTTTCCGGCATCGATTGAAAGGCAGTTGCACTTGTTTTTGGCGACCCATCCGCGTTAAATCGTTCTCCTTGAAAGGTTTCTAAATACTTACGCCCATTGATATAGAATACCACATATCCAATCAGGAATAATATTGCAATGGTAAGTATAATGGCATCCTCCATTCTCTCTTCTATACATTAATAAAGAATACCAAAGTAGAATGCCGACTCGTCGTACCATGCAGGGTGGAGTACCCAAAAAAACAAAGAAAGCCCGTAGTGATAACAAAAAGGCTCGTAAAACGGCTCGGGGTCATCAAGAATCCGTCTCTGGATCCATTCTTCCTCCACTCGATGTCCGCTCGGAAAAAGATCTATCCGAGCTAAAACGCCGTATTAAAACGGGATTGATTACCATTGTATTGATTTATGCCGATTGGTGCGGTCATTGCCATCACATCATGCCTCATTTTGATGCTGCCTCCAAAACCCCTGAACGAAACATCCAATCCGTCAAAGTGAACGAAACCATGCTTGATAGGGTGAATGAAACCATTAACAAAGGAATCAATCACAACGCCAAACCTGTCAAAGTGGAAGGTTATCCAAGTATTATTCTGGTAGATCAAAAGGGAAATAAGGTTTCTGACGTGAATCCTGTTAAAGATACCAAGGTTCTTTCGGAGGTTATGCGCCAGATGTCTCCTCCAATGGAGGGAGCTTCAGAGGAGGGAGAAGTCGAATCCAATTCTGAAGGAGAACAACGAAACACAAGTACCAGTATCGGTCGTCTTCCTAATAAGAATAGCGGAATGGCTACAAGAAGACAGAATTCCTATATGGGTGAAGATCAGCTACTTGGAAGCATGGCAGCATCCCAAAAGGAATATCTACCCTCTATGGCCACTCCACCTCATGAATCAAAAGATATGGTACAAGGAAAGAATGCACGAGCGATTGGAGGAAGCCTCTATGGAGCACTTTCCCAAACGGCCTATACCTTGGCTCCTGCTGCCGCCCTGCTCGGTGCCGCAGCCCTCATGATGAAAAAACAGTCTCGTCGTAGAACGCAAAAACGCTCTCACAAAAGAGTCTAGAAACGAGCATAAAATTGAATCAAATCAATCTCTACAGAAATAGACAACCATGGCCGCTGATCTTGTCTTCCATCTTTTAGATATCCAGTCGCGCGATATGTGCATCGAGTCCGAACAGGAAGATGCCCGCGAAATCGCGTTTGAATCTAATTCGGATGAAGATGACGAAGAGTTCGGCTCTGCACGCAGAAAAAAGAAAGTCAACCCCTCCTTCTCCAAACAACGTGAATTGATTCTTCACCTATTTGGCGCCACCGAAACAGGAGTCCCCGTTCGATGCGATGTGTCTGGCTTTCGCCCCACCATGTATCTTCGTCTCCCTGATGATAAACCTTCTCTTGCCGCCGATGCCATTACACGATACATCAACAGCAATGGAATTCCCATGGGTCAACTGACCATCACTCGTGTTATGAAAAAAATATTCTATGGATTCACCGCTCAAACCCCTTACCCCTTTCTTCAAATCGATGTTCCCTCCCTAGGACTCTTTCGAACCCTACGTGGGCTCTTTCTGGATGAGAACCTTAACCCCAAAACTAGAAAACCATTGGATTTCCCCCTTCGTGGTAAAAATGTGGAAGTCTTTGAAGCAAATATCGATCCTATGCTCCGTTTCCTCCACGTACAAAATCTATCCCCTTGCGGATGGGTCAAAATCAAGGATGGAATGAAATACATTTCAAACGATGATCCGCAAAATCTCGTGATCGACTGCGATTACGAACAGGTTGTTCCCACGCCTGCCCCTCGTGTATCGGCGCCTTTCCTGACCGCTTCTTGGGATATTGAGTGCTTTTCCATGACGGGAGATTTCCCAGTTCCTAAACGAACCTGGACCAAGGCGGCAAAGGATGTTATCCGAATGGCCAAAACAGGTCAGCAGGCAACCTCCTTGATTGTATCGAGCTTGTCCACTGGACAGACGGCAGTAGAGACTCTTCCCAAAGGAATGACCCCCATTTACTGTCAACTCAAATCCTCTCTCGAAATCATAACCGGTCGTCTGGCCGTTATCGAGGATGAAATCCAACATGTTCTAACCTCCGGCGAACCAATGGAAGATCGAATCACTCGCTTGGAGACCTTACTTGATAAAAACCTCAAAAACTCGGTGCGTCTCGTCGGAGACCCCGTTATTCAAATCGGAACGACATTGACACGTGGCATTCAGAACGGTAAAGATACGAGCGACCGCCATCTCTTTGTCTTCCCCGACTGCGATCCCATTCCTGACATCACCGTTCATGCCTACCCTACCGAAGCTGCCATGATTTTGGGATGGTTTGAATGGATGATCGAGGTGAATCCCGATATCCTTATCGGATACAACGTCTTTGGTTTTGATGAATCCTATGTATGGGCTCGTGCAGAAGAACTCAAGCTGATTCGAGCCGACTCTCCCATCCATCAAATGACACGTCTGTTCGAACTCTCCAGCGAAATGAAACTCGAAGAAAAATTTCTCAGCTCCTCGGCGATGGGAGACAATCGTATGTACATCTGGACCACCCACGGACGACTTCAGATCGACTTGTTCCACTATATCAAGCGCAACAACGTGTTGCCCTCCTACAAATTGGATGAAGTCACCAAACATTTCATGTCGGGTAAACTTAAACAATTCGAATATGATGCCTCAACCGGCATTCTAAGCCTTCAACTCTCAGGCGCCATCAAAGATCTCAAAGAAGGGCGTTCGATCATGTTGCTCGACGATACAGGTGAGACGGTTTCCGATAAACTTCTCGTCCACTCCTTTGATCAATCCACCATTTACGTTCATGGCTTCTTTGACCCCGATGTCTTGGAAGAAATGCACACCGCCAATCGCTGGGTCGTGGTCAAGGACGATGTTAGTCCCCAGGATATCTTTCGTCTTCACCGCGAAGGTTCGAAGGGACGCGCCGTCGTAGGAAAGTACTGTCTTCAAGATTGTGATCTGGTCATTGAGTTGTACAAGAAACTGGAGACATTCAACAATTCCATGTCGATGGCAAACGTCTGCACCGTTCCCGTCAGTTATATCTTTACACGCGGCCAGGGTATCAAGATTGAATCCCTTATCTTCAAGTACTGCCGTGAGCGCGGGATTGTCATTCCAGTCCTACCTGTTCCCACACAGGGATCCGATGAGGGATATGAAGGCGCGATTGTCCTTGATCCTCAGCCTGGCTTCTATTCGACCAGTCCCATCGGAGTCTGCGATTTCGCCTCCCTGTATCCTTCCACGATTGTTAGCGAAAACATCAGCCACGATTCTCTCCTTTGGGTGAAGGACTTTACCAACGATGGTCTTCTCATTGCTAATCGATGGGGTTCCGATGTATTTGACGAGTGCGACGGATATGCCTACACGGATATCGAGTATGACATCATTCGAGCGGATCCAGAAGACACTAGAAAGCATCCTCGCAAGATCAAGTGCGGCCGCCGCATCTGCCGATTTGCGCAGCCTCTTGACGGAACCAAGTCCACCTTGCCTCAAATTACGACATGGCTTCTTACTGCACGTAGTGCCAAGAAAAAGGAGATGAAAGCGGAGAAGGATCCTGAACGTTATGCCTTGCTTGATGCCGAACAGCTGGCGTATAAACTAACGGGTAATTCTCTTTATGGTCAGCTGGGATCGGGAACCTTCAAGATTCGTCTGCAGGCACTGGCGGCCTCCGTGACGGCCTATGGTCGCAAACAGATTCTCTTTGCCAAGGCCGCAATCGATCAATTCTATGGACCGACGCGAGGATTGAAACACTGTAGCGCCAATGTCATGTATGGTGACACGGATTCTCTATTCGTAGAATTCAATGTTCGAAACCCTGAAACCGGTGAACGACTAGAAGGGCGTGAGGCGCGTCAAGCAACGATCGACATAACAGACGAGGCAGGCCATTTCATAACAAAAACCCTGGCAGCACCCCATGACTTTGAATTTGATAAAGCATTTGATCCCCTCTTGATGTTTTCGAAGAAGCGATATGCTGGAAACATGTACGAGGCCAATGCAGACGATTATGTTCACAAATACATGGGGATTGCACTGAAGCGTCGAGATAACGCCCCCATCGTGAAGACGATCTTTGGTGGAGCGATGCGTATGCTCTTGGACAAGCGAGATGTCGTGGGTGCGTTCCAATTTGTCAAGGACAAATGCATGGAGCTAGTGGAAGGAAAGGTTTCCCTTGGACAACTAACGGTCACCAAATCCTTGCGTGCCGATTATGCGGATCCTTCTCGTATCGCCCATAAGGCCCTCGCCGATCGGATTACGAAACGTGATCCAGGCAATGCACCCGCTGCAGGAGATCGTATTGGATATGTCTACATTCGTCCACCACAGGGCCAAGAAGCCTCCAAATTGCAAGGAGAACGTATTGAGACTCCCAGCTTTATCAAGGAAAATTCGTTGGTTCCCGATTACCGTCATTACATTGAGCATCAACTTCAAAATCCAATTTCCCAGGCGTTCGGTCTACTCTTGGAACAAATTCCAGGATTTCGTAAGGATATGATACAAGGATGCCCGACGGCAACCGAAGATCTCGATCGATACCTGTCCTTTCGAGAAGCCAAAGCGGCGGAACTCTTGTTTCATGATTGTCTGCATTCTGAATCGATTACGAAAATGGAAACCGATCACAAGAAGAGCGTCGTTCGTTCCGCCTTTACTTCCTTGTTTGGAGGAAACGCCGTTATTACCCCTGTCGAAGTCGCCCCTAAACGGGTGACCCGATCCACTACCAAGATGGTTCAAACCACGATGAGCAATTATATTATGGATCAATACCTAGTCGGTAAGATCAATAAGAATGAACAGAAAGAACGTGCCAAGAAGAAGAAAGAAGAAAAGAAATAAATTAAAGGATTGTATTATTTTTTCTTATGTGATATTCTCTTATGAGATTTATTACACCTTTGGACATTTAAAACGCCGATTTTTATGATCCTATTCTTGATACAATTTCTTCTTGCGATGCGTTTTTCTTGATGATTTACGTTTATATTTTTCATCCCTCTCATATGACCCTTGAAAGATGCGGTATAATATTTCACTCTGAATGTCCTTTACTGTATCTTTAATATTACTCTTGAGTTCTTGATAGGTTATTCCTATTTTCTTTTGTAGTTTAGACTTAAACACACTAAAGAAATTCTCTATGGCGTTTGTAAAGTGCTGGTAAGGAATAGCATATAACACTTGGTTATGTTTATTTATTAACTCTCTTATCCTTTCATTCCGATGTGAACTTGCATTATCCAAGATGATGAGTTTATTCTTATACTTTGTAGTGATAAACTTCTCTAAAAAATCTACCAGTCTATCGGTATCAATCCCACCTTTTTCATATAGCGTCCATCCTTGAACCCCTTTGGTGCTAATCGCCATAATTGCAGTATATCGCTTGAATACGTCCTGAGAAGTAGTTGTAATAACGCATCGTTTACCAACCTCGCTATAACAATGTTTACGCTTTTGAAGTGCATTAATACTGGTTTCGTCGATGCAAATAATATCCTCTAACTTGTACTGGTTGACCTCCCTATAAAAGTCCTTGAGTTGTTGGTTGATGTTAATGTCTTTCCATTGGAAAAAATGTTGTGAATAATGGAAACATCTTGCGCCTCTTCCAATGATTTAATGGAGATGTCCATTCTACTACTGAATTTAAATCATCATTTAGAAATAGTACAGATGGGAAACTCGGGATCGCATACCATTCGAATTCAATTCGATTTAATCCAGCACAAACGAGTATCTGATTCGCTATTGAGACGAGCAGAAGAAGTCGATCAATATCTCGAATCGTGTAAAGAAGACCGTGTAAATTCTATTGCACGAGAACACTTGAACTATTCGGCGAATTCCATTTCCGATAATGATTACAAGTATTATCAAACCATACTGGAACGTTCTATCCCTACTCTTCCGAAACGACTTCAAATGGATCTCGGTTCAATTCCGATCATACCCATGATGCCCTCTGCCGATGGAGGCATGCCTCATACTCGCCCCGATCGTCTTCTCTGTTTTCCCAATCTCTCCCAACTCGAATCCAAAACAACTCTTGTACATGAATTATGGCATGTTCATCAACGTATGTTTCAAGAATCATGGATGCACGTTTTTTCAGAGCTAGGATGGAAACCATGGAATGGAACTCTTCCTTCTCACTTGGATAATAACCGAAGATATAATCCTGATACAATTGATTCACCCCTATGGATTTTTCAAGATACATGGGTTCCTGTTCCCATTTATCAAGATATTCGTAATCCACGTATTCAACATGTGTCCATATGGTTTTATCGACCCAAAAGTCGTAGTCATGTGAAAGAACTTCCTGAAGAGTTGGATGAACTTTTTCCTGATTTGCCCTTCTCTGCATACGAACACCCTCGAGAACTCGCCGCGTATTTATTATCCGATCCGGATTCTTATCGCATGGTTCCAGGATTCAAGAAACTGATAGAGTTGGTAGGACATATGGCAATTTCATAAGAAGACCAATAATGTTCGTTCTAAGTAGTCAAGCAATGTGTCAACTTCATAAAAAATGCGTTGCTTGGATCTCATTGGAATCGATAGGAATCCCATCCTCTGGCTGTTTACGATCCTCTTCCTGGCTTCGTTCCCTTTCTGTTCCAATTCATCACTCTCTTCTTCGTCCTTCTGTTTATATCGATCTTCCTGATTGTACACTCACTTGTATTAAAACATTGTCTCATGGATCATTTGGATATATTGATGTTGCACGATATGAAACAGAGAAAGGATCGAAAGAAGTATATGTGAAACGCCCCATGATTCCTGGAAAAAGTTTACTATTGGAAGCGTGCGTTCAACAATGGGTGCATCTTCATATGAAAGTGATTGGGTTTCCGATTAATGCACCTGAAATCTTGAGAATTTTTCGCCTAGGAGATGATTCGATTGGATTTGTTATGGAACCGGTGGAAGGAGCAACTACACTCAATGCCTATTGGGATTCTTCTCCTCCTTCCTGTTTTTCAAATTCCATGATTGATTGCCTTCTTCAAATCTGTGCAATGACATGGTACTTGGACCAAATGCTAGGAATGAATCATCGTGATCTCACCCCCAGTAATTTTTTAGTCGTCGAACATGAACCCATTCGTAAAATTCTAACCATCGAAAATGAAATCATCGAAATTTCATCCCGACGATCCTTATCCCTCATCGATTTTGGATTCTCCTGTATTGGATCCACTGAAACTCACCTTTCCGATTTATCCCTCAGTACGGTATATCCCTCAACAGATCCTTGCCCCAAAGATGGACGTGATTTGTACTTATTTTTAGGTCTGGTATACATTGATTACTATGACAAACTGCCGCAGACTCTGCGTACATTATTTGAAGGATGGCTGGAAGGAACAGGATCAACCCTATGTCGTTTTATGAGACGAGATAAAGAACATTCTAAAAAATGGCTGTATTTTATGACAGGAAATGAGCAAATTAAACGATTTGATTCACGTCCAGAACGAATTGTTCGAGATGTTCAACATATTTTAACACCCTCCGAATAATATCGAAAGAGAATAGATGCCGCCTCCATTGATAAGGGTTATTCCTCCAGATAACAATAATGAATCTATAGAGAAACAGCCAACCATAAAACGTGGTAGGTTTGAATCAAACAATTCAAGTGATAAGGTTGAATCAAAGAATTCAAAAAATGCCCCTTCTCGATTTTCTTTAACTATACCGAATTCAAACTCGCAGAATTCAGAAGGTTCACACAGTAGCACACGTTCTCGATTTTCTTTAACCATTCCATCGAACAATACAAAACAAAATGAAGAAACCAATAATGAATCCGAGAATGAATCCAGTTATACATACCGAATGAAACCGAATGCAGTTGATTATGATTATCCCTCTTTCAAGCAATATTTTGATGAAAATAAAGAAGGAACTGCCCTGAATATGGTGTCCCTGTTTAATAAATTAGATAAACTCACAAAAACAGGAATTGCAGTAGGAGGTCATCGATTCCGTGGAAAAAAATTCATTAAAATCTATCTATTTATAACGGGCAAGAATCCTGATTATTTTTCATTAGACAAATTCTATAAAGAAATTTACTTTCAACAAGAAGCTGCTAAAGCGATCAATGGTAATTCAGGATCAACTGAAAAGAATGGATTTCGATTTTCTGTTCCCGCCATTCATCAATATGGAGAAATTGCAGTGGATGATATTATTGTAGATACGTATCGCACATTAACGGAAGGAAAATTAACATACAATCCCGACACCATACATATGTCCTATGTTATTATGGATTTAACAGACGGAATATGCATTCGACCAATGGAAAATGCATCAAATAAAAAAACGCGTTCGAATATCCATACGCAATATAAAAAAGGCGTATTAACATTCACAAAAAATAATCAGAACAACCTTGCGATGTCTGTTAAGGAAGGTGCTAAAAATTGGGGTGAAAGTTCGAATTGTTATCTATTACCTTTACCATTGGTACTAAATATAACATTGAATGCACATGATCTATTAAAAATGGCTGGTATTTATCACAATGATTTAGGAAATGGAAATAACATATTATATGATGGAACAACCTTTGTCATAACCGATTTTGGAGAAGCAACTGATATTCCTGATATGAGTCGTTCTTTTACCATGTACGCAGAATATGGATTTGGAGGTAAACGACGTACGAGAAAGGTATCGAAACGAAAGGCACATCGTACACGATCTAAGAAATCCAGACGATCATATAAACAATGAATTGGTTGATCCTCTCAACCATTCTGCATTTCTATTCAATTGTACCTCTTCTTTCCAATTATGAACACTTTACAGGATACATTCATGTTATCATTCTATCTACTACATTATCTGTTCTCTATCATACAGATGAATCAAATGTATGGATCGCGGGACTAGATCATCTTATGACATTTATCTGGTTTCTCTATGATCTTGAACTAGGATGGTCTAAACGGTTCTCTTTTTTTAGAATCATTCATTCCAATCTTATCTCCTTTATTATCTATCGTGGTAGTCTAGAGATGAAACCATATGTATTATATCACAGTTTATGGCATCTATTCAATGCCGCAAAATGTTATTACGTTGCCACGCTTCTACCTAAAGAATAAATACATTTATCTAATAAAGACAACATGGCATTTGTGCAAGCAATGAACAGGTCTAAAACCGGTGTAAACGGTGCCGATGTCTACACAGAAGATGGTGTGGGTGATTGGCGTGTCTCCCTTTTTACAATGCTCAATCGCGATCTAGAGGCGAGCTACATCCATGAGTACGTGGAGAAGATTGCCAATTTGAACGACTTCAATTGGATTCGCGATCTCTTTGTCATGGCGTTCCAGACCCGTGATGTGCGTGGTGGCAAAGGTGAGCGTAAACTATTTTACGAATTCTTCCGCGCGCTTCATCGATTCTATCCACGGGTTTGTTCCAAGATGCTTGCCTTGATTCCCGAGTACGGTTGCTGGCGCGACATGTGGACTCTTTGGGAGATTATTCCTGAATTGCATCCTTCCATTTTGAGTCTGGTCAAGGAACAATTCATGGAGGATTTGACAAAGGCGGGTTCAGGTCAAACGGATTCAATCTCCCTTCTTGGAAAGTGGCTTCCACGCGAGAAATCAAAGACGTATGCGGGAATTGCTGGTTCTATCGCAGCCACTCTCTATCCTCACGAGACTACTGCGCGTCGTCGAATGGTTCGCTATCGCAAAGAGACCAGTTTTCTGAATCGCATTCTCAAAACGGTAGAGATCAACATGTGTGGTGGAACCTGGCGTAAGATTCAACCTGAAGCCGTTCCTGGACGATGCTTGAAGATTCACGACAAGGCATTTTTGAATGAGAACAAAGATGGTTCCACTCGCTCTCAGAATGAGGATCGTATCTTGTGTCGCGAGCATTTCGAGGAGTTTGTGGAGGGTCTGAAAAATGGAACCAAAAAAGCACATGGTGCCAACGTTGTGTTGCCACACGAGCTGGTCTTGAAGGCACAAGATCACACTACTTCACGCGACCAACATGTTATTAACCAGGCACAATGGGATTCGATCCGCGAAGAGACATTGAAACTGGGCGGACTTGGCAAGGCGATTGCCATGTGCGATTTCAGTGGCAGCATGACCGGTCTTCCTCTTCAGATCTCCTTGGCACTTGGAACCTTGATCTCAGAATGCACTCATCCGTCGTTTAAGGATTATATCCTGACCTTTGACGCCGCTCCACAATGGCACTCCTTTGTTGGAAAGAAGACATTGAAGGAGAAGCTCGGTTCGCTTCGTAATTGTGGTCAAGGATTAAACACCGATTTCTATCGAGCGTGTCAGATGATTTTGGCGCGGATGATCCAGTGGAAGGTTCCTGTGGACGAGGCACCCGAGGATTTGATTGTTATCACCGATATGGGATTTGATGATGCATTTGATACACGAAATCGATCATCGTCAAGTCATCAAACCGTATGGGAAACCCAATTGACTCGTATTCGTCGTGAATTCCAAGAAGCGGGTGAATATTTGTTTGGAAAGGGCAAGGGTTGGAAGGCGCCACGCATTGTCATCTGGAACGTGCGCGCAGAGTTCAAGGATTTTCATGCCACGGCAGATCAAGAGGGTGTTGTTCAACTGTCCGGTTGGAGCCCCAGCATGCTCAAGGCGCTTCAGAAGGGTGGGGTAGAAGTCCAGACACCCTACCAGGGTATGCGTGCCGTTTTGGACGATGCGCGGTATGATCGGGTTCGAGCCGTTCTACGTGCGTAGAAGCTTAAAGAAGTAATTCCTCTTCTAGAGTAGAAGCCGTCCTCCTCTTCTCTGTATTCCAGCAGCAATCAATTCCAATTTGACTGTATATCAAACCAGATGGAATACAGTACAAAGAGAAGAGGAGGAAGGCGTTCCTAAGGGAATCCCACAGGGGATTCCCGACCTAAGGGCATGAAGTGCCCGACCTAAGAGGTTTACAGCCTCTACCTAAGGGATTCTCATATCGAGAACCCAGACCTTAAAAAAAGATCTTTTCGTTGTATTCCAACAGCAATCCCCTTTCAATAATTAATGAAACCCAACGGAATGCAGATACGGAAAGATAGATCGACACTTGTTGTCATACTCACATTCCGAACACAGGACGAGTGTACAAGTAATAAGAGCATTTTATGCCTCGATCATCTTATAGAGGGAGTATTCTTACAGCAAACTCATTTAAGTAAATAAAAAGAATACAGTAATTGGGCATTATGGAATGGTATTAACTGACTTGAGATGATTTCGGTTTGGATCTCTAACCATTGTTTTTACAAAAGAGATTGATCCTATACCTTGAGATCTCTTACTCTAACGATACTCATCCATAATTAAGACGGCAATTTCGCAGCAAAAGACGGCATCGGCAACGGCAATCGGCATCGGCATCGGCATTCAAGACGGCATCGGCAAGCAATCAAGACGGCATCCAAGACAAGGTACGTACCTTTTGTAAATAAATTGTGTGTAGTGTGTGTTTTCGCGTGTACTTATTTATTTTTGTCTCTTTTCTCAGGTTTTTAGGTATCCCCACAGCAATTGCATATCATGCAAATACATATCATGAGATATTTATTTAAAACAATACCTACGGGTATTGATCATCCATCATATTAATCCATAGATGGATAAGGGATACCGATACAAAAAATAAAAACAAAATAAAAACAATCCAAGTCATCAAAAGTCGTACGCGACTCCATTCGATTAGAACCAGGGGTTCGATGGTAGAATGGTTTTAAAAAACTGCATAGCAGTAAAAGCTACTCTATCGCTAAAAAGACCGAAGTAGTGTCTAACGCGACAGAGTATCACAAACAAGCCTCATGGCATAAGCCAAAGGCAAAAGACCTTTTAAAAAAGGCACGGTTTAATGAAAAATACCGATCGCAATGATACGGTTAAACATGTCTGGACAAGACATATGATCCACACGATGGATCTGGAGCCCGACGCAATGAAAGACACCACGTGTGATCTGTACGGGTCATTCTCTATGAGAGAATGGATATCTTTGACCATAGATTCGCCCGTCTGGGGCATGATCTATGAAAGATATATTTTTCGCGTATTCTTTTCAAGACAACACGAAAATATATGATTGTGTTTCCACCTAGGTATTCTTTTTGTCAAGTACGATCAAAAGAATGTCTAAGGAATCAGACGAAGTCCACGATATAGATGAAGTAGACGAAGATCTCATTGAAGAGAAAACAGTAAACATTGCTGTTCAACAAGGTCAACGTCGACGAATCATGAAAGGTATGACCTACAACATTGAAGAAAAACACGGCTACATCTACCTGGTTCGCACCCGTGAATTCAAATCCCTTAATCGCCCCATTTATAAAGTCGGGCGCACTTCCCAGTGTCCCGATACGCGCATCAGTCGTCTCCACAAATATACCAAAGGATCCGAGATCTATCTTATCCTTCAATGCCACGTGGAAGATGTCAGTTTGATCGAAAAAGAAATTCTAGAACAATTCTGTAAGAAATGGGACCCCGGCCCTGATGGATCCGAAGATTTCATCATTCCCACCCCTGCCCAACTTCTCGAAGCCAAAGAAATTATCATTCGCATCTTACACGAACATGAGCGCAAACGCCTTTAAAGAACCACCGCCTTCGATAAGGCTGTATGATAGATCTGCAACGATTTTTCCCTTTCATTCATGTAATGCTGATTGATGCCATTCATTCGGCTTACTTCATTTCGCTCATATCGACGTTTGTGTTTCGCCACCAAATATTCTGGTCCCAGAAAATCATAGTGTTTCAAGAAATACGTTCTCTGGCTGTACTGGATCCGTCCCTGCGGAAAACACTTATGCGCTCCATACCAGAACTCCATACTGATTGCAGGGTACTGAAAACAAATACGTTTCGACATATTATCGTCTAAATATCCCTTCTTGATCTCGAATAAATCAATGTCCGAATAATCGGCTACCTTGCTCTCTCCCACCATGTTGATTCCCTGGGTCATCAGGATGGTCGTTCCCTTCGCCTCTTCCACCTGTAAATCCTCCTCTGTTGCATCCAGCCATTCATCCATGTCGCACATAATGACCCAACCCCTATCCACATAATCCTTCCATAAATGACTACGTATCCAAATCAATAACTTCTCATCTTGCTGTTCATTTGAAGCATAGCTAATCACACGGCACCCTGCTTCCTGTGCAATTGTTTTGGATCGATCGGTACTATAATTATCAAAAATGGTAATGCTTGCACTCGGAAATCGTGTTTTATAATGTTTCAGGGTATTCGGAAGCATCAGTTCTTCATTGTAGCATAATAAAAAGATGGAGATTGGCATCATTTTAGTATGATCTTTTATTTTCCGTATGAACTTAAAACTCACCTGGTATTCATGAATAAATGATTCGATTTGTTGTAGCTCGCTACCAAGAAAATGTAGATTGGACAAACGGGCTTCCGTGTGCAATCATTTATAATAAGGGTTCAACGCCTCCCAATTCACGCCATCCATCGGTATCTCTTCCTAATCTCGGTCGGGAAGGCCTAACCTATTTGCACCATATTATTGAGAATTACGATCATCTAGATGATTATACTTGTTTTCTACAGGGTAATCCATTTGATCATACTCCTCGATTGGAACAACGGATTACTTCCTTTCAACAAAAACTCGATGCCGGTCAGGCTGTTCCAGGATATGAACCTCTCTCTAAAAACATCTATACCATTAATCTATGCTATGATATAACCGATTTCAGTTTACATGCCTTATTAATTGATACCTATCGTAAAGTATTTGGACGATCGAAAACGGATCATACTTTTGCCTTCGCCGCTGGAGCACAGTTCATTGTTTCTCGAGAGACCATTCGTTCTCGCCCCAAATCATTCTATGAATCCATTGTTCCTCTCTTGTCCTATTCCGTTCATCCTCCTGAAGGGTTTGCTCTAGAGCGTTTTTGGGGAATGATCTTTACTCAAGGCGAATAGGCCCGAAGGGCCTATAAGCCTCTACATTAAATGCACGCGGTGAATAGGTATTATGTTTATAGACCCGATGTTGAATAGCGGTCCAATACCGACGGCGGCGAGTACATTAGAATTCGATCACATGCATTCAGCGCATTCTCAATGGCTGCATCCATGTTATAATACTTATAATTCGCCAAACGACCCACAAAGAAGACTCCATTTTTCTCCTCTTCCTCTGCTAGACATTTGTAGCGCTCATAGATTTCTCTATTTCGCACCGTTGGAACTGGATAATATGGATCACCTTCTCCCACTGTATATTCCTTAACGATAGTGGTTCTACCAGGAACAACCTGATTCAAAAAATGTTTGTATTCTATGATACGAGTAAATGGCTCCGCTCTGGATGGGTAATTTACTACTGAATTTGGTTGAAACTGGTCAATCGGGAGATGTTCTGTCTCAAATAGGACAGAACGATACTCCAATTTTGGATATCCACGATCTGCATAAAACAAATCAATCGGGCCCGTATAACAAACAAAATCATACTGAGCACGCATCTCTTCGCGATAATCTGTTTCCAGGGAAATTGTGATCAAGGGATGATCAATCATGGATCTCACAAAGTCCGTATATCCATTCCTTGGCAACGCTTGATAACGGTCCGAAAAGTATCCATCCTGGTCATCGGTTCGAACCGGAATGCGCTCCAGTACACTCGCATCCAGTTCCGCTGGATACTTTTCCCATTGCTTAAAGGTATAATCCTTAAAAATCTTTTCATATAAAATTGATCCCACCCGCTTGAGTGCAACCTCTTCACTGTTCTTTGGGTCCGAATTGGGAATGGTATTTTGGTTGAGCCATTCTTTCATTTCATCTTCTGTTTTCATATCCTCCTCACATAACGTATTGACCGTGGTGATATTGACCGGAATCGGAAAATGCGTTCCATTGATATTTCCAATCACCTTATGATACCATGGAACCCATTCTGCAAACCGAGACACAAATTGCCATACTCGTTCTGAATTCGTATGAAAAAGATGAGCACCATACTTGCTCACGCGAATTCCATGTTGGTTAATTTCATCATAACAATTTCCTGCAATATGATTTCTTCTTTCAATAATATGAACCGAAATGCCCTTATCGGCAAAGGTTCGAGCCATGGTGCAGCCTGAAAGGCCTGCTCCTACAATCAACACATTCATCCTAGACGATATCAATTCGATTGTTTTAGGCTTTTGATCGCCACTGCGCGTCGCACACATTGCAAATGTATAAGAATTTCATGTTTACCGCATCATATTTCATATAAATGACATCCTTCTCTTTGTTCGCGGTGTTGCTTTCACACCCTGAATTCGGGCATTTAATCGTATTCACATGCGGAAGTGTTGGATCCTGCTGGGTAAACTCATTCATCAAGATCTTGTATCCCTCCGAAGTCTTTTCCTTCAAATCGATCTCCAGAATCAAACCACCCTTCTTATCCTCTTCTTGGAAGCCGCAATTGCGGCAAACACGTCGGAGCGTCTTGGAATCCTGTTCCAAATACATATAGTATCGGCAGGTAGGGCAGAAATCGGTTTCCTTCATCTCTTCCTCTTCTGTATCGGCGGGTTTTTAAATCAAATTTTATGGGTACGACTTTGTGTGCGTTTGCTTTGTTTTCGTTTTCGTAGTGTTTTACGCCGTTTTCCTCCTTGAGCATTCGCCTGTGGTACATTCGCCTGTGGTACATTCGTTTGTGGATGTCTCCATTGTTTATGAAGTGGATTGACTCTTCTGCAATCCTTCCCATAAGGGCATGGTTTCTCTATTTCAGAAATGGCAATCACAATTGTAGAATTGGCCAAATCCAATTCCCCGTTTTGATTTTGAAATGGAATTGGATCTCCAAATATGGCTCGTAATATGAGAGTATATTTCTCATAGATCGGATCTGTTGGTTTTATTTTTATAATTCCTGTTAGTGATTCTTCCTCCCAAGAAAAGAGCCATACCGAAATACGATGTAGTTCAATACGTGTAAACGTTTCAAATCTCTCCAAAATTCGTATCAATAATTTCCTATATTGTTTTGTTGGAATTCCACCATGAACGAAGGTATCGTATGATTCACGTTTATATGTTAACGCTTTTGCACGTATTTCATCCTCACTTGTAAGGTGAATAATGGAATCAATCATTGAATCGTAATCTAACTCATATGGTTTCTTTACTGGTGTGGGAGTTCGTCCCTTCCTGATTGGTCCATAACTCATCTATTAGATTCATAGATTCGATCGGAGAGAAATCGGCGAATAAAATTTGAAGCCCTCAAAAAGGGATGGCAAATCGACTACCCATGCCTCCTGCTACCACCGACAACATTCTTGAGACCGCTCTCGGCGTCTTTCTTGACTCTCACCGTGTCATCGAAAAAGGCGACGCATGCTCCTTTACGGGCATGGGCGTGATGAAGGGAAAGTTTATGGTAAAAGAGGAGGAATACTCCCATTTTCTCGACTTACTCCACGAATATCTCTTTACGCAGCAACGTCGGCCCCTCAACCTGGTCGAACAGCGTCGCTGCGACTTTCAAACCCCGATCTTGATTGACCTTGACTTTAAATATCCCGCCGAACGTGCGATTCAACGTCAGTTTGAACTCTCGCATGTTCATGCATTTATCCGTGAATACACCGAAAACATCTCTCACTTCTACGATCTTAACTCTTACAAGCCTCTGCGTTTCTTCATTACGCTTCGTCCTGCACCGTATGAGGATAAGAAGGCCAACAGCGTAAATCGGGCGATCAAGGATGGAGTTCACATTCAGTGTCCTGATCTCGTCCTTACCTCTGAGCATCAACAGGTCTTGCGTCATCGTTCCATCGAACGCGCAAATCTGACCAACACCTTTCGAAACACAGGATACATTAATGCTGAAAAGGACATCTTTGATGAGGCGATTGTCAAGAAGAATGGCTGGTTCTTCTATGGTGAATCGAAACCCGATATTCCCGCCTATCAGCTCGTGTCCGTATATACCTACGACTGTCAAACCAAAGAGTTTCATGAAGAAGACGTGGAAGCCTATGATTCTCGTACTCTTCTTGAACTTCTCTCGATTCGTCATCAGCTGAACTTGACCCCTCCGCATCTTGAGGGAAAAACACAAGAAGAGTGGCGGGCTCGCCTGGATTATTGCACGGGGCGTCGTGCCCCTACTGCTGGAGTTGCACAAGACGAGGAACCTGAACTTCAAGTGGTAAACGTGACCTCCTCGAACGTCTACGAACAGTTTGAGCGCGACAAGATTGCACTGGCCAAGCAGCTGGCCCGTGAGTGTTTGTCCGCTGCCCGCGCCAACGCCTACCAGTCCTGGATGGAGGTCGGATGGTGTCTTCACAACATTGATCCCAGCCACGAGATGTTCAACGTCTGGATGGAGTTTAGCAACCAGTCCGCCAAGGCCGGCGAGAACAATGTGGCGGCATTGGAGCGTGAATGGAGCAAGTGGAGCCGTGCCAATCATGAACAGCGTCAGTTCACCATTCGATCCTTGCACATGTGGGCGAAAACCGATAACTACGAGCGATACAACCAAATCATGAAAGAGAGCTTTGTCAACTTTGTCGAGAGCGAAGTGGATGCAACCCATACCCACATTGCCCGTCTCATGAAACGCATGTACGGAAACAACTATTGTGCTTCCGTTGATTCCAAGAAGGTGGACTGGTACGAGTTCACTGGAACGTATTGGAAGAAACTCCCGCAGGGAATTGATCTACGAAACAAAATGACAACCGAGGTCGCCGAAATCATCATTGAGGCGCGCCGAACGATCCGTGAACGACTTCAGCATGCCAACGCAGGTGAAGAGTTCATCAATAGCCGTATGAAGAAAATGCTCAAAATCGAACAGTCCTTGTATACATCGGGCTTCAAAGATTCCGTTATGCGAGATTGCATCGGCCTCTTCTACGAAGAAGACTTTGCACAAAAGCTTAATTCCAACCAGTACTTGATCGGTTTCAACAACGGTGTCATCGATCTTCATGCGATTCAGACCAAGGAGGGAAAGAATGAATATACTGTTCAATTTCGAAAGGCGGAGCCGTCCGACTTTGTATCCTTCATGGCCGGTCGCTATGCAACAAAGAACTGTGATCCCATGGACTATGTAGAGTATAATCCTGAAGATCCAGAACAGGCCCCCATTCACGCCGAAATTGATGATTTCATGGCCAAAGTGTTTCCTCGCCCCGAACTCCGAACCTACATGTGGCGCAAGCTGGCGTCCTGTCTTGAAGGTGCTAACAAGGAACAGACCTATGAGACCTGGATTGGTGTGGGTGGTAATGGTAAGTCTAAGTTGGTGGATCTAATGTCGATGGTCCTTGGAGATTATGCCTCGTCGCTTCAGTCCACGGCGATGACACGTAAGCGACCTGATGCTGGCGCGGCGAACCCTGATATCATGGCGATCCGCAACAAGCGATTCATTTACATGGCGGAACCCGATGACCGTGAGCCCCTGAATACCTCTCGTATGAAGCAATTTACGGGAGAAGACGATGTTGAGGCACGTGGTCTCTTTGAAGAACAAACCAAATTCAAAATCACGGGCAAAATCTTCATGTTGTGCAATGCGTTCCCTGCGATCAATACCATGGATCGAGGAACATGGCGTCGTGTCCGTGCCGTTCCCTTCGAATCCAAGTTCGTGGATCCTGGTGTAGAACCCGTCAAGCCCAAGGAACATATCTATCCCCGCGACAATCAGCTCGATATCAAGCTGAAGAAATGGCGTACGCTCTTCATGTCTCGTCTGGTACACATCTACAAGACGGAGTATTTACACGGCGGCCTTGGCCAAGTCCCATCGATTGTCACCCAGGAGTCGAACAAGTATCAGGAATCATTTGATTCTGTTGCCAAGTTTATGAACGCTCGTACACGTGAAATCAAGGTGGGTGGATACGAGGCAGATATCAAGAATATCTTCCGCGTCTACAAAAATTGGTACGAAGCAATCGGTGGTGGCGTCGGTCGTAAGCTATCCCAGACTGAACTCTATAAGCGGCTCTGCGACAAATGTGGCGAGCCATCCGATAAGAAAACCTTCAAACAGATGCGTCTCTTTGAGAACGAAGAAGACCTTGAAGATTATGAAAAAGCAATTGCCGAAAGCCAGTAATATAAAGATTTGTATTTATTTTTGTTATAGAATGTCCGATCTATTACAATTATCTACTTCAGAACAATGGATCGAATGGGGACGAATTTCTACTCTTCGAGTTCCTTACATGGACGAGGTCATAACCAATGAACCAGGCCATCTTGTATTTGATGGATATTTCTATATCGAAGACGGAGCCGTTCCTCTTCAGCGAATCATTTATACCCCACAAGGAGAATTTCATATCGAAATTTATGAGAAAAAAACGTTAGAAGATACCTCTGAATATGGCCCCTACGATGAAGAAGAAGGTGGATCAGTTTGTTTTTTCCCTACTGCCGTGATTGACTTGCGATATCGTATCCTAGGCAAGATTGAAACACGAGAAGATCGTGTATGTATAGAAGAACAGATCCTTGAGTCTGAAAAAGATATGTTCGAACGAGAGGAAGAATGTTATCGTAAGCGCATGGGATTTAACAAACATAGTACAGAATCAACGTAGATAGCATGGTAAAAATAACACTTGCAACGAGTGCTTGACCCAGACCAGACCAAAATTCACTGGATTGAATGACGTATGAAGTAATGAATCCGAGGATGGCAAATACATACGCAATCAACAAAATGGCAACTGTATAATCTTCTGCCACATGGAGGACCTTATCGGACTGAGTTTGTGGTAAACTATCTTTCACATCCGAAAAGTCGCGATTGGTACGATTAATGATTGCTTCTTTTTTACGTAGGTCCGCTTCCAATTGTTGTTTGGTCTCTTTTAGTTCCTTATTTCGAAGTTGTGCTTGACGGACAACATCAGTATTTGAATTTTGTCCAACGATCTGATCTCCCATCAATAACGCATCATGGATACTGGCTTGGAGACCTTTAATGTCTGCGTCAATGTTCATTGTATCCGATGCTAGGTTATTGATACGTCCCGACATTCTATCTACCGAGCATGTTTTATATTTTAGTATAATACATGATAGGGTTGTAAACAATTAAAATTATTTTGCAGGTGCGGCAGGTGTAGCAGGTGCAGAAGGCGCCGTATTCGTTTGTATTTGTGAATTGATCGTATTGGAAAACATATTCAGTTCTTGCGCGGCAGATGATGATGCAGATGCCAGTCCCTTTGCAAGGGATGTCATTTCAGAACGCGCTGCATTTTGAAGATTGGCTTCAGCATTCTCTATGCCTTGTACCACATTCGGGCAGAGTGGAACTGGAATCTTTCCATACTTTCCTTCAAAGATCTGTTTGTTCCAGTAGCGTTTGTTTCTCAAATTGTCGGTGTACTGCGAACGATTTACCACAATAAAGATGAAAATCAAAATCAATGGTCCTCCTAAGACGGCACACCAAAACGAACTAAGAATGCCTACTCGCCATAGACCTACTAGCAATAAGAGGCCTGAAAGCATAATAAATAAAGACGACATGACAAAAAGAGTGTCATTCTTATTGCCAATCGACCATTCGTTCATTTCATATTTACGATTTGCCAAGTTTTTGTCATCTACCACTGCATTGGCACTATTCTGCTGATTATCGTATATCTGCTGATGAATGTCGGCAAGTTCCTTGCTTCGTTTTCCATACATCGAAATGGATTCTTGTACCTGTGTCGATCGATTCAAATCTCCGTAGACTTTTTGAAATGTATTGTCTTTTTGTTTGACAATATCATTGTAGACACGAGACTGTTGATTTTGCAAAAATCGTTGCATTTCACTTGGATTTTTCTTCAATTCTCCAATCGCCGCTGCCAATTCCACATCTTGATAATTTTTCGTATGATTAATGATCTGATCCAGATTGGCCATTTCTATCATGACGATCGATTTATTACTCAGGAACCGCACGATAAATGTATACCAGGAGTCCCAATGCCACCACATTCAAAAATCCATACATCTTCAATAGATTGTCGGAACGACGTGCTTTTTCTTCCGTATATTTCACCATCTGCTTTCGAATGGTAGTCGTCGCCTGATTGGATGAGATCAATGTATATTGTTCCGCCAATTTCTGTTTTTGTTCCTGAATCTTCTTATTAAAGTCATCAATGTCCTGATTGATATTATTTGATGACTTCAGACCATCCTCTGTTATGGCATTCATGATCTGTGTTAGATCATTCAAACGCTGATTAAAGGTCTGTGTAGATGACAAATACTTTTGAATCAAAGCCTGTACTTCTTTGCTATTGTTCTGATATCCTTGACGAACCGAACTAAACAGTTTTTCTAGACAAAACTTATAGCGTGCGTCATAAAAACAGTATTCCGCCTTGACATTCTTTAAAAAATCAGCCTGTTTCGCAACATATGCCTCTGCATTGGTCGATGTGACAACGGGAATGGTGTTTGCGGACTTCAGTGTTTGAAGAATCATTGACACGGCATTTGCCGTTAACATTCCGTTTCCATCACGATCGGATGATCCATTCGGTGTACTCGGTAGCAATCCATTGTCAAATACTTGATTTAATTCCGAATCGGTTAAACTAGATGCGCTAGGACAAACTGCTGCCATTCTACTACAGTTATGGACCTTTTATTTACCCCAATACACCTCCAATTTTAAGAGAAAGAAAGAGAATCGTTAGTAAACAAGATGCCAATAATATCAACAATACATTCGTTGTTAAATATTGTGTCATAATGAAGTTATATAGATCCGCAATGCTAAAGGCAGGAAAGGTAGGAGATACACTTCGAAGGAAAAGAATACCCATCCCAATCAATAATACAGAGATCGCCCATAAATAAGGAACCATGCCTCTTCGAATGGGTCGATCAAATAAAAATAACTGATGCGAATTGATATCCTTGTTTTGAGACCGGAGCAATTCATCTCGTGCCACGGCGGTTTCGACATCGACTTTGATAGTGGACTGAATCTTTCGCAATTGTTGGATCTTGTTTTGTAGATCTCCATTCTCCGTCAAAATGGCCGACAAGTTATGATTCGTCGCTTCATTCTTGAATAAATTGATAATGTCATCATTCAACTGCGAATATTGATTCTTCAAATCTTTTATCGCATTTACTTTGGTGGTAATCGCCTGACCTTGCGTAGACAAATCCGATGTCTTGTCCGTAGCATATTGTGTCAGATACGCTCCAATCGCCGTATCTAATCCAGTAATCATAGCAGGATCGTATTGACGATTTAGTGTATCAAAACGAGACTGAAAGGCGGTTCTTGATGTAGGCCAATCCATTGCTCCTATCGTTTCCCTAGTAAATTCATGGACGAATTTAGGCCTGACGTTTCAGAAAACGAACGTGTTTTTTACCCGAATGAAAACACTCATCAAAGATTCGGAGCGCTACCTTTGGATCAAATGACTTACATGAAAAAATATCAAGGTAGACCGAATTGGTTTCCTCCGAAAAGTGTGCCGAAATGCACGAGGTTTGGATCAATTGTACCAATGTATATCCCAGCTTGTTTCCTTCACCAAATCGAACAATACGTGGGGCACCATAGGCAATCATATCAATCGCAGGAACCAATTTCTTAATAAAGGTTTCAATGACCTTCTTTGATGAAATCGACTTTGAATCACATTGGGCGGCATCCACAATCAGATGATATCCCCATGATTTCTTTTGGGTTCCCGATCGTTTTCTATTGTGTCGACGTGTATGTCTCATCTACTTCGATACAATAAAAATAATAGAATTTTGTTTGAATTATGGTGCGCAGACACGATAAATGATGGATTCTCCTGCAGACGCGCTGGCACGAGTAATCTTGACAATGTCTCCTGGAATCGCACCAATGCAACGCGCAATCGGATCCACATGGAACTTGATCTCGGGAAACTTAGACTTGGCTGTTATGTACATCGACTCCATCAACTTCTTATGCTCGGATTCAGGAACGATCTCATGTTTCGGTACAAGGATATGCTTCAACGGGTTGATTACCAACAACTCAATGCTAAAGAAGGATACACGTAGCTTTCTTCGGACACGTTCTCCATTCTCATTTGGTTCTTCCTTCATTGACAAGTACTGCTTCAGTGCGGTTGCATGATGACGATCCGTCACCGGTCCTTCCATCATGATAATCATTTCTGTCTTCTCCGAGTTCTCATCGGGAACATTCTCCTTGAAATACGTTTCCAACTTAGGATTGGTTATGTTTACATAGCGAACATCGCAGATATGTGTCGCATCATCCTTTTTGGGTGCAACAAAGCTCAAACTCGTAAGAGAATGGAGTGCCTCCTTGGCTTCGGCCGGGGAAAACTTGCGGTACTTTGCCACATCATAGCCACGCATCTCCAGAATGTCTAATAGTGTCATACGACTACGATAGATGTTATCAACGAATACAAAGTGGTCGTTCATAATACTACTAGTAATCTCGGGTTTTATACTCTCCTTTGGTTGAGCGAATGGCGCCGCCGCAGTTTGTGCAATAGGAGAAGGAACTTCCTTGGGCGCTTCAGGAACGGGAACGGGCTTAGGCAAATCATCTTTAGGAACATCCTTTGGAGCTTCAGGCTGTGCTGGAACATTTGCTGGATCTTGGAACATCCTCAAACAAAGCTCCTTCCTCTGAATCTCATTCAACCGTTCCTGTTGGGATGCATCGTTTGGATTCTTAGGAGTCCACTGTTGTACCTCCAGTTTGTCATAATTGGCTGTTAGCCATCGATACACAAAGTCCGCCTTGTTCTTCTTCAGAGTCTTGTACAGATTAATCTCGTGATTCTCCACATCCTCATCAATGGAAATGACACGACCATTCTTCATAGCAAAGTTTCGGTCGGCATAGTCCGAGATTCCAACAAGGTAGCGAAACAACACCGCATGCACATAATCCTTCATCTCCTGTTCCGATAAGGCGCGCGTATTGTACTCGAAATGAAACGGAATCTGATCCCAGTCCACTACCTCAGTAGGAGGCCATAGAGTACTAGAATGCATCTTGGTTCGAAGTTCAGACTCATCGAAGTAGGATTCAAATACCAAGAAGAAGGCAGGGCGATTTCGATCGATCTTATTTCTCGCACCCAAAGGAACACCCTCGGGCCATCGGTCGGGAATCAATTCTCTGACCACAAACTTGTTATAAGGAAGATTGTGTTTCTTCTTCCACTCCGTATTGGACACCACAATGTCAATCTCCTTTCTCGTCTGATAGGGACCCTTCACAAATACCATTGAACCCGCCTTGTCCTTTGCAAGGTATACATCCATCTTGCTTCCCATCGTTGTTAGTTGCGTTCGTACCACGAAATCATATGCGCGCGATTCATGTTCTGTTTTTTCGTATCCTTCTTCTTGTAGTGGCTTCTCATCAACGGTTCCTGCAATCGGCTTCTTACGCTTTACCGCATTCGAAGCTGCTGCCTGAGCAACTGGTGCAACAGGTGCTGGTGCTTGCGCAAGAGCCTTCTCTCCCAGGATCGGAACACCATCCTCCATACGCTTACCATCCTCATAGAACTGCTTCCACAACGGATTCACAAACGGAGCCTGATTCTCCACCAAGGACCCATGAAGAGCGAACTCGACCAAGCCCTTTCCACGTCCCTTTGCCGTGTGTTTGTCCAGTACAAATTCATCCACCTCGATTTTTGCACCCGCGCGATTTTGATCCCAGTTCATGCGATAGGAGGCAAAGTCGACATTCGGAAGTTCTCCTTGCGAAATGACGCCCAAATGATGCAGCAACGGAATCAACCAGCACATGAACGACTCATTCAACGTTCCCATGTGTTCCTTGTTCCATTCAATGAACTTGTTCACCATCGCAGATTGCTTCGGATCCATTGGATTCAGCAGTTGCTGGAAGAGATACCAAACTGGTTTCGAACTTTTAAGGATCTTCTCCTTCAGCTTCTGCTCCGAATGCTCAATCTGGAATCCATAGTATACCGCTAGTATATTTTTCTCCTTAACATACTTGGAGTAGAGCTTGCAGTTGTGCTCCAGAGTCTCCAGTTTCTTTTCTTTTTCATTTTGTTCGATCACTTCCCATAAGGATCGAATGCTCGGATAAGAATCATGAATGGTTTTGTACTTTGGATTAAACACAGCACGAATATGAGAACACATTCGTGCTTTGGTTGATGCACCCATTTGTATCACCACCTCGGAAAGCAAACGCTCTTCCTTTGCTTTGTCTCGATTTGCTTTTTCTCTTTCCTCGAAGAGATCTTTCATCTTCTGAGTCATATCAGGCCATAAGGACAGGTTCTCCACATCCTCCATGAAGATGACCATCAGACGATGAAGAAAGTTAGTACGAACACCCTCTCCCTGAGCAGCATCGGATGCTTCTTTGAACAGATCCAGCTCGCCCGCACAATACAGCGCCTTCTCAATCATTCCTCGCCGAATGTACTTTTGAAGGCCCGATTTCATAACATCCGCAGGATAGCCGTTCCAAGTAATTTGTTTACGATAGATCGTGGAAAGATGCTGCGACATGGCTAGCACTTTAAGTATGCTGAACATGTTCAAATTTTATTCAAGCTTTGTAATGGTTATGTTTTGAAATCCTCCTGAAGGAGGAGGCATCACATTGGATGGCATGGCAGGCGGAGGTGCCGCTCCCATCGCCATGGCTCCTCCGTGATAGGACGCACGTGTGCGACGACCACCAGATGGCGGTGCGGGACCAAGTCCTTCCGCCGCCATGGCACCTCCACTCGTATCTACCACAATCATTCCACCTTGTCCTGGAAACGAGGGTGGATGAAATCCACCTGTCATGATGGCTCCAAGGCTAGGGGCCGGCATACCACCTTGTTGAGGTGGATAGATGACTTGATTCTGCAGTGCTTGCATCTGCGGTTGTTGCATTGGAACTTGTTGGATCATGGCTGGCTTTACCTGAACCGAAGGTAGCTGTGCCTGAACCGAAGGTAGCTGTGCCTGAACCGAAGGTAGCTGTGCCTGAACCGAAGGTAGCTGTGCCTGAACCACGGGTTGCTGATTGATCTGAGGCATGGGAGCCTGTTGCATCGGAACCGAAGGTGGCTGTACCTGAACCATGGGTTGCATCTGGACCGAAGGTGGCTGTACCTGAACCATGGGTTGCTGCATGAGAGGTTGGCCCGCCATATCAATGACTACGTTCTCTCCCTCTTCATTCTCTTCCACAATGGTATCGAGATCTCTCTGTTGCTCTTCCGACAACTGAATCACACTCGCTCCCATCGATCTCAATTGATCCAATGTAAATTTCGGCTCCTCTTCCTCATCACGGTACGCTGGCGCGCGAATGACCGGTGCAAACATCCTTGGAAGCTCACTCACTGCTTCACCCGTCTTGGCCGATAACTCCAACGGTGTCAGACGCTGAATTCCACTTGTCGTTATGTATCTCATACTCAAATTCAAATACGTTTCCTGTTCTTGTGTCAATAGCTTGGTCGAATACGGCATCTCCACTTCCACAATCTTGGATTTCGGACGGCCAATCGGTGGAAGAATCTCCAAATTGTGCACGGAATCTCCCATGTATCGCACCGGTCCATCGCACATCGAACAAATGGCAATGTTCAGTTTCGGGTTATAAATCGGAATCGTTCCACAGGCAACACAAATCGGCATCTTGGTTCCATCCGAACGCTCCATAAACGACTCCTTGACAAACGACATACCTGCATGACCAATGATCGCATCACGGTCCATCTCACCAATCTTAAGACCTCCTTGTGCTCCACGACCTCCCGTCGGCTGATGAGTTCTCACTTCCTTTCGACCCTGACCTCTCGCCTGCCACTTGTCCTCCACCATGTGCTTCAGGCGCATTCCATACACTGGCCCAATAAAGATCGCCGCTTGAATCTGCTCTCCCGTCGCGCCATTGTACATAACCTCATTGCCATACTTTTCATATCCCATTTGTTCCAAGATGCCTCCAATGGCCTCCTGCGGCGAACCATCATTCATAAACGATGTTCCATCTCCAATCGCACCCGTGAGAGCCGCTGTCTTTCCTAAAAGTTGCTCCAAGTTTTGGGCAATGGTCATACGCGATGGAATCGCATGAGGATTCATAATCATGTCTGGAACGATACCCGACTCCGTGCGGGGCATGTCATGCCCTCTCAGAAGTGCACCAATGGTTCCCTTCTGGCCATGACGATTTGAGTTTCCTGTCCACACAGGTTTACCATCACGTCTAACGTAAAAGATGTGAGATGGTACTTCAATGCAATATACCTTTCCAGTAAATGGAACCAGTCCTTCTGTTTGGATATGTTGTTCTTTAACATGACTATGATTCACCATTGGTGTATTTTTATGTTTATTAATAGTTAATCCCCAAAATGGTGCATTTGATTGTGTCTGCTTTCCTTTAATAACAAACTTTGTTCCTGCTTCGTGAATTTTCTTTTTATTTGCCGACCAACCAGCATGTAAACACAAACATTGAAACTGATCTGCTAGTTGATTCGAAGATGTAAAGAATCTTTCTACACCACTTTTCATGACCGTTCCATCTCCTGCAATCAGACCCTTAATCAGAATACGTGCTTGCCGTTCGCTCAGTTTCCATACCCAGTCTGGTAGTGATTTATGAATTGCACCTTTGCTATATGTATATAAATAAGAAGCGATTTGTTTGTTTGTTATAAATAACTTTGTATGATCACTACTTGAATACACATTGTATCCAAGATGATTTGATAACTCTGTAAATCGATCTCTGTCTTTTTGAATACATAGACACACTTCAATTCGATACTCCCCATTTTTATTTTGACAAACCCATCCATCTGACACCCAATATCCAAACCACTCTAAAAAGTAATCCATTTGTAATTCTACATTATTTGATGAATGGTGAGTTTCTACATCAAGAACAAACTGATAGTCAGAATTGACGTTTAATCCATCTTTCTTGTATTGTACACGTTTTCCTCTAATATTATGTGCTTCGATTAATGAAAATGACTTTGTGTTTCGTTGTTTGACATACATTTTATGATTGAGTGTTGTCAATAAATCAACTTGTTGTGATTTAATATGATATAGATCTTCATTTTCACAATCGAATTCATAGAACTCTGTAGGTGTAGAATATACAATCTCATGATTGTCATTTAGAGTACATACCTTATCGGAAGAGGAAACATCTTTAATTGATTTCCATCCATTATCTGTTAATACATCGTGATCCTCTGTAAGACAGAATTTATCCCCTAGTTCTGGAATGCGATCCTGTACAACACGAATCTTGACCAGGCGCAGACCCATATTGTTCACCATAACCACCACCTTCTCCACACGGCCACGCGTCCATACCTGTGGCGTTGTGGAAGCATCCTTGATCTGTCCTCCTGTTGCACTCATCATATATGCTGCAACAATCACTGTATTCTCATCGACATATTCTCCCTCACGAATGATACCACGATCATCTACCTTGGAATAATCCAGACCTGGTTTCAAGTCCTTCCAATTTGACATCTGGGCTGGATTTCCAAAACGAACCTTTGTTTTCGCTTTCTCATCATCCTCTTCAAACGCCTCATAGGATCGAAACGCCATAGAACGAAACATTCCACGATGAACCGCATCATAATTCATAACAATACCGTCCTCTTGATTGTAGCCCGACCAACATGCGATGGCCAAAATACAGTTCATTCCATATGCCATACGTCCTTCTCCCAAATAGTTGTTATACATGGTTCGAGTAATCGGCATCTCTCCATAGCACAGAACATGCGCGGTGTTATCAAAGCGATTGCGCCAATTGGTTGCATAAATCGATAGACCCTGTTTCGACTGAGAACAAGACAACTGATTACGTGGCGATTGATTGTGTGGTGCAAACGGAATCAGGGATGTCATCATACTCATAATCGTAGAAGGGTGAACTTCCATATGTGTTGTTTCCTTCGTTATGTACGCTGGATTATTCGCAATGAAACACTCATTTTGTTCATAGGGGTCAATGTACTCGATGCATCCCGTGTGAGGTGCAAGCAATGCAGGATAGTCCTCCAATTTATTTGTCTTCTCACGAAGTGGATCAATAAATTCCGTGGTCTCAAGGGATGCACTGGGACGAATTGTTCCCATAACAAGTTCCTTCCATGTTTTCGCACGTTTCAACTTCTCAACAGGAATCTCCGCATTCGTCAAATGAATCAAGGGGCGAAGAGGGCGACCTGGATCCACATACAAGTATACCTTACGATCACGAATCGAAAATGAAATACTCACGGAATACGGGAGACAACCACAACGCTTTAAGAGTTTGAGGACGTCCGTTAACAAATAAGGAACCGCCGTGTATCCAAACATGCCTCCATTGACATAGACGGGAACAAATACAATACGATGTTCCAACGTAGTATCCTCAGGTTTATATACGCGACCTACCGTTCGCAACCATTCAAAAAATGTTTTCGTTTGAGAAGACGTTGAAATCGACGCCAAAATGGTCAGATTCTTCGTAATGCCAATCGATGCACCCGTTGGAGTTTCCGAGGTACAGAAATAACCATACTGAGACGTATGAAGCTTACGTGGTCCCGTTAATTTCATTCCCGTATCGAAATCAAGAATCACACGACGACAATGCGACAAGAAATCCACATAGGATAATCGAGACATGGCCTGTAGTACACCTGATTTTTCCTCACCCAATCCCGTTCCCCATTTTCCCTTGAATCCTTTCATGATCATATCCGTCAATAGACCTGTCATAAAAATCTTGGATTCATTTCCCGCCTGGAAAATATTCTGAAATTTTTCATCTTTATACAACACCGAACGATTGTAGTTATACTCCTTGTCAATTGCCAACACAAATGCTTTGACCCACAACTTATAGGAATTGTTAAACAGTTCCTGTACCAAGAAACCGCTTGTCAGACAACGCTGATTACGCGTATCATCACGATCCGTCTTCTCTTCATATCCTTCACTCACACGCAGAATCTTTCGAACACACTCTCCTAAGAAAAGGGCTTGGGAGCTTGGATCATTCGGCATATGAATAAACAACTGATTACGAATGATGTCGATCACATGAGCTTCACTAAAACCCTTTGTAAGAGTCTTGATGTATTGAATGGCGGTATACGTTGTCATAAATGGAAATGCATCAATGATCGAGGGCTGAAGTTTCGGCAATAAGAGTTTGGCCTCGGAGCTTGAAAAATCAGGGAAAATCATCTTAAGGATTTCTTCGTCTGATTGAAATCCTAGGGCACGGAACAATGTGAACAGCGGAACCGGTTTTCGAACAAAAGGCAAAGAAACCTGTATGGTCGCATGGGATACAAATCCCTCTCGCTCTACATGGCGCATCAATGCAATCGAAACACGCTTTACTTGACGGGTCTCTTGCGATAAACACTCGATGGATGCATAAATCGCTTGCTTTGGATCATTCTGGGGAGTAATGTACAGCGTATTAAATGCCTGTTCTTGACGAGTAATGAGTACTTTTTCCGCACCCCCCACAATAAAATATCCACCGTGATCATATGGACATTCTCCCGCTTCTCGAAGAAATTCCTTCGGTTTATTATTCAAAATACAGAATCGGCTATGAAGCATGATCGGGATATTGAACAAAGGAAACTTCTTAAATGTCTCAGGGGCGGGCGATAAATCTCGAACCACTCCTTCCGTAGAAGTATACGTTATTTTTACAATGATATCGGCATAAATTGTGGAGGCATACGTCAGATTTCGCAGACGCGCCTCATTCGGGAACAAGACACGAACTTCTTGCGTATTTTGAAGACTGACTGTCGGAGTTCCAATTTCGATCGCCGTTCCGTCCTCTCCGCCCACAAAAATCTCAACACGATATTTGTATAAAATGGGATCCTCACGAATGAGCTCTTTAAAGATCAAAATCGGATTTTTCGACTTGATCATATTGACCATATCTTGTTGTAAAAATTGGTCATAGGAATCGATGTGATGACGCGTATACGGATAAGGATTGGTACGAAAATACGTATCAATCAACTTTCTCGATAGGTCTCTCGCAACGTTTCCATCCATCTGTCTCCTAGTAGTGGAGAAGAGTCTTATATCGGTTCTTTCTCACGTATTGTGGACACGTTCTTTGGAGATTCGTATACCACTAAATCTCCAGGACTAGGAGGGTTCAAAAACGCAGTCGGGGAGGGAATCGAAAGAAGAGTAGGGGATGTACTCGGTCCTTTGACTGCATTTGGGGGTGTAGTTGGAGGAATATATAAAAACTCATGTACAATATCATCTGGATCCATCGCTTGGATCGAAACCAAATATCGTTCTTTTAACAACGAGGTACGATAATCAAATCTCTTTGGATTGGGATGACAGATCAACTCATCCTTCTTTTTATTGGAAATAAGGGAGAGTTGTTGCTGACGCAAACCTTTTTTCAAAATATCCAACGAACTAGACATCTCTTGGTATTATAGTATTAGAAATGAACTGGTTTTGGATAAACCGAACCTAATTGATAGTCTGGAGTTCTCTGCACTTGATCAGGTGATGTACCTACCTGCTTTCCATGAAGCATGTCTTGTGCATCCTGTAAGGGGCCGGGCGGAACATCGGATGGAATGGGGCGAGTAAATACCTGTGATAAGAACGATCCGATCGATCCACCGCGGATCTTACGACGGCTCTTGCGTCTTCCTCCTGCCTGATTGGATCCGGTGCTTAGAAATGGCATCGGCCATTTGGCCTGTCCTGCAACGGGATCATATTGATGTGCGATTTCTGGATCGGAAAATCCATTCGCAACATACTGGACAAAACTTCCAAACCCTCCACCCATCTGACCGGATTCAGGAAGACCACCATCCTTACCAGGAAGACCCGATGGAGCCAAATACAACCCCGCTCGTTGGGTATAATCGACCGGTGCTCCCTCTAACATTGCACCCCCCGCATGACGAACCCGTCGATTCGATTTTGACATACGATCTTCCAAAAATGCATCCGCCGATTTTTTATCAAGTGGCTTGCGAAATACACTCTGCCACTCCTTGCGTAGATATCTGCTGATTTTTTCCTTTGAGTCTTTGGTTTTAAGCTTTTCATCTACAAATGCTTCAATATGCTCAAAGGAACGCCGTAATTCGGGAATGGAATACACTCCTTTTCCATGATTCGAATGCTTTCTGGTTTTATGAATCATTACTACTTCATCTTATGATTTTAATCAAATCACTTCTGCTGCACTCCGAGACAGTCGGTTCTCATGATTATTCAATCCCAAACTGTTTCCCAGATTGTTTGCTAAATTGGTTATACTATTCTTAAAACTAGATCCGTTATTTCCTTTATTTGTATTTGCAAACAGGTTCGATGTCGCATTTCCAATCGAATTTGCAACATTATTAAAGGTATTACTCATTTGTGTTGATACTTGATTGAAACTGGGAACATTGTTCATTTTCGGAATTTCAGGAAGACTGGGAACAGGAACGGACCCTCCTGTAAAAAATGCAATCATACCATAAATGCTATACATGATAATCACACCTACCATGATGAACGGAGCATAAATCTTCAGGCCTTCTTGCCATGTGCTTAATTTATATTCGGAGGCAAATAACTGATAGTGATCATACACTCCATATGTAAGAAATGCAATCGCTAAAATGGCAGCGGTCATAGGAGTCGCCTTAGGAACCAAAAAAAAGGTTACACATGTCGCAATCAAAAAAATAAATAATCCTGGTATAAAGAACTCCATCTATACTGTTTTTTGATTCTTAAATTTTATCAATCAGATCTACATGCGTCAACATATGCTTGCGGCAACAATATCGTTTCAGACCCAGCGCATCAAGAACTTGACGTTCTACCGTATCCGGAACAGTCTTTCCATCCATGTAAATGGGTTCTGAATTAGACTTGGACAACTCCTTCACCTTTTGTTGATAAAACAGCCATTTGTCGGCCAGTACGTTTCCACAGTTCATGCAACGGACGGGAATAATCATCTCTAGCAGATTCGGGGAAAGGTTTTCCTCCTCAAATTTTACAGATTTGGAATCTAAACCAATCGCATGTTTATTCAAACAGTATGAAAGGTCGCCTTCGAAGTGGTACAAAACGGCAAGCGGAATGTTCCGAAGAAGACGTCAAAACGGAAGACATCCATCGGGAGGATAATCACATTTATTTTCATACCGAGATCGATCGCTCCTCTATTTTTAAACTAACTACACTCCTTCGAGAGACCGAAGAATATTGTGTCATAACGGCTTTTCGAATGAGATTGGATCCCATTCCCATTTATCTTCATTTATATTCCAGCGGAGGATGCATTCATTCCGCATTCGCTGCAGTGGATACCATTCAACGATGTCGTGTACCCGTCTATTCGATCATTGAAGGTGCAACGGCTTCTGCCGGAACCATGATCAGTATGGTCTGTACAAAACGGCTTATTTGTCCCAATGCATACATGTTGATTCACCAATTAAGCGGTGCATCATGGGGCAAAATGTCGGAATTAACCGATGAATATCAGAATTTGGCCGATTTGATGAAACGAATCCGTTCCTTGTATCTCACTCATACACGCCTAACTTCGAAAAAACTCGATCAATTGTTAAATCATGATTTGTGGTTGGATGCGACAAAGTGCATCGAATACGGGTTAGTGGACGAGATATATACGTAATGCGTTATATTACATGAAATAAAAGTACCGACGACATCAGAAATGACATCGGTACTGTACGGTTCTGGTCTGAATTATCAAGCGGGTAACCCCGTTCGTCATGAAATTAACGCCGTTCGCCGCGATGTCGATTCCCTCCGGAAACAAGTTGAGCTTCTTACGGAAGAGAACCTGATTTATCGCAAGCACATTATGAAACTAGTACAGGCCACCGATGGTGGCAACGCCGAATTCACCCGAGATCTTATGACCCTTTCAGCCAGTTCGGACGACAAGTCTCGTCGTGAAGCGGGTGGTGGTACTGTTCAAGGCGGTGGTTTCCGCCGTTAAAAACTTTTTTTGCACTTTTTCAAAAAAAGTGCTCAAAAATCTACTTGTTCTAAGTCGCCTTTGGCGATACACTTCGTAAAGTGTTCCGCTTAAAAAGTGCCTTTCCTAGCCTTTCCCAGCACGGCCTCACTGATCTCAATGGCATGTTTCGAGCTGAGCATCGCACGAATGGATTTTAGCGACAATGACGAATACTTCTTCAACGTACTCGTTATGGTCTCCCATTCCTCTTCCGTCCACTTTCCTTTCTTCTTTGGAGTCTCCACATGCTGAACAACACGTTCTGGTCCATTCGACGTCTGTTGCAAGTTTCCTACCTCAATGGTTCCTGCATGAATATGATCATGACATGTCTGACAAATCACCATCAGATTGCTCTCATGATTCATCGGCGATCCATCCTGTAATAGGCCATTCGTAGCCGACGCACGATGTTGTATATGATGCACCTCCAAATTAGACATTTCCTTCTTACAAATCTCACAATCCCTTCGAACAATCTTCGTATTCCAAGAAGAACGTCGCGCCTCTTCCTGCGTTGCCGTCCCCATGATCTTATGACGATTCGACAACGCTTGCTCAATGAATTCAAACGGTAAATCCATCGCCCTCGCTACCTCCAATCCATAGAGCGTCGAACCCGAACCAGGTCTTAGTGAGCGATCATAGATGAGCTTCTTCGATTGAGAATCATACTCCACATGCAAATGCCATACTTCCACACCCTCTTTCTGCACATCCAGATGATTCGGTAAATCATGCAGATGCGTCGCAAAAATAAACTTGGCATTCCTCTTGCTCAGCCACTGAATTCCACTGGATACCAGTGCCTGCGCCGAAATGGATTCCGTTCCTGCACACAGCTCATCTCCTAGAACAAGTGTCCTCTCATCTGCATTTCGAAGAATGTCTCTGAGTTCCGCCATTTCCACCGCAAACGATGACAGGCCCGCAAACAAATTGTCCTGATTCAAAATACGTGTATAGATTGCTCGAAACGGTCTCAGTGTCATACTCTGCGCAGGAACAAAACATCCCGCTTGCGCCAATAAGACGCATAAGCCTGTCGCCTTCATTAGTGTTGACTTACCGCTCGCATTCATTCCATACACAAGCCATCCCTTCTTCTCCCCATCCAAACAAACATTATGCTTTACATACGAAATCCGACTCGATGTCGCTTCCACCAATGGATGACGTACCTGCTGAATATCCAGACTCGATCCATTCTCCGCCGATTCAATCGTTGGACATCGAAACCCACGCTCTTTCGAAACCCGTCCAATGCATTGTGTCGTATCCACATGACACACCCATTGTTCCATCGCCGTCCATATTATCTCACCCGCCTGAGAAATGGCAAGGCACGCATCAGGCAAATGAATTCGAATCAAATGATCCAGAACCTCCCTCGTCTTTTGAAGTTTGGTATTGCATTGTTGCAAAGCGGTGCAATCGATCCATCCCCCCGATTTCAATTCCGAAATCTTCGTTCCATCTGGTAAATCCTTACTGTTTTTCTTGAGTTGCTGAATGGTAATGGTCGATGCCTTCAAACCAAACGGTTCCTTCTCTCGCTCCTCCAGACGAATCGCGTCTTCTGCCACACGACCCTTCTGTGCCATTTCTCTCTTGATTGTTTGAAACTGCTCCAAAATTTCTTGAATCTCCGCCTCTTTCTTTCCAATTTCTGGATACGTTTCCACATTAAACACCGATACATCGCCACATACCTGTTGCGCCTTATCTTCCGATACATGGGTTCGAAATACCTTTTGGTATTGGACCCATTGTTCTTTTGTAAATGGTTCTTTCAATAGGGTATTATGAACAATCTGAACCACGATGTGCTCGATCGCCCGATAGGTCTGGAACAATTGGCTGAACTCGGGTGCGGCGATGGATCCGCACAAGACTTTTCGATGAAGACGCGGGAGATCAAACATGAATCGCAATTGACGCTCCAACGGTTTCGATTTCTCTTCAGGCCACATGATGTATTCTTGTACTTCTTTCAATCGCGCCTGAATCTCATCGGCTTCTGAATACGGACTCAGCAACCGTTCTTTCATTGCCCTTTTTCCCATTGGACTGATTGCCTTATCAAAAAGTCCCAGAACGGATTCCATCGGATTCGTTGCACTTGTTAGTTGAAGTTGCGTCAGGGCGTGGTTTCCACAAATGAGTTTGGTATGCGGAATCCATGGCTCATTTCGTTGAAACGATCTCAATCGGCTCGGATCATGCTCCTCCACAAATTGAAGCAAATATAATAATGCTAATTCTTCTTGTTCTGAGCGAATTCCAAGGTAGGTTCGTGGAGGAAGCAAGGACTTGATCGAATAAATCTTTTGAAGATATTCCTTACGAACAAGATCCGATGCGAAAGATCCCAATGTTTCAACTGGACGAACGTGAACCATAATGGACGATGGAAGTCCCAGAATTCGACGAAAGAGAGATTCATCGGGACACATCCCATTCGACCAATAAATCAATAGTTCCTTTGGAGGGTATACACTAAGAAGTTGCACAATATCATCCACCGTCCAAATGTCAGATCGTCCCTGTGCCTGACCCGAATAGGTTCGAGTCGAACCCGTCGTCAAATCCAGAACGGCCGCACCAAAAGTCGGAGCAATCTGCGTTCCCTGAAAATAGAGTGTCATCACATACGGAGTTTCGGTTGATGTCGTTTGTTCAATGTGTGTACTGGGACTCAGAATGCGAGATACCTTTCGCTCCTTCACCTTTCCTCGCATGTCCTTAATTTGATCCACAATGACCACGGTCCATCCATTAGAGGTCAGACGTCCCGCCCATTTATGCATAACATAATCGGGGAACCCAGCAAAAAGCCCATCCTTGCCTGGCCCTACATCGCCTTTCTTCGCTGCAAGTTGAATTCCCAAATAATCTACGATTTCACGTACATTAGCTTGAGTTTCACCCGTCTCTGAATCCTGGATATCATACAATTCATAGAACGAACCCACCATTAGAAAAATGGCCGTCTTCGGACCATATTTCTTTGTATACGTCTGATATAGTTCAATGTATTCTTTGTGCATGTCTTACACTTTATCTATGCGTTCTCGCTTTAAACCCTATTTTCGACTAGAGGGTGACATGACCAACGCGCCCACAAAGACCGACATGGATCCAATGATCAATCCAATATAAATTCCTAGGGCAGATCCCTTTCGATACCCCTCCTCAAATCCCTCTTCGTTTCCATCCTCATATCCCTCTTGATATCCTCTTTCTTTCCCCTGTTTGTATCCATCCTCTCTCCCTTCGTCATATCCTCGCTTGTAGGTTTCGATTCCTGATTTCATAATGGTATTGTGTTTATGTGTTAAAGCAGATTCCATTTGATATTTATCATACTCTTTAGTTTAGGTTCCATCACCAATAACACCCCTTTTCCACTTTATTATATTGAGGTGGGCGCTCATCTAATGCTGGACGAACCCATGTATCATTCACTAATTTCATAATCACATCATTCGTAAACCATCGTTTTCCAATTACCCCAAAAAAAATCTGGAGCGCACCACCAATGTAGAATACTGACTTCTTTCTCTTGGTAAATAGATAATCGGATATTAACATTCCATACCCGCCTGCCGCCACCAATGCGACATCAAACTCGATTTGGTCCAGACTAGGCAAAAACTCCGCCAAATGATCCTGCCAGTCCTTGTTCCCGTGATTTCCCGCCATCGTCATCGGAGGCTTGATCATCTGAAAGGTACAGTCTTCCAACCACGACTGGTTTGGAAAGATCTCCTTCAACTTCGGAACCTGCTTCTCAAACGTACTTGCAAACGGATGTACAACAAGAATCCTCTTTCCTTTCATATGTGGCATCCATGAATCCTGAAAATAATAAGGCTCCAAACTCAAGGCATCAATCTTTGGAATATGGGGTGTTTTCTGTGCAATCCATTCCTGACTTTTACCCGTTTTCTCAAACACTGCACCTGATTTGTCCCATTCCGCAATATGTGTACAATGTTCATAGGACTCCACAAGTTTACTACAATATATCGCCAAGGAGGAACTTCCCTTTATATGAATTCCCGCATTATTCTCCAGTTCCTCCTTGTCTTTTATAATCTGATGAAGTGATCCCTTATGTAAATGATAGGCAATTTGTAATTCGATACCCGCAATACGACCAATAAAAAAAGGAGATTCGATCGCTCTTTTTATTGTTTCTTGATCTTCCATTCTATACTATTATAAGGCCTTGTCCTCTAAGACCTGTGCATCCGCAGCGATTTGGCGCAATACACCCTCGGGAGCCTTACTTGTCGGTTTAATCAATTTCTTCTTAATCAACTCTTCTTTCAACTTATACAATGGCATCTCCTTCATCTTCTTATGTGTCTTCTTGGCACTCTTCATCTTCATATGCAGTGCCGAGATACCCAATGAAATCTTACGAGCTTTCTTTGTCTGATTCTTCTTGACCAAAGGTGTTTTGGGAGCATCCGCCTTCTTGGGATGAAGATGAACCTTCTTAGCCGTGGGGCGCTTCTTGAGTTCTACCTTAATTATCTTGGAACCTCCTTCTTGTGGAGCAGGAGGTAATACAGTAGAGACCTGTGGCATCGGACAGGGCTTTACAGGTGTATGAATGGTATAATCCGATTTTACAATTTGTGGGACTTGTTGTACTTGTTGTGCTTGTGCCATCGGTTGAGTGGAAGGAGTATTCAATGGATCTCCTCCTTCTTGTTTGTTCTTCTTGGTTGTGGACTTTCGCGTTCTCTTAATTTTACCACCTTCGGTTATGGCGCTGCCAGTAATCATTACTTGTTTGATTTCTCCTTCTGACATATTTGATGTCCTTGTTAATCATACGCGAGATTCTTTTCACAACCTAAAACCCTAAAATTTGACCGATGGAATCCTTGAAAAACCTACAACCCGACCATGTCGAATGCCGATCTTCTTCCCTGCCATCGCCACATTTTGGAAACGTTCATCACGCAATCTGATGGAAGACAGCTTATCAGCCATCAGATTGAGTCGTTCAATCAGTTTATGGAAGTCGACATCCCCGAAATCATTCATATGTCCAACCCTATTACTTCATACGGATCGCCGGAAATCCCCCTTGCGGGGCCCCGTTCGGCGTTGGCGACCGCCACGGGCCTCTCCACCACCGCCGCCAATGCTCTTATGGGGGCTGCTGCTGACGGTGTGGCTGTACTGGGACGAAAAGTGCAACACGAGTATGAAGTGACCCTCGAGTTTGAGAAAATCTCTATCCGAAAACCCACCATCTTTGAAAATAATGGCGCCATTCATCCTATGATGCCCAACGACGCTCGCTTACGTAATCTGACCTACGCGGCACCGCTGAATGTCGACGTCAAGGTCACCACCACCTTTATCGATCACACCCGAAATAGCATTCGCGAGGCCAATGTTCGCATCTTTCCCAACGTTCATCTTGGAAAGATTCCCGTCATGGTCGGCTCGAAATACTGCCTTCTTCATGACCAGACTCACGTTCACCCCAAGGATATGGGAGAGTGTGCCGAAGACGTCGGTGGCTACTTCATTATTCAAGGAGGTGAGCGCGCGATGATTTCCATGGAGCGCATGTCTGAAAATCGTCCTTTTGTTTTCCGCAACGGACGTACCGCTGCCAAACAATTGGAAATCGTCGAGATCAAGTGCATTGGTCCCGACAACGATCAAGTCCCCAAATCCAACACTGTCAAGATTGTATACCACCCCAAAAATCAACTCATTACCATGCTTCGCGCCACGATCCCTCGTATCAAGACCGACATTCCCGTCGTCATTCTCTTTCGCGCACTCGGCGTCTTGTCCGATCGCGATATCTACGAACTCATCCTGGGAACCACGGGCAAGGAAGATGTCTATGATCCCATCATGACCGAGTCGATTCTCGAGGCGAGCTCCATTAACACACGCGAACAAGCCCTCGCATGGCTCGGTGAGCACACCAACGCGTGGTCCGTCAAATCTCAGAAACAAAGCAACGTACAAGACATTCTTGCTGAAGAACTCTTTCCCCAGATCGGCGGTATGGAAATGAACTACGAGAAGGCGTGCTTCCTCGCCCATCTCTGCCGCAAGGTACTCTGGACCGTGACCAAGCGCATCCCCACCGACGATCGAGATGCCTACCCCAACAAGCGTGTTGACATTCCTGGCTTCTTGCTGGCCGACTTGTTCCGCAAGACATACAACAACCGCATGGTCAAGGACATGAAAGCCGCTCTGTCCAAGGAGATTCACGGTGGTTCATGGAAGGCGACTGGAAATTGGACCGAGATTGTCAACATCAACAACATCAACAAAATTATCAAGTCGACCATCATGGATGTCTGCTTGAAATCTTCCCTGGCGACGGGCAACTTTGGTTGCGGCAAGATCGGTGGTCCCAACAAAGTCGGTGTGTCTCAAGTGTTGAATCGCATGAACTATTCCGCTGGAATCTCCCACTTGCGCCGCATTTCCACTCCGATTGAAAAGACGGGCAAGCTGATTGCCCCTCGTAAACAACACAACTCGCAATATGGCTACATCTGTCCTTGTGAGACCCCAGAAGGTCATGGTGTAGGTGTGGTGAAGAATATGGCGACGACGACCATGATTAGCATCTTCAGCAGTCCGATTACGGTCTACGCCTATATTCAGGGGCTTAACAAGCTGATCTCCCTGCGAGAATCGACCATTCAACAAAAACACGAGTGTACACGCGTCTTTCTCAACGGATCCTGGATTGGTATTATCCCCAACGAAGATACTCAAGAGGTCGTCGATAAGTTGCGTAAGGCCAAGCGTTCTGGTGTTCTCCATCTCTACACGGGTATCGTGTGGAAGAATGCGTACAAGGAGCTCTGGATTAGCACGGAAGCAGGTCGTGTTATTCGTCCCTTGTATTACGCCCCTGCCCTTCGAGAAATCTATGCAGACAAGACGGGTTCGCTGAAGAAACAAGTTCAAGCCATCAAGGAGTGGAATCAACTTCTCCTCTGGAAAACGCCGAACGGCAAGAACTTGTTTGAATATATTGATGCCGGTGAAACGGATGGATCCTACATCGCCATGGATTATGCAAAGATGTTGGCTGATCCCACGACGACTCACTGTGAGATTCATCCCAGTGTCATCCTGGGAACGACCGCTTCTTATATTCCCTTCCCTGATCACAATCAATCTCCTCGTAATGCATATCAGTCTTCGATGGGTAAGCAGGCCATGGGCATCTACGCCCTGAATTATCGCGAGCGATTTGATGCAATGAGCCATGTCCTCTGCTACCCCGAAATTCCCATGGTATCGACCTACATGAGCCGATTCTATGGCGCACAAAAACTGCCCGCTGGCCAAAACATTGTCGTTGCCATTATGACCTACACGGGATACAATCAGGAAGATTCCAACATGATCAACCGTGCCGCTCTGGATCGCGGCCGATTCCGTTCCGTCTTCTACCGCACCTACAAGGATGAGGAGCGCAAGAACCAGTCTTCTGGAGAGGAGGAGAAGTTCTGTCGCCCCGATCCTGTTGAAACCAAACACATGAAAAACGCACACTACGAAAAAATCGGGGACGATGGCTTTGTTCCCAAGGATACCTATGTCACGCCCGATGATATCCTTATCGGCAAGGTGGTTCCCCTCCGTGTTCCCACGGGTGCGGTCCTGCCAGCGGGTGCCAAGAAGTCGCGCGATGTCTCCAAGATGCCCCGCAACAACGAGAAGGGCTACGTCGACAAGATCTACAAGAACCGAAACGGCGAGGGATACTCCTTTGTCAAGATCCGCATGCGTCAGGACCGCATTCCTGAGATTGGAGACAAGTTCTCTTCACGCCACGGACAGAAAGGAACCATGGGTATGATCCTGAACCAAGAGGATATGCCCCAGACGTCATCGGGTATCGTTCCCGATATCATCATCAATCCCCACTGTATTCCATCACGTATGACGATCGCACAGCTCATGGAGACTCTGTTGAGCAAGGTGGGATGCATGACAGGCGCACTGGGTGATGGTTCGCCGTTTGGAGAGACGACGGTCGATGATTTGTCCAAGATTCTACGGGACAACTATGGCATGGAACCCTATGGAAATGAAATCATGTACAATGGGTACACGGGGCGAATGATGGAGACGTCCATCTTTATCGGTCCCTGCTATTATCAGCGCCTGAGACATTGTTCGGCCGACAAGATGCACAGCCGTGCATCGGGTCCGCTGGTTATGTTGACGCGTCAGCCTGCCGAAGGCCGTGCACGTGAGGGTGGATTGCGATTTGGAGAAATGGAGCGTGATTGCGTGGTGGCGCATGGTATGGCGGAGTTTACGAAGGAACGTCTCATGGAGTGTTCAGATTCCTTCTCGTGTTATTCGTGTAAAGACTGTGGTTTGCTGGCGATCGCGAACCCTGAACAAAACATCTGGTCGTGCCGCGGCTGTGGAAATACGACCAGCTTCTCACATCTTAATCTTCCTTATGCATCCAAGTTGTTGCTACAGGAACTTGAAACGATGTGCATCGGATCACGCCTGATTACGAGCCAAAAGTTGATCTGTCATTCACAACCGGCTGCCAAAGTTGAATAACATAAAAATAAATATTATATTATATCAACTATTTCTTTTTTATCGTTAAATATCCAACATTCAAATAAATATCCACATTCTTTACCCTTGCCTTAATAGCATCTATTTTATGAATATCTTTTTGATACGTCCATGTAGATTTTACTTCTATAAATTTATTATTGTACTTCTTCCATCCCATTTATCAACAACTATTTTACTATATGATATATTATGTTCTATACAATATTCCTTAAGAAAATCGATTGTGTATTTTTGTTTTGACATAACTAATATACTTAATTCCTTTTTATATTAAAAATATATTCTAAATTTATAATATAAAATGGCGGCATCCTTAATGACATATGCAGCAGAGTATCTCGGTGTTTTCTTTTTTGTATTGGCGATCTTTGCCAGTGGCGGCAATCCATTGATCATCGGTGCAGCACTTGCGTTAGTTATTTTCTTAACCGCACCAATCAGTTCCGGTCATATTAACCCAGCTGTTTCTCTAGCAATGTTTATGGATTCTAAGCTAAACTCAAGTACCTTTCTCGGATACGTCGCCGCCCAGCTCCTGGGAGGCGCCTCGGCGTACTATGCCTACAAGATGACCAAGCGCGCGTAAGCCTACGGGAGACATCGTTATCGTTTGACAACCGCCAATGCGAGTAAACATAATACACCCACTGTAATGATTGTAGCCGGTTTGGACATGACTTGTTCAAACCCTTCACTCACCGGTGTTCCATCTGCATTAAATGTTTTTGGAGCAGCGACCCATTCATCCCGTGTTAAACTAATTGGCTTTCCTAAACGATCGGTATCTTGTACCCACCGTGTTTGGACATAGACATCTCCCGAACGTCTTGCTGTTTCTGGATCTGAAATCCAGGGTTCTCCTGTACTCGGATCCGCAATATGTCCTTCATAATCTCCTACCATGAGCGTTACCTGTTTGCATTGTGGATACCCTGAGCCAAATAATGAATTCATCAGAGGAGCCGGATTCAATCCGTTTTCCACATCTTCCAACATTCCTGGTGCTAACCCTCTTAAACTGGGATTACCCATATCCGCCATGGCTTGTTTTACCTTATCTCCAAATACATTTCCTTCCGGAATTCCTTGCATATAATTCCACATATCGGCACCATTCGAGCACTGGGCACCTGTCTTAATAAAATAGTTCACTCCCAACGGTTTCAATCCCATTCCATTGGTTAGACCCGTGGATGGACTACCAAATCCAATTTGATCAATGTAAAATCCAACACCTTTCACGGCATTCACGACATCACTCATAGAATCGCCTACATGAATGCCAAGTTGAGGTGGTGTTTTCATTTGATCGGCTGGTTTATAAGGTGATCCAAAAAATCCGATGCCCGATGGGGCCATACTCGGAAGGATCGAGGTACGTGTTTCTGAGCCCTGCTGGGGGACACTCATTTCTTATAACCACAGATAAAATCCTACTGCGTTCTAAAAATTGATCCTCATTCTGATCTCTCAATAGGGTACAATGGAATCATTATTTCATCTCCGTCGTACTCTTGCACCTATCAAGGAAGCCGTTGAGTTCTGGAAGGATGATTCAGAACTCAAAGATGAGAAACCCATCGTGGATTTAGATACGTGTCCGAATTGTTTTAATACCGATTGTCTCTATACCAGCGACCTGGTAACATGTCGAGAATGCGGGCATATCGTGTCTCGACCTTTTGATAATACCGCCGAATACCGCTACTTTTCTCAAGAGGATCGTGGTGGCGATCCCACTCGTGTAGGTGCTCCACTTGATCCCCGTCTACCCGAAGCCTCGCTTGGAACGGTTATCCTTAACGGATACGGTACCTCCAAAGCCATGTATCGTGTTCGAAAATATCATTCCTGGAATACCGTTCCCTACAAGGAACGGTCCTTCATTCAGACCTGTGAGCGTTTATCTTTAATTGGTCTCAATTCAGGAATCAATCAATCCATCATCGAAGAATCCAAAAATCTCTATACCACCCTACAAGAAATCGGTGGTCGTCAAGGTCTTAGTCGCGATGCCCTCCTGTCCGCCTGTCTCTATATGAGCTTGAAACAGTCCGGATCTCCGCGAAAACCCAAGGAAATTGCGGATATTTTCGGCCTCTCTTCCGCCACCTTTACAAAAGCCCTCAAACAGATGCAGGAAGTCATGGCGCTCGCCCGTCAAAAAGGACTTCTTCACATGACGACTACCAATCAACCGAGCCGTTCCAGCACGCAGGCGATTGAATACATCCAACTCCCTCTCAGTCGTCTACCCATTCCTCGAAATCAGATGGAGCATCTTCTCATGCTATGCAAACGGATTGCCATCAAGGCAGATGAAGCGGGACTGTCTCAGGAGAATATGCCTCCGAGTTTGGCAGCAGGCTGTGTTGCCTTTGTCATCAAACGATGTGAAAATCTTACCATTCCTCTCTCCAAAATTGCCAAAGCAAGCGAGATCTCCGTCGCTACCCTACAGAAATGTCTTCGTCGTCTGGAATCCTATCACGAGGTTCTGGAAACCGTATTATAAAATTAAAACAGATAAGGATAATAGAATGGGTGGTAGTTCTTCTTCCCTACCTGGCGAAATGTCGCATCAACAACTATTTGACATGACGAAGGATACCCGCCTCATCATGAACAAATTATTAGATTATGGACTACATAAAATTGCCGTTTCTGAATTTGTGAAACTGTCAAGCCCGGAAGGGTGTAAAAATTACGTTATGTTTCTTACCAATAGTATTCATAAACTCTTCTATGAACTGCAAGTTGCACCTGGAACAGATAAACGAGGTGTTATTTTTTTCCGTTCCATCAAAGATTTGAGCGAACCCACCGAACAAGAAAAAGTCGAGCGTCAATCATTATGTTTGACTCTGGCATATTTCTATACGCGCATTTTCCAAATTTATGGATCTCTTGCACTAACATTGATTGACGATATCAACGACGTTTCCCAAATAGGTCTATTTGAAGGAATGGAACAACGGCGTTCCTTTGGTGCACCTGGAGTCTATCCCAGTACCATGCGTGGAGGTGCATTTACCCTGACCACGATGGGAAATTTTCAATTTCTCAAGACCTATCTCACGGATCAAACCTATGGAAATGAAGGATTTCGAACACGATATGTTGGATCTACATCCAGTACCACCGCAAATGTCTATTTTAACGCTGAAATCGATGGTCAAGATGCATCCTCTACCCAACAGGGTAAGTTTGCAATTGCATACACAGGTGCCAAAGAGTTTTCCTATCTTCCCATGACCGCTACAGGAAGTGGAATTGGTTCAAATAATCTAACGGTGTCCTTTGGAAAGATCAAGTATCAAAAGAAAGGAGAAGCAGACGAAAAAGAGGCATCCTTGCCTGACTCCATCAAGAAGACTATGATTATTTCAGGACAAGTTTCTCCCACCGGTTATACCTATAAGGTATCCGGTTCCACCATTAGTTTGGTCGATTATTTTAATAAGATCTTTACCATTCTGGTCCCCTTTGTACGTTCTCTGGTGGAAGGAACTTCGGTTTCAGGAACGTCGGATCAATCGGAACGAGACATTCAACCTCAATTAAAACTGAGTAAAATTATCCAAAATCTGAGCAAGGTCAAACCTCTTGGTCATTGTATTGCACGTGGAATGCAACTTCTTCGAGCCGCTCCCTTCGATAAAGATGGAATTTCTTCCATCTGTAAACCCAAATTCGTCGAATCGACACGTGTTTCAGAATCTGGTCTGAAAACAACTGTTTCACGAAGCGGTCTTCCTGTCAAGAAACTCGATGAAAGTCCTGGACTCTCTGCTCTCGCCCAGTTATTCTATGATACTGTCCTTTTTGGAACACCACAGGTTCAAATCGGAACTACGCCAGGAAAAGATGGAACATCCTCCAAGGAGAAATATTTGGAATTCATTCGAACCATGTCTCGGTTATTCGGTGATACCTCTAGAAGAGATCGTGCCGATACCGATGCTGTCATAAAAGAAGGATTAGATGCAATTACCATTTCACGCGATGATGCATTATGTCGCATTTTAGGGGTAAGGGATCAAGACATACAGCTGCCGAATAGTCTTGCAAAAGTAGTCTATGAATCAGTTAAAAAACTATTTGCACGCCAATATGTTCATGCACAGAACTGCGGTGCGATTATCAATCGATTATTTCGTGTTCAACAAGATCGAGAAAGTGGATATTTCCAAATCTCATTAAGTCCAACCTTGATTCAGGGTGGATTTGCAGAATTAAATAGTATCAATTACGATACCCGTGAATTATTAATGAAATATTATAAAGATTGCGAGGAAACCTATCTTCATGGCGTACAAGATATTATTCATTCCAAACGAGCGGTGGATGCGGCAAAAGCACAAGCACAGGTCGTACAAGCACCGCCAATGCAACAACAAGTGCAACCACAAATTCGACCACCTGTGCTACCACAACCCTCCGCACCTTTAGTACGACCCTCTGCATTGCAAAAAGAATCTAATAAAACGGGTATACCCTCCAGTGCAATGTCTAGCAATCGTACCACCCTACGTCCTGGTCTTCGTCCTCGACCTCAACAAACCCGATTTTATCGACCAGGCAACCTAACCGATCCCACTTTACAGCGTCGTTTACAGACGATTGCAGAAGGTGGAAGAAGACATACCATGAAGAGAAAACACTAAATTGGTAAAGAATATGACATCGTCATGGTAATCGAAGAGTTCCATTGATACGTATACCAGTGAAACCCTCCATCCGCAATCCAATTCTGCCCTCCCCATTGTCGATTGATCCATACATAATCAAAATTCGGATACAAAGAATCGGTCAATGCCATCACGGCTTCTTTTCGCATGGAAGGTGTGATCGCCGCCGATTCAAGCCATGCAGTAATCCATGCCATTCGTTTTCCCTCTTTTCTCTGAAATGTATCTTGTATACATACTAAAATACGATGAATTCCTTTATGAAACATTTTCCATAATTGATTGGTTCCCTCTTTGTTCAAAATCAAAAACCGATCCGAATGAATCATTCGATAGACTTCCATCAATCGATAGGCTTGTCCCATGGTAAGATTTGATACATAAGGAGATGGATCCGATCGTACCAATTCTCGATAGGCATAGAACCCTGTATAAAACGGAGCCGGTGCAATCGCTAGTTTCACCCCTTCTTTCAAAAACATCGCATAGGGAATTCCTTTTCGATTCGCATATCGATGCAATTCGGTTAAAAGATAATCCGCCAGCCCCTTTCCTCTCCACCTCGGATGAATACAGAAACAGTCTACCACGTAGATTGCTTCACAATGAGCCGATACGAATTCCCCCACATAATGATATCGAATTGTCCCTGCAATACCATTGGAATCATGTACAACAAAGAAATGATCCTTGGGACCCATCAAATATTCATTCGGTATATCCAATACCGGTGTTTGTGGTGGTGATCCAAAATGGGTACGAAGATGAGTCAAAATGGGTTCCCGATCTTCATCCGGCAAAAGCCAATGTCCTGGTTGACCAGTAGGCGATGGAATCGGTTTTTTTTGAAACAAATGACTTTGAAAGCGATCCCAATTCCAAAAAGATGATATCCAATTTACAAAAGGATACAACTTCCAGAATACCATGATGGACTAATCGAATGGTGAGTTTATGCTATGTGTTGAATTATCGAACTTTCTATCAAGAATGGTTCTAACCATTGGTGTAGCCATTTGTTGCTACAAAGGTCATCTTCCTCATTTAAAACGGTTATTTGACTCGATCGAGAAACAAATCAGGAAGCCAGATCAGGTAGTAATTAGTTGTTCTTCAACGAACGTAGAAGATGTCATGTATCGTCGATACATGTACTCCTTTCCCTTCATGTTTGTTATTCATAGTGAAAAGAAAAATGCAGCACAAAATCGAAACATTGCCGCGAATCATCTTCATACTGACATTATTTCCTTTTTTGACGCGGATGATATCATGCACCCTCAACGTCTTTCCATCATTGCAGATTGTTTCGAAAAACAAGATACCCATATTTTTCTTCACAATATTGAATTCGGAACCTCTCTTGATTTTACGCTTTATCAAAACGTCTATTTATATTTAAATCAATTGGACCGTTGTGAATGGGGATCAACCATCCTTCGCTATCCGATGGTAGAATCTCCAATTGCCAATGGACATGTTTCTGTTCGACGATCCGTGTTGTATCATACCCGCTTTGAAGAATCACAAGAGTTCCAAGGACGAGAAGATACCAAATTTAGTACAGACGTCATTATGCGTCATCCCTATCAAACCGCATATTGTCAAAATGTACTCAGTCGATATGATCCGAGCGGAACGGGTGGATTTCGAACATAAACGAATCCTACGATCCTCTTGCACAATGGAGTATCGACGCGATACATTGAATTCTTGGGATGAAGAAAATCCACGCCCTTACCAACGCTATCATACAATATTAGAACAAGAACATGCTACTTATAAGATAGAAGGGCGTATAAATACATGGAGTGTCATATGGAATGGTCTAAAAAATTTGATGTGCTGTTATCGCTGAATCCCATGTCAACGCACCCGTTATGCAAAGCACCGACAAAACCTCCAAGCAAAGCACACGTTGTAGTCAATGCAATAAGAAACTTGGTTTAATGGAATACGTATGCAAATGTGAAAAACGATTTTGTATTTCACATTTGCAACCTCAAGAGCATAATTGTACATTTGACTATCGAAAAGAGGCATCCAAAGAAATTCAACTCAAAATGGATAGTGAGGCACGTGCTTCTAAACTGGAGCGAATCTAAAATATAAAATGATAATAGGGGAATGTCAAACGATTTTACCAAGATTCTTTCAACCTTTCATATGCACGATAAATGTTGGCCCGAACATGTCGATATTTCACAACGTAAAAAAATATGTAAAAGTCCGGCTTTTTTTAATGGTCTGGAAGATACCATACACTACATCAATCACATGTATCCAATAACAGAAGAAGAAAAAAATAAACAGATCCAGTCCATACCAAATGTTCCTAAAGATGGATGTCAACAAGTTGTATTTGGAACACTTTCTTCCATCGCGCCCTACTTTTATCATAACCAGCTTGAAATTGAAAAGGGAAACCCCATCAAATTCATTATTCTTTCGGCAAAACACTGGACCGAAGAATTAAATATGGATTTTGTTCAATGTGCCTTTTATTTAACCTTTACTCCACCTCACTGCCCTGTTCCCATTCGTTTTTTAATTCCCAACAATCCCAAAGATCTTACTTATTACAATAAGAAAGAACATCATAAGAAGGCGCGTATTACATTAAAAGAAGTATGTGATAGTATCAAATATTCGAATCGATTCGTCATTCATAAACAAAAGTTTGATTCCTATACCATTTATTATTTTCATCAATCATCCAATCAAACACGTCGGTCCAATCCACGTCGTGTTATGTTTACTCGTCGTCATCGATCCAAATAACGAATATATAACGCAACAATGTCTGGACACCATCGTGGATTCAGATGAGTCTGGCTAGGAGAAAACCAGGCAATCTCATCTTTTTCTTTACGATCCCGTTTCCATCGTTGAACTGCTTTTGGATGGGTTTTCATCCACAAAAAGGTCTTCTCTGCTCTTTCAAGTTCCTCGTCCGACACAAATCCCTGAAAGACATGATACTGGAAGTAATGATTGGGAGGATAATCGGACTCCTGTGATTGAAATACAAGTCCTGTATGATGGAGATTCTGAATCTGATGGATATGGGCCTCCTCCTCGGTTTCTCGCATGGCATTCTCTTTTAACAAATGGATCATCGGTGTACGCAGATCGATGTCTTTTCCTTCCATCTGACCTTTGGGTGGCTCCCATACAGAGGAAGTACGGTGAGCCTTCCACTTTTTTACCACTAGAAAGTGCTGTTTTGAAAATGGTTCCGATGCACGATGAAGAAACGTACAGGCCCGTAGATAGACTCTCCATCCTTCCTGTGGATGTTCCACATACGCATAGGCTTTTTTTGGATCAAAGGGAAGATGGGCCGATCCGCGTTTTAGATGAGGCTGAAACACATCAAAGAGTTCCGACATCACTATGATAGCCAAAGAATTATCTGGGGTAAAAGAAGAAAGGATGAGTAATTCTAATTCTGAAAGTAATAATGAAGTGGCAGACGCGAGTCGCCGTGCAAGAGCCGCAATATCTGCAAAACAATATGGCGTTAAATTACCTCCATTAAAACCTGAAGCCACGGTTGTTTCGAGTAATTCTTCCAGCAACTCTTCTAGCAATGCTTCCAGCAGCGAATCCAACAACGGTTCCAACAACGAATCCAACAACGGTTCCAACAACGAATCCAACAACGGTTCCAACAACGAATCCAACAACGGTTCCAACAACGAATCCAACAACGGATCTAACAACAGATCTAACAATTCTTCTAGCAATGCTTCCAGCAACACATCTTTTGTATCCGTATCACAGAATTCTTCTAACAACGGATCCAGCATCGCTTCTAACAACGGTTCTAATAACGGTTCCAGCAACAGTTCCAGCAACGAATCCATAACTATTCCACAATCTGGACCAAATGCAAACGCGGCGAGTGCAGTGATTAACGAAGAAAAATCGGTAAAACATATGACAACTGCTAAAATGCTCGATTATTTAGTAGATAATGGCCGCAAGATTGTAGAGAAAGCTTTTGCCAAGGTAAAAGACAATTTCTTTAAAACATCTACCTCTCTTACTGTAAATAATAATGACCGACAGAAAGAAAGAACGGAACTAGAATCCCTTGGAACAATATCGGATGTTCAGGAAAAAGAACGAAAACTGGATGAACAACTGAACGCTATAGAAAAGGAAATAGAAAGTGCACCTGAAACGTCTCTCAATCCAGCAAATGGTCCTAAGTTAAAAGGTGCAAAAGTTCAGAATTTTAATGCACTCAAAAAATATAAAGAACGTTTGCAACCTGTTCTCGATGTGTTAAAATTAAAACTCAAGGCTGCAAATACATTTACAACCATTCAACCATTGTATAATAGTTATACGAAATTAGAAGAAACCAAAGGTAAAAATGATCCTGAGGTGAAGCGTCAAGCGGTTGTATTAAGCACATCCTATAAACAATATTCAAATGAAATTAAAGAAGTACTAGATGGTGCATCAAAAATATTGCCTAAGGATGCCGAATTGAAAAAAGATCTAGATGATATGGTACTCATTGTCAATACAATGGAAAAAGAAGCGTCCCCTGTATCAATCCTACATTCTAATATGAAAACACCAGTATTGAATCGAACAAAAAAAGACGGCCCAATTGATGTTTCCGTTCGTACAAAAGATGGGAGCACAGTGTCCTATCGTTTGGATCAAGGTAATTTTAGTAAATTGGATACGGTTATTAGGGACGATGAACTAGTTGAAACTAAATTCAAACAAGCAGTTGAATCCTCTAAGGAGGGGACAAAAGTAGTTAAAATGACCTACAAGGGTGAACCCCTCATTGTTTCATTAAATATCTCTCATCCACATGATAGCAAGGAAAAGGCGAAACAGAATATGAATACTTCCTTGAAAAAGGAGACAGAAAGAATTGTTTCACCTGAAAATCTTAAAAAATTATCATTAGAACAATTACAATCTGCCCAACAACAGATTGAAAAAGAAATTGCGTTTGTTAACAGTAATACAAAAGTACTACCTGAAAATAAGGAGAAACTTAAAACGGTTATGCGAGAATCGCATCTTGTACCTACACAACGAGAGATCGCACAACGTCATTTAAATAACCCAAGTAAAGGTGGTCGTAAAACAAAGCGTAATCATTCGAAAAAAGGAACTCGTAAACAGACTACTCGGCGTTCCTCTTAAAAAACAGCAAATACCCATACTGAAACGACAACGGCATTAAATCTACATACGATGTATAGGACCACCCATTGCTCTGTGCCTTGGTAATGATCTCCTTGATGCTCGGCATATACAACGTATGTTTCTGTCGTCTTGTCGATCCATCCTTAAATCGAAACGTTTCACGAAATTCGGCCTTTGGATCTTCGAGTTCAAACGTCGCTTCATAATCAAACTTATCAAAGACCACCTTCGATGTTTTCAGGCGATCTTTGACATAATTCTGCGGACTCACACCTACCCACGGATTACTCGAATCCAAAATCGGATCAAACTTGTGTTTGTTGACCACCTCAATCGCCAAGGATCCGCCTGGTTTCACCCACAACGCCAAATTACGAAACAGGGTGTCCATTTCACGAAAATAGTAAATCGTAAAATACAACAAGCATGCATCGGTGAACTCTGCTGCTGCCGCCGCACCTGGTCCCATCAAATCAAACATACGAAAATCTACCTTCTCATGTTGTTCTGGCGTTAATGTTGTCGCATTTAATGTTGTTCCCTTTGCATAACGAATCATTGCCTGACTTCGATCAATTCCCACCGCATTTCCTGCCCCCTGTTTCGCAAACGAACATGTCGCAATTCCAATTCCGCATCCTGCATCGAGAATGTTCAAACTCTCTTTCGGCTTATTCCTCGAAAATTCCTCTAAACAGATCGCCGTTTCCGCTTGAATCAGATTCTCATTCTGCGTCAACTTTGTAAAAATGGATGCATAAAAATCATCAAATAAATCGTCATTCGTCAACCATTCATACTTCGAACTCTGCGCTTCTGTTATTTCTGATCCTTCAAACCCCTCTCGAATCGGAAAAATGTTAATCGGTGTTAGTTTGTCCACTGTCATGATTCCCACATAATTTACCGCAATGATCAGTAATATTACCAATAATACGGTTTGCCATGTATCAAACGTACACACCGTAATCAGTGCTGCAAGCATGATAATGGTTGCATAAATGAATACGTTTTTATATGTTTCGTTCATACCCTACTGTCTTTCTTTGTTTTTTTAACCGTACGATTACGAGGGTTGCTTTGCTTTCGGATTTTTCGGCACGTTATTCCACTCGATTTCTTTCCACAATCACTTGAATATCCTGCGATCTTCTTACAAATGCTCGTATATGGATCCGTAAAGGAGGCATCCAATCCACATCGCATTCTCCAGAGCCATGCCATGGTCGATTTTCGACACATCAGTGTCGGCGGATTCTTTTTCTCAACCTCTTCCCAATGCATTGCAATCTCATGTGGTAGAACGGCCGGAAGAAAGACCCAAAATCGTTTGAACCAATACATTCGTTTTCTCCATGGAAGAACATTCCATTTGTTGCGTTCACATGGATCTTTACATGTTTTTGCCTCCTTTGGACAATCAGGCATGGGGGCAGAATGAGCCGATGATTCCTTCGGATGATGATATCCTACTGCAAACAGAAAATCCCAGAATAACGCCAATTGTTCCTGCCACGATTGCTTCTGTAGATCGGTATAATAGGCCTTTACTTGTGAAAAGGGTGGAGTCGCTTGAGGATGAAGGCCTTGTTTTCTCAACTTGGCATTCACAAGACCGTGAATGGTATACATCCATTTTTTAAGATCCAAATGTGGATCCAGTCCACCATGTTCGATCGAAAAAGGATGCATTCGATAATAATCCGTCAGAGACGCACGACAAAATTTACACGGTAAAATGTATGGAATGGTTTCGAAAAAATTGGAATATGAAACCGCAGAATCGGCACGATATTCATAATCAAATGTTATCAAATGAAATAATTTCCAGCCCGATGGACCCCAAAACCGCGTATCCATCTTCCTATCCTTTTTTCACAATTTATCTTGTCCATTTATGAAATGTACAAGATAATAGGAAATACTAACATGGTTTACTCCATACCAAATCCACGGTAGCTCAGAGGTGCCAAATAGGGGCGCACCACGGAATTGGAATCAGGAACGACATCCTCTGCCTTACATTTCACCACAGCCGGAGGGCACGATTGGCGCGGGCAAGGTGCGCACGTGGGGCATTTCGTGGGCGTTGGGCACTTGACCTCAGGACAACGTGGGCGAGGGCATGGTGGGCATTCACCCGATGGCTTCTGGCACTTGGAACAATCCAAAATCACTGGATTCTGCTTGGGAATCGAGGACTTGAGAACATAATTGCTGAGATCAGGGACGGGCGGACACTCACTCTTCAAAATGTAATTGCTCATGTCAGGTACCGCAGGGCAAGGAGGAATCGAGGACTTGAGAACATAGTTGCTCATATTGGGCTGTTTGCACTCGGGACACGCCGGACGAATGGGGCGAGGGCGGGGTTTCTCGCAACCACATGGATCTGCTTTTCCACACGTATCGCAGACGGATCCTTCATTCTGAAATCCTTCCATTGGGTAGAATTTCGATAGAAAATGTCCAACGAGGAGACCCATAATAAAAATTACGATCAAATGAATGGTGTTCATTCTACTACTTTTTATCAGCTAATAAAATCCATGATTATTGATCAACCTTTCGGACATAAATCATATCCTCAAATTGACCCAATACGATATTAATCGCAACAATTCGTTCACTCGAAATGTATTCCGCATAATCCTCCTTTGAACACATCATTTGTCTATTAAAATAAGTATGAAGCTCTTTGGTATCCGCCAAATACTTCTCAATAAACTGATACGCAATGTCCGCAGAGGCAAACTGTCCTAAAATGTTTCGCTGATGAATGGGTTTATCGACCGCACGAATAATGAAATCAGATTCCACAATGTACATCGTTCTATTGTTCGGAATGATTTATTTAGCAATTCGCCATCCCTTCCAATCCATCGGAGGACATCCGCATGTCTCAGGAAGCGCAGGGTCCATGTTTGCCTGTAGCCGAGTACAAATCATTCTCACATATCCCTTCCACGAATAATCATTGGACACTTTGCTTCCCTGTGCGAGAATTCCAAAATCCGATGGGTTGAGACCCCGCTTCTTGATCTGCACCTCAATCTCCTTCGCGCGCTGTTTCCAATCAAAATGAGAGGGACCACGACCTGCATCCATGGGTGTCGGGGCAAGGCGATCCGTTATCGGATGCGCCACATCCTGGGGATTTAACTTACCTTGACTGGCATTGTTCAAATCCGTCATAGAAGGAAAACCGGTCTTGTCGACGGTAGATGATTTTGCCAGATCTGCCTCCGATGGATGAGGAGAATAGGATACCTGAAACGTCGCAGATAATCCATTCACAATCTGATCAGCATACTTATCGATTAAAGAGCTGATCTGTCGAGTTGTAGCAGGATCCTTTTGAAGATTCGAAGGCAAGGCGTTCGCCAAACCCGCAGGAAGACGAAGAGTTTTGATCAATTGTGGCAGAGGCTCACTTGGTTTTCCCAGGATTGGAAACGCCTTATCCAAATCATTCTTCTGAATGGGGATTTCCACTTCCATCAATGTTCCTTGCTTGACTTGATCAATAATCGTCTGAATATCCGTTTTCATCTGCGTTAACGCCGCTACTCGTGTGGTTATGCTCGGATCAGTGGTTCCACTCTTGGATAAACGAAGAATCTCCCCTTGGATGCGAGAGACAAATTGGATCAAATCTTGTGTCGTCGCAATTTGCCCCCCTTCAAATCCTTCCTTTGTAAACTCATTGATGGGACCCTGTAGGGATCCTGCATTTCCTGTTAGACGCACCTGTTCCTGTAAATAGGCCAAATTGGAAGCCATTTCATTCAGATTCGTTAGTGTGATGGTTGGCTGAACACCTGGATTGCGATTCAATACCTCCACAGCAGACTGTAATGTATGAAAATCACTTCTCGCTGTGGTCAATGGCAACTGAATGGATGGGTCCGATTTCTCCGAAATGTGTTGCGCTTCAAACGCTAAAAATCCTTTCAACATTTCCAACAATGAAACAATTTGCTGACGATTTGCCTTGATCAAAGTCGTATCCTGATAGGGAAGCGGACTCATTGTTGCAATTTGTTCATAAGGAGCAACAGGGATTTCTCCTGGAAGTGTATGAGGTTGCACCTCGTCGATATTATCTTTCTTGGGATCCGGAAGGATAGAAGTGGGTGAAGGAACGGATGGAACCGATACCATATGAGACGGTGGATTCACAAAATTTTCCTTTGCAACATTGCTTGCGGATGTCAAAAAGAAAATAACGATTAACACAAATAGTAATGATAAGAACGCAAACATCCTACTTTCTTATCTTATCTTTTTATTGTGAAGGAAATTATGATACTAGATTGTCCGTCATACGACTCGCCAATAATTCATTACGAAAGATATTCTGAATATCGCGCAAGATACTCGATTGTTGTTGTAATGCCATTGCGCTATAATCGGTCTCACTCACAGAGACTTCTGGAACAACTACATTCTGTCCTGGGAGACCCTGTGGACCTTGTAGACCTTGAGGACCTTGTAGACCTTGAGGACCTTGATCTCCCTTTGGCCCTTTCGCCCCTTGAGGACCTTGATCTCCCTTTGGTCCTTGATCTCCCTTTGGACCTGCCACACCAGGGGCTCCATTTGCCCCATTGGCTCCTGCAGGACCCGCTGGACCCGCTATTCCCTGATCCCCTTTTTCACCTTTTGACCCTGCAGGTCCAGCGGGGCCTACCATTCTAGAAGGATCGATCTTGCAACATTTATAATCATATCGGAATGTATCTTGACCACTTCGGACATAATGCATCTGAGAGATCATTTCATCATCGTTGCATACAATGTTATGACGGTCAAGATACACAGCATTGCCTCCGCCTTCTGGTTGAAAGGGTGTTGATACCGATCGACAAATGGTAGTAGGTGGTGTCGTGGAGGGAGGAACACAAATGGCAAGTCCTTGATTTATACCAATGGTTTTATAATGAGTGAGTGGATCAATAAATGGTTGTTGTGCCTCTGGATTGGCCTTAACATACTGTGCCGGATCCCATTTACAAGTTGGATTGTCCGATCCACAGGGTGTACGTCCCTCATTTATTCCATAAGTAAGCCAATGATTCTTTAAAGCCGCCGCATTTGTTCCAAACGCTGCCTTCAAATCCGCATAGTAATCTGCATATTTGGTTGCATCAAACACACATTTTTTAACAGGTGTATCAAATCCATCAACCGATACTGGTTTCCATAAAATGATCACTGCGACAAGTATCAATATCATTCCACATAGAGAAATCTTGATCATCATTTTCTCTCTATTTGTTTTTTCTATAAAAATAGACCAATCATATTAATAATCCAATGTACATCCGTAGCATGGAATGCTATCCTTTTTAATGTACTTTGACATATCCGATTTCGATGACATGTAGTCTTGACCCTGTTGTGTTGCATCAGAACCATTGCACGATGCATCGGATGATGCGCCAACCATGTTTGAATCGGTCGAACGACTTGCAAGAAGCTCATTGTGGATCATTTTCTGAATGGATTTCAAAAAATCAGATTTGCTCTGTGCCGACATAGCCGTCTGAGCTGTTTCACTTAATCCATTCTGTGGTTGTACATCGGTTCTTTGTGGAGCGGCTGCATTCGCAGAAAGATTCGCGCCAACCGCTGGAGTAGAAAGGGAAGAGAAAGGAGCAGGACCCGCACCGGATGCGGGAACCAAAGATGATCCTTTTGATAAATCGGATCCAGCGGCCGGTCCTGGTGGACCCATGGGACCTGCAGGGCCCTGTGGACCTACTGGTCCTGGTGGACCCATGGGACCTGCAGGGCCCTGTGGACCTACTGGTCCTTCTGGACTGGGTGGACCTTGTGGACCCACCGCTGGAGCATCGGCTGCAGCTGGCTGTGCCGCTTGATTACGTGATGCGGGAGGAACCGGTGAATCAAACCCCTCCTGATTATAATAATAGGATAGTGTCAATACAACCACTAACACGATGAGAAGACCGACAATCGATAACTTCAGAATCATTTCTCTCTATTGTTTACAACATGCTAAAAATTGATACAGGTTATCAAAAGATAGAATGGTCAACCATGCCACTGTCCAATCGCTTCGTAGAAGATGGTATCCCTGAAATCGGCATTGATGAGGCCGGACGTGGTTCCTTCTGGGGACCCATTGTAGCCGGTGCCCTCATGATCCCTCCTGAATCCGAATGGACGGATGCACTACGAACAACACTGGGACAATTACGCGATTCCAAGAAAATCTCCCCTAAAAAACGTGCACTTTTATCCAAACAAATCAAAGAACTGCTTCCTTTGCATGGAATCGGCATAGTCGGAGCAGAAGAAATCAATCGTGAAGGTATAACCTGGGCCAATCGTGAAGCGTTTCGACGTTCCCTCCAAGCCGTTCCTTTTCCTGACAAATCAGCATGTCGTTTATTGATCGATGGCGTATTATCCTTAGACAAATGGAACGGACAACAAGAATTGATCGTAGAAGGGGATAATCAATACATGGCGATTGCAGGCGCATCGATTCTGGCCAAAGTCGCCCACGATGAATGGATCCATGCCTATTGCGATGCTCATCCAGAGTGTGAAGAGCGGTATCATTTATGCTCATCCAATGGTTATGGAACGGCAAAACACAGGGAGGGTATTCGTCTCTATGGAGGACATGAACTACATAGAGAGCAATACATACAACGCTGGCTACCGGGTGGAAGTCAACGTGGAAAAAGAAAGGAGTCGTGTTTAATTCGACTCTAATTTACTGCTGGCGGCGGGAGTGGCGACGAGACTTCTTGCCGCGCGACTTCTTGCCGTGCGACTTGCGGCGCTTGCCACCCTGAGTCTGCTGACGCTGACGGCGACGCTGGCCGCCCTGAGACTGGCGACGAGTGCGACGGCCGCCCTGCTGCTGGCGACGAGACTGACGGGCCTTGCGGCTGCCGCCCTGCTGCTGGCGACGAGACTGACGGCGGCGACCACCGACGGATGGGGCGGCTGGAGCGGATGCTACTGGGGCTTGTACAGAGTTAGATGACATCGTTTATACTTCTAGATGCGATTATTTTTTACGCAAATCGGAGTTCTCCTTCCACCCAAGCATCCAAAATCGAAAAATCAATCGCCCGAAATCGTGGCATGTGATCCGGTTTGTACTGATGTGCCTCTTTTCGTTCAAATGTAACATACTTTCCTTTCGGATGTAAATCGGGATCATTCGGAGACTCCCTTCCTCTCAACTTCTGAATCCACTTGAATGACTCATACGCATACACCTGTCGATCCAATAATCCAACGTGGCTCATAACAAATACGCCGGGTGCGCCATCCGGAGGGAGCGTATTGATCGGAGAGACCGACATTAATTCTTTAAATTCGAGTACATGATCCTTCGGATTTCCAAACTCCTTATATTCACCCTTGGTAAGGGGCAAATCAGGATTCGATGTAGTACGAAGAACATCTACATAGGGAACTTCCGTAAAGGCAGCTCCCGCCAATTGTCCATCAGGAAACCGGGATACAATGGCACCGACTGGAACTCCACCTGCGGATCTGCCGTAAATAACGGTTTGTGCTGGTGTTAAATGATGTTTCTTCTGAGATGCACGAATCACCGCCTCAAAATCATCGACGGAAACATGACGGTGTTCTCGACGTGCCGCCTCTGCCCATGCATCATCTATATCCCCTCCACCACGAACGAGTGCAAACACAATCATCCATTTACGCTTCAATAACGGATACCAATTCTGATAGGGCCAATCAATCGGTGTGGTCGAACCATAGGCCCCATAGACATAGACAAATTGACCTTTCGGTTTGCACCCCCGTTCTTTAATCGTCACATAGGGGACCACCGTTCCATCTTTTGATCGCGCATGAAAGCGATGAATCTCAAGAGGCGAAAAGGAAACAGGGTGTGGAATGGTAATCCCATTTCTTTGTCTTCGAACTTGATTGTCCACAATGGTAATCAAATAGGGAATCTCAAATGGATCTTTTACTAAAAACGATTGAATAACCGAATTTTCCCATTGTGGCCATACCATTGGGATGAGCGTTCCTACAGGAATACTCATAATGGACCGAGGCCTTTTATGAGGAGAACAAAACCAAATCGTTTGTCTGCCTTCTTTAATGGTAAGAATCAAGCTTGATAATAAACTGGCCCATTGAATTTGCTCCGATGGTAAAATCCAATCCTTAATCGGTGTTCCATGTGCAACCCAGGGGTCCTGAAGATGCTGTTTGGTTAATATGCAATGATGTCCTTCTATGCTTTTTCCTAATGGAAACTGAAAAGTAGAATGTGGAAAAACAGGTTCTACTTTCGTTCCTGATATGTGAAACAGCTGATTTTCTTCTGGATCCGTGGACGACAGATAAAGTGTTCGATTGGCTGTTCGATACAAGTTTAAATATCGTTCTTCATTTTTCTCTCGATACACTAATTTTTCTTCTTTTCCTGAATGGGCATGACAACATGATAATTCCGTACTCGTATAATAATTCAAGACTTTGATATAATAACACAAGTTGTCTATCACAGCAATTTGATCCGATACATTCTTCTTTTTCCATATTACTTTTCCATGAAGGTCCTCACAGATCAGAACATTTTCATTTGGATGATCATCGTCGTCCGTTATATACCATACTAAATTTCCTTGGGTATCAATGTCTGCAAATTGTTTCTTTTCTTTGGATCCTGTCCAGTTCCAATACATATCTCGTCCTTTCATAATGGAAATGGTTATGGCCCCATTTCCAATGGTAGGGCCTTCTATATTCACATATTGAATCGCATTTTGAATTTCCTCCTGCATCTGTCGGGCTTCTCGTACCACACGAGGCTGGGATGATAATTCGTGAAAATGGTGCTTTTCGCGTTCAATTAACTTTTCCCAGCGTTTACCTTTCATGGTTTCCATCCATGCCCAGGGATCTCGCCACGCAAGGTAGCCAAGATCGCGGACCTCCTGAGCCGTCATCCTATCCATACCACTTAAAAGATTTGTCTTCTCTTATACTACATATGCCTTCCCCACTCACGGTCAATATTATCTATAATAAGAGCAATACCTATGGACTTGCAGACGATGTTCGAGTGATTGAACGTCTTCTTATTTCGTTATCGAAATCCATCGGACAGACCATTCAGAAACCCAAACTGGTGGACATGCGTGAGCCACTGATCCATTGCGACATTCAAATCCACTTGGAAATTCCCATTTACGCTGCGATTCCATGGGCGCATACCAATATCATTCTCGTTAATCCTGAACAATGGGTCTACGCCTATGACGCCTATGTACACGCATTTGATGCCTTATTGTTTCGTGATCCGGTATCTCTTGAGCGATTTCAAACAGAACTTGTTCAGAAAGGAATTTCTGCATCCCATCTATATTATCTTCCGTGGTGCGCAGCCTGGCAAGTCAAGGACATTCAGTCCTCTTATTTATATGATGGACATGGATCAGGATTTGTTTGCTTTTTGGGTGCATCAACCAGTAAGTTTGAATACATCAAGGAAGTTCTTCCATCATGGAAATCAACCGATCCATCTCTTACCATCTATACCAGTCGCAAAGACTTTGCCGATTCATTAACTGCACTTTGTTCAAATGTCGTTCAGGTCATATGTCAAGATCTATCCATTTCTACTCGTCATAAGATCATGACCAATTATCGCGGACATCTCATTCTTAGTAGCGGGGAAGCGTTTGGATATGCCGCGGCGAATGCAGAAGTTGCAGGATCGTTTGCCATCATGAATGCACTTCCTGCGTTTACTTCCATGTATCGCGATTGGACAGGCGTTGCATGGATTTCGAATGATCTATCCGAATCAGGAAAAACACGATACTCCCAGGCACGTCCTTCTGCTACACTACGCCAAGACCTAGATGCTGCATTTACCCAATTCAAGAATGCAGACATGACGATGGTTCGTTCTTCCCGTCAACAGACGGCTTCAAAACGATTTGACGCACTATGCGCCGATGCTCTTCCATTGTTTCGTTCCTTGCAGGAACAGGTTGGCAGGCTTCGCCCTTCCAAAGGCGTGATTCACTGTCCGCCCCTCCTTCACGTAGAAGACTGTCCGCCAATTAGTATTATTACACCAACCTACAATCGTAAACGACTTATTGAGATTGCCTTTCATAATTTGTTGGCAACCGATTATCCTCAAGACAAGATCGAATGGATCGTAATTGAAGATAATGAACAAACCCCGCATTTGGTGGGAGATCTCATTATGAATTTCCAGTTGCAAGTTCCTAAGATGAAAATTAAATACATGCCCATTCATGGTAAAATGTCGATTGGTGAGAAACGAAATTGCGCAATTCGTGAAGCAACCAATGAGTTGATTTTGTTTATGGACGACGATGATCATTATCCACCCACTTCCTTTCGTCGTCGTGTGGCCTGGTTGAATAAGGGTGTTAAACGAGGCAAGACCGAACAAAATATTGTATGTTGTACAACACTTGCATTATATGATTTGAAAACAGGTATCAGTGCAGTGAATGTTCCACCATTCGATATTCCATTCTCCCAGCGAATTTCTGAGGCAACCCTGACATTTCGTAAGTCGGCTTGGGAGGAGAGACCGTTTCCCAATGTATCCTTGGCAGAGGGAGAGAATTGGATCGAAGGACGTGAAGATCAAGTTCTTGAGATTCCTCCACAGCAAATCATTGTTGCCTTTTCACATGGCCAGAACCAGTCCAGTCGACGCATTCCTCCTACCGATCAGGCTCCATCATGTTTCTGGGGATTCCCGAAAGAATATCTGGTGTTCATCCATGGCCTCGCGGGTGTTCAGATTGAAGAAGACACTCGTTCTAAAAAGCGTTAATAGGAGCTAGAGGCGCGTATACGCATTACAATGAGCTGGATGCGCGTACGCGGCGCTTCTTGGTTTGACAACGTCCTCCTTTTGATAGGGTTGGAGGCAAAGGTGTTTCTTTTTCTACAGGTGTAGTACGGACAACCGGTTGCAGGACAGGTGGCATTGGAGATGTTATTTCTGCAGAGGGTTCTACACTCGCCGTTGGTAAGACGGGTGGCATCGGTGCGGTTGTTTCTGTGGAGGATTCTGTATTCGCCGTTGGTAAGACGGGTGGCATCGGTGCGGTTGTTTCTGTGGAGGATTCTGCATTCGCCGTTGGTAAGACAGGTGGCATCGGGGCTTCTGTTGTTTCCGTTTCTTCTACAGGTGTTTTCACTGCTTCTTCTTTTTCTGCCTGGGATGTTTCTATTGTTTCCGCTGATTCTGATGAGTTTTCCGTTGTTTCTTTTTGTGGGGTTTCCTCTGTAAGAGCTGTACCATTACTCTGACCTGCAGAGATCGGCATTTGGGTATTCTCACTCGAAATGGGTTCCGCCAATTTCTCTTTTTCCTTATCGATCTTGGATTGATCCACAATCAAGGTAAGAAATGGTTTACTTGGTTTGGTTCCACATCGATACGCTCGAAACTCTTTGGAGACAGGAATTCGCAAAATTTGTAAAATCATATTGATAACCGATGTTTTGTTAATGATCTCAATTAATTGTTCATATTCGGTGGAGCAAATAAAAGCAGGATCATCCATCAATGATTGGATATTATTAAAATCCTCAAATGTTGGTGCAAAATGATCCGCGCGTGCGGATAAATCCGCACCAATCAGAATTCCATCAATTTCTGCTTTCTTCTTTGCAATCTTCTCCAGTATCCCAATTAACGGTGCACGAACTTCTTCGGGGGCCGTTATTTGGAAAATGGTCAACAATAATCCAATAAAAAACGACTTGGTTGCATCAAATGCCCCATAAATAAATGTGTCCTGAAGAGTGGGAGATAACATACGAAACAGAGTAAGAAATATTTTTACCTGCTGACCAATTAACAAGGGAGTCATTCCATAATATCCCATAAATGATAAGATTGCTTTCTTCCAATCTCCTCTCAGTAATTCCAATAAGGACACCATAACCGATAATACTTTACGATTGTAATCGCTCCCTGCGACTGCGGCAGTAATACGTGCAATATCCAATACCAAATATACGATAAATACAATGGTTCGAAAAGATAGTTTGAGTTTTTTAAGAAAAATGGCACCTGCAGGACCCGTTACTGGTTCAAGAAAGAGAACGACTGGATCCGGGACCAATCGAATATCGTGATCCATATCATATTGTTTTTCCAATTTCAGAATTCCATATTGCGATGCATATCCATCCACGGTGGAATTCACTTGCCCAATTCGTTGCATCACCTTCGCATATACATTGTCTAATCCCATCATGGTTTCTGGATTCGATGTTGAATCCGCGGATTGGCCCGTGGATTGCTCTAATTTTGCCTGAATCTGTTCCTCTGTCATACCCGCTTGTTCTGCAAAGGTAGGTTCCTGATTATGGTTAGGTGAGGTAGCTTGCCCACCTTTCATCGGCGAATGGAAAAAAGATTGAATCGAACCTACATAAGGACGAAACGCTTCCGTAAACTGTTGTTGTTCTGTTGGAGTTAATCCATCTACGTAAGTAGCCCATTGATCATTTGGTTTAGTTCCAATTGCATGAAATACATTAAGAAGTCCATCCGTTGATTCTTTCAAATGATGAATAATATTTCGATCGGAAAGTGCCGATGTAATTTGTTTTCGTATTTGATCAATGTTATGCCTACCACCGCTCATCCTACTTTAAGAGCTACACATTGTACACTCCTCTTCCGTCGCATTTTTCCGAATCAGTCTCATTTGTTCCGATTTCGCTGCCTCACGTTGCAACTCGGGATCAATTGTGAATTTCTGCGCCATGACCGGTGCACGCGTTCTCAAATAATACAACCCCGTCTTCAGACCTTTCTTCCATGCATAAAAGTGCATCGACGTTAGCTTTGCATAATTGGGATCCGCTACAAACAGATTCAAACTCTGTGATTGACAGATGAAGGCACCACGTGCCGCCGCCATATCGATTAGTGTCTTCTGCTTGATCTCCCACGATGTCTTATACAATTTCTGAATGTTCTCTGGAATCTGATCAATGCCCTGAATGGATCCATTGCGTGCAATGATCTGTTGTTTCATCATCTCGCTCCATAGACCCAGTTTCTCCAGATCGCGCATCAAATACTTGTTAATGACAATGAACTCACCTGCCAGGGTTCGACGGGTGTAAATATTGCTCGTAAACGGCTCGATGCACTCATTGAATCCCAGAATTTGAGAAGTAGACGCAGTAGGCATCGGAGCCATCAGCAGAGAATTGCGTACACCATACTGTTTCACTTTCGCCTTCAGCGATTCCCAGTCTAGTGTTCCATCCTTCTGTGTCAAAGGAACAACTGGTTCGCCATTCGAAGTCCACATATCATACTGAAAGATCCCCTTTGACATAGGAGAGCCCTCAAAGGTTGAATAGGGAGTACCTCCTTGTGCAATCTCACATGACGACTCCACCGCTGCAAAGTAAATGTGCTCAAAGATACGCTGATTGATTTCTGCTGCCTCCTCCGATTCCCACGGCGCACGCATCAGTGCAAAGACGTCCGCCAGACCCTGAACACCTAATCCAACCGGTCGATGACGCATATTAGAGTTCTTGGTTTCAGGCGTCGGATAGTAATTGATATCAATCACCTGATTCAGATTTCGAACCGCCACCTTGACCACTTGTCTCAACTTGTCATAATCAAAGGTTTGGTTCTGAACATAGCTCGGGAGAGCGATGGAGGCGAGGTTGCAGACACTTGTTTCTTCGGGAGATGAATACTCAATAATTTCAGTACAGTTACCCGTTAGAACTCCATTGAATACACCTGCATGATTTTCAGGTTCATTGAAACAATAGGTATCATCTACACGACCATTGTCTTCAATCGATACTACTTTTACATATTGTTGGCAATTAACTTTTGGTTCAGGGCATCGAAATATTAATCTATTGCATACCATACCCAATTGAACAAGTTGATAGATAGATTCAGCTCCAATTGGAATATGATACAGTGCTTTACAGTTATATTCTTTTCCACCTGGAAATGTCTCTCTTCTGGCATTCTTAGACAAGATTACTTTTGATTGAACACCTAGAGACAATAATAGTAGTCGTACATTATTAAGGAAATCTTTTTCAATTCCACATAGATCAATTACATCAGTATTTTTATTAGAGTGATGCACTCCAGCATCCGCATCTAATAGGCCTGCAATCCATTTTAAACGACATTCAATTGATGCATTAAGAGGTACATCAAACTTTTTATTTAAGTCTTTAGGGATCATTGCTTGAATTGTTCCATTTTTCTGTTCATTTCCAATTGTATTTAATTTCAAATAAGGGATTAGTTTTTTCTTTTCACCACAAAGAATGATTCGTTTATTTTCATCTTTAAATTCATTTCCATCTCCACAAAAGAATCCATGTGTATATGGCTCTTTAAAATCAAATTCAGAAGATCCTTTTAGAACTGGCGCATTCCATTTAACAAGTTTCATATCTGGTTTTAAATCTTTTGCTTCAATTCGTTTACCATTATTAATAGTTTGCCCACATTGTGCCGTATTTACAATGAATTTATGATATGGAGTGCATGTAATCTGAGCACCATTGCTCAAATAGACGGTTATCAGCTTTTGTTGTTCTCCTGTTTTCAAGACGGTTGTACTAGACCACTTGTCTCCATTCCACACCTTTACTTCTTTTCCTGCCAGTTCTACAATTGGAAGCTGACCCTTATCTGTTAAGATATATGTTTCAGGTGCAACACAGAGATTGGACGATTTAATGGTACCCAGGTTCTTTTGATTCGACTTCTGGTTGGCCGCATCCTTGTACAGCAAATAGGGCGTTCCCGTCTCGATCTGGGAATCCAGTACTTTGAACCACAATTTCTGGGCATCCACCTGTTTACGGCCACGACCCTCTTTCTCGTACTTCTCATACAGCGCACGGAACTCGTCGCCATGCACGTCCGCCAGTCCAGGAGCCTCCGAAGGGCAGAATAGCGTCCACGGCTCATTCTTTTCCACACGCTCCATGAATAAATCAGGAATCCAGAGTGCATAGAACAGATCACGGCAACGTTCCTCCTCCGATCCCGTATTCAGTTTCAGTTTCAAGAAGTCCTCGACATCCGCGTGCCACGGCTCCAAATAGATCGCAAAGGATCCATTTCTCTTACCTCCTCCTTGGTCAACATAGCGTGCCGTATCATTAAAGTTGCGAAGCATCGGAACAATACCATTGCTGGTTCCATTCGTTCCTTTGATCAATGACCCCTTTGCACGAATGTTATGAATGTGCAAGCCGATTCCACCCGCATGCTTGCTGATCATGGCGCAATCCTTCAGCGTGTCATAGATTCCCACAATCGAATCTGACTTCATGGCAATCAGGAAACAGGAACTGAGTTGTTGACGCGGTGTTCCTGCATTAAAGTTAGTCGGCGTCGCGTGAATGAACAGCTTCTGACTCAGCATGTCATAGGTCTCAAACGCCTGATCCAAATCCTTGGCCCCCCAAAGTGCCAGGGAAACACGCATAATCAGATGCTGAGGGCGTTCCAGAGTCTTGCCTTTCGTATTGCGAAGCAAGTATTGTAGTTTTTCCAGGGTTTTGAATCCGAAATAGTCAAACAAATAATCTCGTTCATAGTCGATTTTTTCATTAATACGATCTCCGTATTTCTGACAGAGTTCTACGAGCTCCTGTGAGACATTGCTCACAATTTCACCGGTTTTTTCTACGGGTTGCTTGGAGAGTTCAAATACGACATCCGTGAACTTGTCCGATGTATTTTTATGGTGATTGGAAATGGCAATCCGGGCGGCCAGGGTTCCATAATCAAGATTGGTAGTCATGAGCGAAATCGAGAGCTGGGCGGCGAGTTCATCCAGTTCCGAAGTTTTTACGCCATCGTAAATACGAAGGAGTGTGCGTTGAGCAATCAGCGTTGGATTCACTTCCAAGCCTTGTGCAGCCGTTTGGATACGGGTGAGAACCTTGTCAAATGAGACAGGCTCCAATCCGCCATTGCGCTTGACAACGTTCATACTAATCATGGACATGTTTCCGGAATGATGATTTGATCCGCGGTATGTCTTTTTGATTAACCCGAATTCGAGTCAATTTTTTAACAAAAACGCAAGTAGAGTCATGAAACTAGTTCGACATATTAATCTTGAGGTGGTTGCTTTCCTTTTGATTCTTATTATTCTCGTCTATTCCTTTTATAAGAAACAGGAAGGCTTTGAAAGTCAACCTTCTCCCTTATCGGATGTGAAAGAACCTGATACTGCTGTATTATCATATCCTCCCAACGGACCCAGCCCTGCAGATATCGATACTCCCCATCCCTATCACTTGTTAGGCGATATCATGGCCCCTCCTCGTGAAAAAGAATCCGTTTCCTGCGTAAACAGCCGATCTTGTTATGCAACCGATTTTGGACGAACCATAGAAAAAACGGGCAATTTCCGTCAAATGACCAACAATTATAAGCGAAATTACCCCGACAGTTGCACAGGATGGAATCAGGAACTAACCCTTAATTTTTATAAAACGACTTGATTTCCATCTTCGTCCAGCTTATGAAATTGAATCATACATGAATCCTGCTTCTTTGGCCGAGGCGCACGTGTCGATTCTGGAATAACAAATTCATTTCGCTTTGCCTTTTCCACATCCTCCCAGAAGGCATCGATCAACGGCTGAAGTCCTTTCCACCATTCATCATTTCGAAGAACAACTTGCTCACTCCATTGATACAATCTCCATGAAATGAGCTCTACCACTTCTTCTCCTTCTTTTATGGGGGGATTCCAATCCAATGCATGGAGAGGCCCATAAATGTAGTAGAATTCGTGATCGACTTTCTGAACCAATGCAATGACACCATCGTACAAGCACGGGCCTTGTTTCATCTCCATATTTTTATATGCAGACGAGAATACTGCCTCGATATAATCACATTCGTGTAGACCCGATACCTGTAATTGCATTTGCATTTGTGCATAATAATCTTTGGGAACCGTTCCGTCTATTTCTCTCGTCACAGGGCACTTGATCTCTACCAGACGCCCCACACGCTGCGGATACGTAGAATGATAGACAAGACCATCAGGTGAGGCCATGCAACGAGGATCGGTGGGATGACGCAGACGCCCCAACTCTTTCACAATCGCCCCATATTTATGCTCATAAATCTGTTTCACGACCGGTTCAAATCGAATTCCCCAATCAAATGGATTCATACGTTCCGAGGAAACCGCAAGTTGTTGATATCGAACAGGTGGGGGTTTGGTTTTGGCTACCACCATGATGGCACGCTGTCTCGCCGATGCAAACAGATTTCCCAGTTCACTCGCGGATAGAATCGTTGCCATTTGATCATACCACTCTTGGGTTCGTTGTTCGGTTTGTTTCTGATTCAATAACGCATCGAGTGTTTCTTTTGTAGGCCGATTCAACTGACCTTGATTTCTACGATATGCAATTGATTTGTTCCATTGATCTTCATACTTATCCAATATAAGATCAATGTATCGCTCTTCCTGATCCGACCAGTCAAATGAATCGGCAATCGTCTCTGCCGCAGTTAACCATTGTTCCAACTGCACATCATCTTCTGGATCAGGCAACCAATTCATCCAGAGTGTTATGACATCATGTAGCTTCTCTTTGAATTTCATGTATATCTAATTCTTATCTCATTTCATTCCTCAATTTTTGCGGTTTCGATCGTAGAAACGGATGGAGCATCCTCCTTCTTTTTCTTTCGTGTTCCATCCGGCTTCACTTTCTTTGTACTAAATCCCCATTTCAATATACCCTCTGGTGTACGTTTCATCTCGAGACCTTTAATCGTTTGAATACGCTGTGTTTCAGGATCATACTGAACAACCTTAATTGTATTCAACAACTTCTTATCCAATGACTTTTGAAGAAATAAGAAAAAACCATCTTTTTCCTCCTTTGTCATTTCATATTGTTTCGATACATCTTCAATAAATAAACGTAGACGATTCAATCGCAATCCACGTTCAATTCGATGCCATGGACGCGCATACGCTTCTCGTGCACTGTCTTCCAATAATGAACTCAATGACTGTGGCGGATCCATGTCTCCACTTTTTTTAAGAGTGATGTGTCGTTCTGCTTTTCCACCATCCATTTCTACTTTATCTATCGCGTTAAGGGTTTAGATAGACGAAAGAATCGGGATCATCTCTCGAATCATAAGAGGGCCAATCGTTTCTTCCACAGGAACTGGCAGCCATTTTGATTCCTCTCCCATGATATATATGGTTTTCCAACAAAATGTATCTGTGCAATCGAGCGGAATTTCTTCCCAACTATAATAATCATCCAATTTCGTATTCGGATCCATTGGACAATAACATACACCATTCTTACGAATCGGGCGTCCTGATAATACTAACCCATTTGGTTCTAAAATGTCGTGTTCTACATCCAGTTGATCATCCTCTTCCCATAACGAAGATCCCATCAATAATAAATGAAAAATAGAGACGGGTGTTCCTCGTAGTGTTGTTTTCTTGTGAATAAAGGGGAGAATAAACATCTTTACATGACTAGTAAGTAGGTACTTTAAATGACTCAGCCAGCCTATCCTGATTCACGTACTTCCGCTGCCATTGCCGCTTTCCCCCTTCCTCGTTTCATTGGACGCACCCGACGTGAAACCAATACCATTGACACGATTAATGTACGCCAATTCGAACATTGGCAGACGAATGGTAAGTATGGAACCACCAACCGTCCGGATGTGAATCAACAAGCACCCTTTTATGACATGTTGCCCAATAGCAGCCGCACCAGTGAAAATAGTTATCGAGCACAACCACGGTATGATGCAACAGGCGAACGAGGAGTAGAAAATTCATTCTTTGACAAGTACGATACCACTTCCGATGCACGAAATATGACACGTGAATTGAAAGCCAGTGTGTATGAAGATAAAAACACAGGATTTCAAAAAGAATCCAACCGATTACTACAACGCCAATTTGATAATCGATGGCTTAATCCCACAGTAGCCGTTCAACAAGCAGCAGCGGCAGAAGAATTACGACCAAAAATGGATGATATTCGCCTATTTTATATGAATAAACCGAGCGACTCTAAAAAATAAGTTTAGACCCAGTGCGCCCCTAATGCAACCATCCATGCCTCAAGGTCATCTTTTTTAATCTTTCCATGAGGTATTTCTCTATCACCCTTACAACGATAATAGATCCGATCATAGTAATGATGATATGCTCTTTCTAGAAAATCCTTCTTTGTATGAAGTCCTGTTGGATTAGACCCAAATCCATTCCATTCAATCTTTCTCCATCGACCAGCCATTTATTTGATTCTTTGTGTATTTGATTTAAATGCTTAAGAGAAATCGAGCTCAATCGGTGTGGTATACACCTGTAGCTTATTCAATGATGACGGCGACTGCTTGGTACGACGACGGGTGGTTCTCGCAGGATTCGTCGCGATCTTTGTGTTATTAATAGACTTTGCCTCATCCGATGTGGTAGACGACAGTGTTTCACTCTTATTTCGTTTCTGCGTCTGTACTGTTTCCTTCAAATACTCATTATATCCCTTTCGGATTTCTTCCTCATGGGCTTCCATGTACTCTAAAATATGGGACTCCAACGCCCATCGAAAAAAATTCAGCTTTCCAATCGTAGTCATGAATGCCTCATGATTGGGAATCGTAAACATAATGCGTTCACGACGGCAATTTGGATCAAAATACTGTTTCGAATAGGCCTTGAGCTGGCCCTTATAGCTCAGATAGACTAAGAACTCATGACCGTTCAAAGGATACCGAACAAAGTTCTTTCGACTGTATTTGGTGACAAACCAGTCAATGATGCGAAGACTCAAAGGTGCCTCCCCATTCAGATAGGTCAACACTTTATCAATTTCCGGTTGACTTGCATAGAATCGCTGCAAACTGGAAATGACCAGTTCTGGCTTGCATTCAATCTTACGACGACGAGTTTGTGGATCCGATGTATAGCTATCCATGCCTATTGGCGGATACGCTGGATCCTCTTAGGTGCTTTATCGTATTTTTCGTATCATTTTAAACTATTGTATGGATAGAATGTCCATTCCTACGAGCGGGACCTTATTACCCTCCGCAGGTGGAATGATCCACGCCATGAGCGGAGGTGGCGGGGACGGAACCATACCAACACAATCCGTTAGCATGCTACCCGCTGCGGGTGGCATGATTCATGCCATGAGTGGAGGTGGCGGAGACGGAGTCATGCCAACCGCGGGAACCTTACTCCCTTCTGCGGGTGGAATGATCCACGCCATGAACGGTGGCTCGATACAAACCACTGGAACCTTATTACCTGATGTAGGCGGTTCCATTCATGCCATGAAGGGAGGAAATGGAGAATTGATTCAAACTAATCTTAGAACAACACTTCTCCCTCGCACGAGTGCACCCATTCATGCCCGTTCTGGTGGATTTCAAAAAGGAGGTAGACGAATTAGTCATTTAGGAGAATCCTATCTCCTAAAAGAACCACCAAAAGAACGTATCGGTGCAAAAGAGCCATACCCAAAAGAATCCGATGAATACAAGATTTTACATTCCCTTGGTCTAGAAGACTTATACAAGTTGAATCGACCTGATCAAAATGGCGCAATAATCAATGGTACAAAACAAGAACAAGAGGTTTTACAATCTATCTATGATGGAACATGCAGCCTCAATTCATCACTCGGATCACTGGTTAAATGTGAGCCCATTCGCCGAGTCATTCATACCTTGGCACTGGAACTCAAAACATCACTTGCCTTCTCGATGAACATATTCAATGAAGCTGATCGTGCTGCAATGAATGCTGCCAAGGCGGTTAAAAATGCGGCAGATGAAAAATTGGCAAAAGCGATACAAGAAGAGCAAGAATCAAGTGCGGCACAAAAATTACGCGAAGAAGAAGAGAATGCAAAGGCTAGACTTGCTGCCTTACAAGAGGAGGAAAACCGAAAAGCTCTATTAGCGAAAGAATCAGAAGGAGATGATGTGGTAAGAGAGAAACAAGAAGAGCCTCTTTCCGAAGAGGATTATGCCAGAATTGCCATGGCTGCGATGATGGCTCGCTCCACGCTATCCGAAATGGAAAACGAAGATCTGCGCAAAAAAGAATTATATATACACGGAATTGGTGAATTTGTTAAAGCAAAAGATAGAGAATCCGAACTCATACGTGAAGGTGAACAGTTTTTCTCTACATTAGATCAAAGTCAAACAAAAAGCAACGATAAACCCTTCAACGAATCAAAACCAGAAGATCCCTTCCAAACCGCTGCCATTTCGGCAGTTGCCTCCATTTACGATTCGTCATCCATTCCTGTTCCTGTTGAGACCCTTGAAGAACAAGAACCCGAACTTACCGATGAAGATGCTGCAAAAATTGCCATTGCAGCGATAATGTCATTGGACCCAACGATATCATTTGAAAAAATAGAACTACCCATTGATCCAAAAACTGATCCGAATGGATACATTGCACAGAAGAAGATCAAAGAAGCGGAAGCTACATTACGACTAGCCAAGGAACAGACTTCCTTACAGTCCCTTGTCGCATCATTGGAAGACGCACGAAAATTAGCAAAAATAAAGCTTGTTCAACCTGTTCAAAATGATCCATCTAGTAGTGTATATTCGGAAAATGTTAAGCGTTTACAACAGTTCAACCAAGAAAAACACGATGAAGCAAAACAATCCATTATTGATTCGATTCAGAGAATGATGGGGAAAAAGGCAAAAGTGATTGAAGAATTAGAGCAAAAAGTAGACGAAGCAAAGAAGGAGCGAGAGAGTGCCGAAAGTCAATACAAGACGGATGAAAATGAGGTACGTTCTAAACTGATTACATGGATGGATACACAATATACACAATTAGAATCCGATCTAAAAGATGTATGGCAGAATGCAGATGATGCCATGATGGGAGTGGATCAAGCAGAAACAGGAATCGCATTGAATAATGTGAACAATCTCATCCAACAATCTGAAAAAGATAAGCGCACTTCTTGGAAGCCTGAATGGTACATTAAATGGCGAGACACAAAAAAGCTCATACAAGAATATCTTGCTCGAGGAGGTGTACATGGAGCCTATGCGAAAACCTACCTTGAAAAATACATCGCCGATGCAGAGGTAGCGAGTACAGAATCCAAACCTGAACAGTTAGACAAGATTGCAGAAGGGTGGGGACTGACTATTCAGAAACCTGTCCTTCCTATCCGCGTCATTGACCCTATGGTAGAGATTGTACAAAAGTCAAGAAAAGAGGCAGACCAAGCGGTGATAGAGATGGAAAAAGATTCGTTGGATCCTGATGCAGTCATTCATGTAGTAGAGGAAGCCTCGCAGGCAGCTGCTCAGGTAATACATCCTTCTACCAATATCGTTGAACCTAAACTTCCCTATAAAGAAAGAATCGGTGAAATTGGAACAATTATCGATGAATCCGATGAATCTACATTTCAACCTGAGGCATATGATTTATTGAGTAAAATCAATACAAAAGATGCTTTTGGTGAGAATGAAAGACATGCAATTGATCTATTGTTTGATCGTGATGAAACCAATCCTTATTATTCATCTTTTCTCAGTAAAAATTCAGTATGTGCAAGAACATGGATGACAAAACTATATAATAGTACAATTAAAGACAAACATCCTGATTTTCAATTCATAAAAGATTTTCCTCGTACAAGAAATTGGACCATCCATTTTCCAAAAGATGTGCTTCGTGATGATGACACGATGCACATCATAGACGATCGTATTCCAGATAATAAGAGTAAAATGGAAATCTATGAAAAATGGATTCAACCTGTACTGAAAGATAAACTTACTCCAGATGAACGTGCCCTCTTTATTTGCTTTCAACAAGGGCTTGAATTTTTAGTACCATTTGCCTCTACCGATAAAAATTTATATCAACTATCGCAAATTGGACCTGTGCGACTCAACGGATATCAATTATTTGATCAACATACCCTTTCCCTTGACGATGATGTATTTTCCTATCAATTTGTAAAACTTCTATACAAAGAAGATGTATTGAAACAACAAGAAAGTGAAACAGAAGATAGTATTCCAGAACCGATACTGGTTTCAGGAACGGTTCACATTGATCGAAAAAAATACAAACAGCCGAATGATACTTCCTTTGTCCAATTTGAATTATTTGATTTTCATCATCCTTTTTTGAATGGCATATCTATACAACAACTGAAAAGTATGGTATTAGGGGTGATAGAATACATTCGAAAACCATTCTACTCTAAAATGAAACGTCCTATTATCAATCAGGCATCTCCTTTTAAAAACATAAATACTGCCAATCAAGATAACTATCAAACCCATATGCTATCGTATCGTAATCACATATTGTCATCCTTTGTTCAATATGTACAATCAACTTCTGTATATGATCAATCAATCACGGATGCCATTCAAAAACCACTGGGAATCATTCAACAATCAATGAATGATGTGCAAAGTGATTCACTTATACTCAAAGAACTTAGTACGATTCGCGATTTGATAAACGAACGTTTGGACAGTATTCACGATTATTTTGAAAAAATGGTAAATCATGCCTATTCTATGACAAAGGACAAATGGGATGAAATCATTGATAATGTGTATTTTGATAAGGGAGAACCTGTCAATCCACGTGAACAGATTGAACCTGAAGATTCCTTATTCAAAAAACAGAGTCATTATGATTTGACTGGAAAAGTATACAAAAAAGAACTCGATGCGGAGGATAAGAAACACAATCAGGTATTGTTAATGGATGCACTCAAACAAATAACCGAAAAAATAGAGAAATTCAATTTGGCGGATCGATATCCTGTATTTGGACAATTGTCTGAATGGTACGATAAAAGAAATATAGAAACCAATTACCAATCACAACAATCGTTTTACGATGAATTGTTGACGGTTTCTAATAAACGATTTGATATCTATTGTAAATATTTAAATGAAACCATGTCATATCAAGAACTTGTGCGTTTATACATGATTCTTGTCAAGAATCGTGATTCTCCTATTCAGATTAATAATGAATCTCCACCTCCTTCTCCAAAATCTTCTTCCTCTCAAACTCTTCTCAATACAGAATCTCTTTTAGAACAATTAAACGGGATATCCAGTGCTTCATCGGACGGTCAGATTCAACCCATCGCAATTGACGCAAAAGATATGATTCAGGAATTAAATGAAGACGAAGCTGAATTGGCTCGATTAGATGAAGAATTACGCAAGGCAACAGAAGAATTAGAAAGAAGAGAAGCTGCTGCTAAAGAGGCCAGAGAGAGGGCCAATGCTGCACTAAAAATAGCAAAGAAGGAAGAAGAAAAAGAAATGGAGGAAGCTCGTGTAGAAGAAGCAGCGACAAGTGAAGCGACAAGTGAAGCGACAAGTGAAGCGACAAGTGAAGCGACAAGTGAAGCGACA